CTTTCTGGTGCCCATCATACCAAATTTTGAACACAACCTATGGGGTTAAACTTTAGACCCATACTTTGTCATGTTCACTGTTATAATATATACGTGAAAATGCTCAGAAATCGGAAATTGAAAACAACCCTATAAAGAGGTGATTATTATGTCTATCGAGATTTATAGGCCCGGAGACTTTCGGGTTGATAATGGCATTCTCGAGCGGCTATATCCGGTACCACCGCCTCCCCCGCCGGAGGATATCGTATACGATTCCCATATCCAACGTACTTCACATATTCAGGCCAATATTGTAGGCTGTTTCACTGACTGGATTACGTCATTCTTCTGTCCTAATTACTTTAAATTTGTACGGCTACGTACCGAATCGTCATTTAGCGCGTTCAAATCATTCATGAAACAGATCTACAAGAAGGAAAAACCGTTCATGGTGATTGATCCAAAGGAGTTCGAAAATGATGATAGTTCTATTTTTAGTCAGAATATGCTGAATCGGTACAATATGATTGACCCAAGAAGAGACAATATTGGGGCGAAATTGCTCTACTCAACCCGTATTATGAAAGATGATATTTTCGAACTTGTCTATCGCCGGAATCGCTATAAATTCGATTTTGACGTTATGATCATGGAAGAAACACTCGATCTTGCGACAAATACCTTTAATCGGATGCTGATGAACATCCGTCACAACTCTAAGTTCCTTCTGGAGCGAACTGTGCCTCAGCTGCTCCCAATACACTATATCCGGAACATTGCATTGCTCCATGATTTCGACTGGAAGAGTGAAGAGTTTCTGTCATTCCTAAACAGTATCTCCTACTACCCAATTATCAGACGTATTACACCAAACGGCCAATATATGTTCTTTTTCCAACAAACACTGAACATCCAAGTAGAGGTACCTGGGTACCCCCAAAAAGACAGTCCTGAGCTTTCAGAGGCTATAGAATGGGGAGCAAGGGTAGTTGACAGCTTTATTTTTATCGCTGATCTTCCAAGCGAGTATATGATATTGGTACCTAAGCAGTATATCACAAAATATGACACACATATTGAAGAGGATCCAGACAGCATCTATCTGGTGTCTCCCATATTTGCAGATATGGATTGGCCCACGGAAATCAACGGTTATACGATCAGCAATAAAATCGATCTAATGTATCAGGCAGGAGACAGCACCTCCGTTGAAATTCTCGATGTATTGGAACCTGATCATCCTGACATATATCGGGTTCTTCGAGAGTGCATTGAACACGATGGGAAACTCTCCGATTTGCTTATGGTCAGAGTATATCCTAACGGATCGCTGAAAGAGACCAGTTACGTCTTAGATAACAAAGGCATTCTTACATTGAACAACCCGAAACCAGATAAGCTATATACTGTATGTATGTATCTGAATCTGCGAAACATCAACCTCATCCGCGAAGGTGAAGCTAAGAAGTTTATTGGAACAATAGAGCAGTATTAGAATTGGATGCCCCGCCGATACTGGCGGGGCATTTTATTGTGAAGTCAAGAAATACATTCGTATAAGCACATTGAAGAAGGAGGCACCCTGTATGGGAATGACCCACATCTTACCCGAGAGAGAACATGCTGAGCTTACAGTGTATGATGTTATATATTACAATCAGTGGATGTGTAGAGGAGTTGGGAAAACTGATCAGGTATTCATTGTATATCGAAATGGAGAAGGAAAAAAGGGAGTGCATCGTATTGCAAACCCGCCAATGGAGATTTTCTTTGTAAAGGATCAATATCGAGGTATGTTCAAGACGGCGCGAGAGTACTACCCTATCGATCGACTGGATTCTGTAACCGTGCCTGCTCGGTCTGTTCTGCAGCGTGTCTATAATGAGATTCAGCAGGCAACCGATCCAGTCGCAGTAAAGCTTCGACATATGTATCAAGCGGCCATACAGACAAAGCAGTACCGTGCACGAAAAGAAATCTTCAAATGGCCATACGTGCTTATGAGCGATATGGACGTACCGGAGTATTATTGGATACAGCTCGGGTATCACTATAAGCTGTCGGGCAGCCATATTATTGATAAATGCTTCGCCGATATCGAGAACGACGTCTATGGGCTATCGTCTGCCGAGATGCTTGCAAATATGGATCCGGTGAATGCGGTAACGCTCATCTTCATGTTCGATGAAAACCGGCCCAGAGGAAAACGCCAGACAGAAGTACACACATACCTCCTCCGCAATCATAAGCGATATCCGCAGCAGCTATACTTTGAGGAGCACTTGGATAAGTTCTATGCAGAGTGTCATAAACACTTCGACAGTCAGAAGGTTAAGAAAGATGGCGAGCAGCGGGTAATAGATACGCCAGCGACATATCAGATTCATATGTGTGATACAGAAGCGCAGCTTCTTAATGCAGTGTTCGACCGCATTAATTTGGAGAAGCCTGATATATGTGCCTTCTGGAACATGCCATACGATATGCCGAAAATGCGGAATCGTATGGAGATTCTCGGATTAAACCCAATTAACGTTATGTCAGACAAAGAGTTTTTTCCAGCAGACTTCCGCTTCGCAAACTTCCACATGGATAACCGGCCGATTGATATTGCAAATCGCAACAGCTATATCCGTATGACATCCACGACTCAGTATATCGACCAAATGCAGGTCTATGCCGGAATCCGTAAGGGAATGAAAGCATATGGGTCAAACTCATTGGACAATATTGCAAACATCGAACTTGGCGCTGGTAAGTGGAAGTTTAAGAATGGTGTTAATGTTACAAATGCGGCAATCTATGACTATTGGGACTTTGTCCTCTACAACATCAGGGACGTATGGTCACAAGTTCTAATCGATATCTGCACGACAGATATAACAATGATCGTGTATGATATGAACCAGCACAACTGCCCCCTCTACCATCTGATGAAACAGACCAAGTATCAAAAGTATATTTACTATACAGAGTATCTGCGGCGCGGGCATGTGCCTGGAAACAACATCAATACGAACTACGTGAAATACGAAAATGAAGAAGAACAAGAACAGACGATGGAAATCATCCGGAGGAAAAAAATACGAGCTGCATTGGATAAGGCGGGTATTGATGCGGATGATATCGAAGATATACTGGCAGATTCGGACACCCTCAACGAAGTGCTCAGCGATCTGGGTCTTGATGAAGATGATGTAGATCCCAATGATATGGCCACAGTATCTGAAGTAGCCGCCGAAGAGGTGAAAAAGACAGCAGCCAGTAACCTGGCTGTCTTTGAGGATTCCATTGATCGAAAGCTGTCCTTACCCGGAGGTCTTGTAGGAGATCCAAACTATAATAGTCCAAATGGAACTGAGCTGGTACCGGGAGTTAAGAGTAAGCAGGTGCACGACGAAGTATCGGATATGGACTATAAGGCCGAATATCCATATGCCAAGTACACTCGGTCTATTAGCCGCTCTACACAAATAGGCCGGCTTGTGATCGAGGAGAAAGTTAGCGACTATCAGAATATGCTGCCGCTTGGAAAGGTAAAGCGGCCGATAGACAACCGGGCATATATTCCCGGTGCTGAATTCACTTCAGATTATATTAGTCAGGATTGGCTATCCTTTGCTGCGGTATGGTTTAACCTTCCGCTGGTAGACGAAATGTCACGTATTATCGATGATGAACTTAGAGGTGAAGCAGTATGACATTAGTACCGTTTATTAACCTTGTCAAACGTGCAGCACGGTCAAAATATCCAGTTCTGCTAATGCACAACCGTATGATTACGCAATGCTATACGGTAGAGGAAGACTCAGATTTTGGTATGCATTATGTTCTGCATATCCCAGACACTGAAGACTATTGCGGAGAAATATATGACAGCACACTTCTCATCGAACCGGCAGAAATTATAGCACTATATAAAGAGGGGCATGAGCTTCTGCTTAAGGAGAAAAAGAAGCGCAGTGCCAAAGTCAAGGAGGTTCGTGAAGAGTTTGATTTCGTTGTAAAAGATGACTCTGCGGCAATTAAAATGCACTTTATTGTGCAGGATGAATTGCTGCATACTGCCACGCTGAATCTTCGATATCCAGTAAACCCCGCGTGGGCCGAAGTCGAGCGGGTGGTAAATTCATATGACAAACTGCTCAACTATATCAAGGTTGGGGGTTATGGCGTTGCGTTTGATGGAATACGATATGGATTATACGATAGAGCAAAGCAATCGTCAAGGATTGTATATTATCCAATTCTGCTCGGGGGCAAAAAGATACAAATACCGATATGCAAATCCATGCTCGGTATAGGAGCATGCGATGAGTTTTTCGTTAGCGTGCAGGAAACTAATCTACCGTCTATCTATATCTACACAGTTCAATTAGAGAAGAAGATGCTGATTGAACAATGGATTGGGTATATTATCGCGTTTTAGCAAAAAAGAACATGAGAGGGCCCAATGGGCCCTCTCATTGTCTATTACCGGGGTCCTCCCGGGATGAGAGCCACGATTGCGGCAGCAAAGCATGCAATCGTAATGGGGCCGAGCAACACGGCCGACACAACACCGCAGACAAGTGCTGCGGCTGCCAGCATGGTATTGTCCAGCACTTCTTTGTCCACTGCGTCGAGACCACATGTCTCATGGTCTCCATCGCCGCCTCCTACATACACAATGGAAGCGGGCATCTTCTTGTTGAAATGGGTTGGGGGTAATAGGAAACTATGGCACATCAAAATCGCCTCCTTTCTATCTATGTATTTCTTATCTACGGCGCTCGATGTACCGTAGTTATAATATATACTTGGCTATGTTGGTAAAACCGGTTTTACAATTGATAGAGCGAATCGTCCAAAATTGGCCCAGAATCCTCATATCCCTTAGGCCAACTAATGAAGACGCCATACCGTTTTTGCTTTACATTCATGTTAACTGTAGACGCTCGAAGTTTTTCCAATTCTTCTAAGAGCTTCTGAATATACTCAATACGCCTACGCATTGCTTTATCTGCAGGGTTGTGTTCAAACCGTTTTTGCAGGTCCGCCAACATCTTATGCAGCTTCAGACTGGTTGTTTTGATCTTGTAGAGTATAATCTCACGTTCCGCCTCAGATTCCATATACCGTATCTCTGTGATGATCTTGTCTACTTGGAATCTGAGCTCTAATTCAGTCTTAGGGCAAATAACCGATTCTGTCATGACAGGAGTACTGGACGGAGACGGTTTGCGTCTGGATCGAGAGACAAACCCAAGCCCAGTCAGACTGCTCGAAGAACCGAACACATGCCCTAAACAGACCAGGGGCATCGCATTTCTTACCATAGTATAATAATGACGAATATCCTTATCCATACACGCGGCGATGATCGTTTTCATTGTACGATAGTCATTCTTGGTTTCAGCCTCAATTTTAGCCTCAGGCGACGCATTCGAACTATCGCGGTTAACCCAGCGCTTGGTTTCATACTGGCTTTTATCCAGGTACGACTCATATGCCTCAGCCAATCCCATTGACCGCAGCACCTCATCAGTACCCAAATAATCGAACTCGATCACCGGTACATGGAACGGGCGCGTGCAGATATCGGCGAATGCCATATAGAGAACTTCGCTGCTGGATATGTCATCAAACAGATCCAATACTTCATCAACAGGATATCTACCGATCACGTTAGTATATGCTTTGATAAATCGGATCTTTGCACTATCAGATTGTACATTCTGCATAATGTCATGAATGACTAGTGCAGTTAACTCTTCCGCCGTAAATTCGCTAAAACAACGCTTATGAATTTCCACTGTATACCCAAACGGGCATGTGTTCGCGTCATCAGCATTCAGAAGAAACGCATTGAACGCGTTATGATAGAGCGGCATTACTACCACATCAGGGATATGGAAGTTATCAGTCTCATTGACAAATATAGCGTCCAGGGAATTCTTGCCAGAGATAGAATTTATAATATCGATTAACTCATTACGAACTTGCACGTCTGTTCCCTGCTTCGTCATAAACACGTCCATTTTGACGATCAGCGATCTGACAGCATCGCTAAGAATCATGATGGTACCTCCCTTTAAAATCGTTATACTCATGTTCCAAGAAAAAAGAAACAGGACCGGCAAGGGCCCTGTTTCTTCTCTTTCCGCTGTTAACCCGCATTGAGGTTCAAATAGCTGCTGACCAGGCAGGTATCACCATAGCCAATCGATTGCAGAGACCGGCAGATGTTTGCCGCCTCATTGCAGCCAATGCCATAGACTCTGAGCAGACCGTGGTATTTGAGCTTCTCGCAGAAGGTATCGCAATCCTCATACGGGTACTTAAGCATAAGCTCCTTTAAAAGCTTCGGGTTCTCCGCCAGGTACGGGATCTCGCGCAGCTCGTAGCGTTTACAGGTATATTTGCCATATCGCCGAGCCAGCTGTCGTGCGCACTCCGCCAACTTGCCAATCCATTTGCACGTCTTTGAAGGTAGTTGATTGGCGGGTATATGTACCACCTCTGCAATCTCGCTGGTAGTTTTGCCCTCGAAATAACGCATCTGAAATATTGTGCGGTGTACTTCGACGTTTGTCGCGGGCGACGCAGTATCATATGCCAGATCGAGTATCTGATTCAACTCCTCTATAGTTGAAATCTTCGAGATATATTTGGGAAGTCGACTGTTTATACTATCCATCAGATGATCTGGTGTGTATATTAGTTCTTTAGCCATATTCCTCACCTCAACTCATTTGTTACATCATTGTCCTCAGGATCGTCAGGGTATAATATATTTGCTGCCTCCGCAGTTTTTAATCGCAGCCAAAGTTTTACATGCCAATTGCTTTCCGATTCTATCCACGCACATCAACTCAGTGATGGTCATGCCTTCCACATCATTCACCGTTTTGAAGTCGGCACGTAATAATGCGTAAAGTGCTCTTGGCGGAATGCCCGGAACAAACATAAGACTTGTGCCACTAGCATGACAGGTTAACGTCCATTTGAAGGCCAACCCATCAAGAACTTGCCGAATTTCATGACCGACTGTGCTCGTGGCTATCCCATGACGAGCACCAATCTTGTCGAGGCTGTAGCCCTTGACATAGCGCTCCGTAATGAGCGTGCGTTGATAATCAGGGAGAGCTTTTATAGCGTAGTCTGCCATCTTCGCTGCAAACGGGATGGTAATGTCATCGCTATATTGATCATCAATGTATTTGTTTATAGCCTCTACGAAGCTCTCGGGGTATTTTATACGTCTTGGAACGTTCATAACTTCCTCCCATATCCATTCATCCAGAAGCGTCATTAAATTGTCGTAGTCAGTACCACTGATTCTATTGTCTCGATATGCATCCTCTATCTCCTTTCGTACAGTATTGGAAATCGCGTCAGAGTATGTGACTTCCTTAATACGGGCTCGCAGGTAGTGATATACGTCCATGTTACTGACCTCCTTTCACCTCTATAGTATATATGCAGTTTTCTTTTATCAAATAACTGCCCCTCCCCGGAAATCCCAGGGAGGGGCGAATGTGTTGGATTGAATGGGTTAGGCTACTCGCTTAATCCAGCGAGGCCCATCGGTCTTCTGAATCGGCATGTTGGTGATGTTGATCACTGCGCTCAGCGGCGTGAATACGATGGGCAGGTTCCGCTCACTGTAAACCACGGCGGGCTGTACGCTGTTGTCGGAGCGCCGCAGCTGATCGGTCAGGAAGCTGGTATACCGGAAGTAGTTGTAGGTCTTGACCTGGCTGTTCTTGAAGTTGTTGGGCATCAGGTTCATATGCAGGGTGGAGTTGTTCATGAACTGGCTGGAGATGAAGTAGAAGGTGGCGGTGGATGTCTTGCAGCCGATGCTGTAGTTGATCACGCCGGAGCCCTTGCTCTCCTCAGTCATGCCCTTGTCCATGCTATAATCGGTATCCAGAATACGCAGGATGTACGGAGAGACCGCAACTCGGAAATGGCAGTCGGTGATGTTCCAATCGTTCTTCATGGCCAGTGCAATCTGGTCCAAGAAGGGGATGAACTCCCGGCGGATCCACTCCAGGTTACCATAGGCGAAGTTATCGGGAGCCTCGAAGGAGAACTCGGCCTCCCACATGTGCGCCTCGTCCAGGCCCTTCTTCAGCCGCTGGTCTTCCATTCGGCTGGAGATAACCGTGATATTCTCCGTCATTGCGGTCACGATATCCGTGTTCGCAAAGTGGTGAATGGCATTGGCAATATCAGTCCGCATTTCCTGAGGAAGGCTTACCTCGATATGCGGACGGGTGGGCACACAATACTGCTCAAAGCCGTTGCGGAAGGACGTGTGAATGGGGTGAGTGTGCTCAGAGTGGGACACGGTGGCATAGAAGTACACCTTGGTCACACAGTCGTCGGCCCGCAGATACACCATGGTGGAGGTATCGAAGTTAATCTTCGCAGTGACATCGGCAGCCACGACGGTGCCGTCAGCCTTCTTCACCTCGAACATGCAGTTCAGGGTATTGTTCTTGGCCTCGAAGTAGGGAACGGAGCCCTTCATCATGCGAATGTTCTTGGCCGGGATCACTTCGCCATCCACGGTAGCCTCGATGCGGGTAATACGCACATCCCGGTTAATCCGGAACAGCGGGTTCTTGCCGTCCAGCAGAGGCTTCTGCTTGCAGGCCGCGCCAGGAACCAGGCCGTTGACCAGGGTATCTACCTCGATCTCAGTCTTATCCACGAAGGGGATCTCGGCATTGGGAGAGAGGGCGTCGACCAGGTCCTCATCATACTCATCGCCCGGGGCCCGGATAGTCGGGATGACCTCCTCGATATCCACGGTCTGCTTGTCGATAGTTCTAGTATCATACATGCGGTGCAGTACCGCCTCGTAAGGAGTGCGCATTGTGGTGGCGATACTGGCCGTCAGTGTGACCAGGGAGGGCAGAGAGGCGGACTCGCTCAGGGTCTCCTGATCAGTAACCAGATTGTTCTTGAAGATCTGCGCCGCATCCTCGGCGTCCTCCGCCAGCATTGCGTCATAACGGCCGTCTTCGGAGGGGAAGTACTGGGAGTAGTGCTCCACCATCGCCTGTTTGATGTCGTCGGCCATAGCACAGATATCTGTGGCAGACACGGTAGTGTTAGCCACTGCCTCGTTGCAGATGGGCGCGGAGCCCTTACTCAGCCGTTCAACAATGTCACGAATGTCGTGGCTCTTATCCTTACCACCAAACAAAGTGCTCATTATCGTTCCAGCTCCTTTCATAGAGAAATTAGAAGTTTTGCATGGTAAAATTGTGTCCCAGGCGCCTGGACCTCTTAAAAGTCCATTATATATCTGTTCGTAAGAGGGCTACCTTAATCCTCCTCTTTTTTAGCATTTTTGGCTGCCTCTTTTCTCTTACGGGCAGCATCTTTGGCAGTCTTACTGGCCGGGTTCAGCATCTCAACCAAAAGCGCTATGTCTTTGACAAAGATCATATAATTTTGGAGATTCTCTTCGTAGTTGGTAATGGGAAACTTAATTGTAATATAATCGGTTATCTTCATATAGAGGTCATCCAGATTATCGGTGACTTCTGTACGTACCTCAGGGTCAATTTTGGCTACGTTGTCCTCAATGATTCGCTTAACAGTCCCGATTGAAGTGCGAAGATCCATATAGTTACTATAGCACTTCCGCTTAGCCAGCGTTCGATCTAATTTAGACAGTTGCAGAATATTTGTATGAACGTTCGTTTCGGTATCATCCTGTCCCATATCGGATGACCCGTCATCGTCAGGGTCTACTAAACCGTCCGGAGGCGGCTCATTGTCAGTATCAGATCCTGGGTCATCATCCATCGAAAAATCGCTCCCAGTATCGTCATTGTTTTCATCAGGATTGTCGTCTTTATTCTCCTCATTCTCATCGTTGTTTTCATCGGTCTCTTCATTATCTGTATTATCATCTTGATTCTGATTATCGTTAGTCTCTTCGTCTCCCTCTTCTGAGCCTTTAGTTGTATCGGCATCATCCGGGTTTGCATCATCAGGAGCATTCTCAGGGTCAGTTCCCTTAGCGTCTTTGGCATCAGCGTCGGTATCTTCTGTTCCAGTCTTCTTGCCTTTTGCAGCTTCGTTTGCTTCCAACAACATTTGCAGGTACATATTAGAGATTGCCATTGTATGCTACCCCCTATTCCCTCGATCGGGATCCCATTTATACTTCTGAATGCGAGCATACTCTTTCTGTAACCGCTGGCGAATACGAATCAAATCGATCTTCGCTTTATCATCCCCATTGCGCTCAGCGACTTGGATCTTCTCATCTACAATCTCTAGCTCGTCTTTAATTTGTTCAACCAATATATCCCGATCACGTTTATCTGTCCTGCGGTCAATCACTACGGATACTACCCAGTTAATAACACCTAGAGCCGGATTTAACGCTCCAATACCAAGACTGAAGAGCAAACGCTTTAGCTCCCGGTTGATTCGAAGAGCCTCGCCTACCATTTCGGCATGCTTCCGATTCCGGCGCTTTTCTCTGGCCTCTTTAACTTTCCTCATCACAAACATGTCGAATTCCCGACCAGCTTTATCCGCCTTTACTTTAGCTGTCTTAGCCGCCATTGCAGCCTTAGATAGGATGGCTTCATTCATTGGGCCCATGTATCGTTCAATCTCTTCATCCGCATGCTCCAGCAGCCAGAAGATCTCGGTAATATCCTCTTCCAACGGAACAACCCGATTGACAATCGTAATATCACTCGGATCGGTCTCTGCCATCTCTCGCTGAATTAGCCGGGTAATGTAATAAATATGCGTGGACAATACACCATTCACTGTAGTAATGAACTTCAGTGCATTAGGATCAATAATCTGAGCCTTAATCGTCTCGCCAATCGAATCGAATGCCTGCTGCATCGCTTTAAAAAACGCCTTCGCTTCCGAGAGGTAGCGGATTCTGTGTTCCTTGATATGGGCGAGCTCACTGTCAATCAGACGAATCAGGGGATTCCACATCCCAACATATTGCGGAGGTTGATACATTGCCATGTACGAACAAAGATCATTGCAGAACTGATCATCCGACAGTAGCCGATTGTAAATCATGCACCAGTCGGCAAATGTGACATCAGAGTCTGTGGATGCGACATTACAGAGGAAAAAAACAGAGAAAAACTCTGCGCACTGTGCTTGGGACTTATATTTCGTAAGTTTGCATACGCCGAGTATCTTTTTAACACTTTTGACCGCATTATCGATAGGTGATGCATCGTCCACAGATTCTAGCAATATAACATTTCGAACCATCCTCTAGCCTCCTTATTTTCATATTTATACTCATGTCGAGGGTATGGGAAACATATCTATATGCGGCGTCACAACTTATAAAGGAGGCAATCCGATGGCTATGGTACAAATGCCAACGTATTTTATTTTGAACCAGACACTGGTCGGAGAGGATACATCACTAAATCACCGAGAAATTATTCGGGAAAATGTTGTTGAGCTAGGCAACAGTAAACTTTTCACCCTTACCTTTAACCAGGTGTTGCAGGATTTCGGGATCCGCAACTGGAATGGACGTAATTACAGCGAACCCATCGTGGTTGGAGGCTTGGACAAAAACCCATTGATTCAGCACGATATTAAGATGAAAACATGGACCGGCGAGTACGGCCATCCGCTGATCGAAAAAGGTATGAACGAGCTCCAACGGCAGATGACCATTCATCCCCCGAATGCATGCTGGACAATCGATAAATATTGGGTAAGCGGAAACCTGCTGATGGGTCAATGCACTACACTGTCAGGTGGGTACGGTGATATGGTCCGGGATCGTGTTCTGACCGGATATCCCGCCATGGCATCGAGCAGAGCTATCGGTGGGGTTGATAAAAATGGCAATGTGTTGCCCGGCTATACCCCGATAACTTTCGATTGTGTGATCCGGCCCTCTCATAAGGTTGCGTACAAGGTAAATGGAAGCGAGCATCTTAACACTTTCCCAATTACCACTGATCTTAAAAACACAATGAGCGAGTGTGCAATCCCTTATGATTACACTAAGGATCCCGCGTTCGGCGATTTCCTGCTGTCTGAATCTACATCCCGTCAGCAGATCGATATACTCTGCGATACCTTTAAGCTCGACTACAGCTCGATGAAGGTAGAGAAGAACTTCCTTATGCTCGAAAGCGTTAGCGGGAATGGCATGCTAACAGAGGTTCGGATTCCTCTCCGAAAGATGGTGGCTGCCGAATACTGGAACTTGTTTATGTGACAAAAAAAGAACCCCGGGGAAACCCGGGGTTCTTTCTTATCTTATTCTGACTTTCCGCGCGGCGGTTCCGACTATATGCCGGATCGACGAGCTCATGGGTCCGTCTTTCAACTTGACGTCTATGCCGCACTCGCCTTCGAGCGATACGGCCAGACAGATATGTTGAAACATTCTGTCCGGAAGGCTCTTGACGTAGTCTGGCGGAATTGCGTTATTGATCGCCAGCGCATGAATATGCGAATACATATTCGTCAGAAGTTGTGCTGTTGCGGATATGTACGGAAGCGCCGCGGGAGATATAGTGCCAATCCTGAGGTGTATAGTCCTATTATACGTACAGGACTCAGTCATGACACCTGCGACATGCTCCAGTACAGAAGCAGGGACAGGCATGCATCCAAACTCAATCGAATTGGTAGTTTGAATGGCGTCCAACGCATTGGCAACCTCCTCGCGGATTATCAATACCCGATCTGTCTGGCAGTATCTCCAACCAGAACGATTGGTTTTCCGGTTACAGACATCTATGAACTCCTGCCACATAATAGGGTACTCTTTAATCTTATCTGCCCCTTCGACAATCGTTTCAATCTCCTGGATCATATTAGTCGATTCAGGATGAGGTTTAATATGGAGCCGGAGCGGGAACCCTTTGGTCTCCACAAAGTCAAGAAGCATTCGCTCCTGTGACGAGAACATGACAAAGTTTTCGATAATATACGCGGGTAGTACGTTATTGCCAGCTTTGTAGATATATGGAAGTGCTGACAATAGCCAGAATAGGGTGCGCTCGTTAGGAATGTCATAATAGAACGCTGTGGTTTTACACCGCTGGCTGATCCCGTATAAAGCATCAAATCTTCCGGCCCGCAACAGTTCTGAAAACTCCTTCTGTGTTTCGCGGTATTCTGCCATATTTAAGCAGACTTTTCTCCCTATAATCCTGCTCGCATACCTCATCATGGTATGATAACGAGAGGTGTAGTCGCGAATACGAGGCTTTGTAGCCTCAATGGCATCCAGAATCCCTTTCTCAATTGCCTGGAAATCTTCAGGGATATCCCCGAAGTATATGGCATTCGTGATTCTACTCACGCTGGATGTACCATAAGTGGGCCCAACACCTTGGTTTATGATGTCGGCCCAAGCCGGGATCACCGGCTTAGAAACAAGATCTCCATGCCCTAGATATGTATACCAATCGAGGACTTGCTGATGCATTTTCAGCATCTCTTTGCAAGTTTCCCGATAGAGGGTTTCTAGCCGATGGAGAAGCTTGGAGACGTTCTCTTCTAAGGCCTCGCGCCGGCTCGCGGTTAATCGTGCTGACGACGGCAGCCGCTTGCCACCGCAAATACGAACGGTGACAACTCTCGGCCCGGGTTCATAATACCCGATGCCAGAAATAGACGGGCATTCTGGTATTAGATCCTCGTACCTCTCCATCCGTCGATCATAATACTGATCAATCGCGATGTCAAGGCGAGATCGCCCTTCTCTCATGAGGCATTCAAAATCCGCCTCTTCTTGGAGCTCCTGCTCCCTAGCATCAAAGCCCTCATATAAACGGCACTTTCTGTACATAGCGATATCTCCTTTCTATCTTTATGGTTCCTATGTACCACTATTATAATATATATTTAACGTGGCCCAGATAACCGGAATGACATTTTTATAAATAGGAGGTGCTGCATGTGAATGTTACACGGTTTTATACCGAATTGTTTGAAGATACTTTAGGACTGGATGTTCTTGGACTAGAAGGAGAATTTCGTGATTTAGTAAACTTAGTAGAGACTAAAACTATGATGACTATGGCAAATGTGATTCCAGTAAAATATAACATCTATCTTGACCTGCAGGATAGAAGTAAAATTATCCCAAAAACTCACCCAACTGATGGGATCGAGTACTATCTATCGGATCCGATATTAAATAAGTATGGAATTTCTATTATGGGCGTCGATTCGATTAACTACGTAAACAATGGGGAAGCGGTAGATCCATACGATCCCTCATCCTCTGCATACTACTCTAGTGTAATCGCATCTCGAAACAATGTAACGCTCGAAGGAATACTGATGGGCCCCGAATATACCTACCAACGTACTTTAACGGACTTTAACTTTCCGTTTAAACGCTATCATGAATTGCGTGGAAGCAATGTTCTGTTTTTACGAAACTACACCTTCGAGGGTACCGTTGAGGTCGTATGTAGAATAGGGTATCCAAACATTGCATCTGTTCCAGAAGAGTACCGCAGCGAATACATCAAGCTTGCGCTTTATGATCTCAAGATTAAACTATGGAATGAATTAAAGTATATAACACCCGTTGTTACATCTGTAGGGAACAGCGATCTCCAGATATCGGACTGGGAGAGTGCTGAGCGCGATAGGGAGGAGTATCTCCGAGAGCTGCGTACTCGAAGTTTCCCTGACCGAGTCTTAGCCTCCTACTTCCACATTGTATAAAAAAAAGAAGCAGGCCGGGAAGTCCCGGCCTGCTTTTCATTCGTCATGAGCCGGAACTACTTTTCCGTTTCCGAATCTTTTGTACCTCCATTTTGGTCACTACGTGTTTTAGCCTGATATATCCGTCCTCATCCCGCTCGACCTGATTCTTCTTCGTGGGTTTCTTTCCCTGAGTACGCCGGACCAGTTGGATATATCCCTGCGAATCCAGGTTATCTATCTTCCGGATTAGTCTGAGGCCCTCATCCGTTGAATACAGGCCATAGGCCCAAGGATCCTCGCTAAACTTCTCGAATAGCTTCTCCGGAGTCAAGCGATGCTGCAGATGGATATACCCATCGACTTCACGGGATAGCTGCAGCTTGATATAGTTATCCCGCTTTTTCCGATAACCCGCCTCCGCATAGCGGGCAACTTGTTTATCGATTACCTTGTCATAGACATTCGGCTCAGACGCATCGTCGCTGAAGTATCCCATCTTATCAAACTTCACATTTGCAGCAAGATACCCAGTTAGCCCAGGGTCATTAGCAGAACAGACATTTATATCATACCTGCCAATGTGAGAGGGATAGATATCCCGATATCGCAATGAGGTCTTCTTCTTCCCGCCATTCAATCCAGTGGGACCTTTCAGGGTGTATCGAGCAAGCTCGATTGCATCGAAGTCATTATATCGCTCGTAGCGATACATAGACGAGATGCTCGATCCTCCCCTACCGCCAGAACTGGACCGCATCAGGGTAAACTCGTTGATGGAATTCAGCAGCCTGATATACTTCTCAAAGGGCGGATTATCGGTGTTGAGCAGCGAATACACGTTTTGCGTGATATACTTATCGAAGAAGTATGCCTGTGTTTCATTTGCTCTCATCCGTTTGTTGGCCAGGTCATTACTATCCTTCTTAATCAGTTCATCGTAGTTAACCATCATCCAACGAATGACCGCCGCAGTATCCTTTTTGTGATACTTAGGTAGCTTTAACCGTGCCTTTGTATACGGATCTGTGAGTTTTCTGAATGATATGAGTACTCTCTTGCCCTTGTTAACATTTCGCTTTTTAGAGAATACCTCTGAGAGTCTACCGAGCCAATAATCCACATCGTAGACATCAGCAAAAGTGATTTTAGCCTTGTCCGTTAACAATGCATTGGCTAAGGTTCCGATAAACCTTGGGACAAATGGATGCACCTGGAATGCCTTCTCATGCACCTCCAGATATAACCCAGGCTTAATCGCGACATATCGATAGTGATCCTCATCTAAGATCTCATCGACAACCGAGATAAGATCCTGCAATCCAAACATCTCGAGCGTGCTCTCAATCCCATAGCTCGCCAGATAATATAGAAGAGGATTTGTTACTTTCTTGAACAGGTCGAGCTGGAATACAGGTAAAGACAATGTCTCCCCATCCACAAACTTAATCTTATGCTTTGGAGGACTAAGTTTGATTGGATAGAGAGTCGACTTGAAGTTCAGCACGTTGCCCTTTACAAACGTGGAGTTATCCACAATTTGAATTAGCATAAGGACTTTCTTGCCGTTCTTGATATAGTACGGTCCAAGTACCTGTTTGGGAATCCGCAATCTCCGCGTTACATCCGCTTCCTGACCTTTTGCGCTCACATGAAAGTGCAGTATTAGCATATCGTAGATTGTTCTCTGAGGAGTAGCCAACCACTCAAGCGCTCGATTGAACTTAATCTTGGGATCTTTGGCTAGATCCTTGTTGATAGATGAATGGATCTTTGTTTGATCGGTGATAAACTCCCAACTAACCAACTTGATGGCCGGCAGTACCTCAAGGTTCTTACACGTGTCAATGGCGTATTGAACCATCGGCCTGTCAAACTTACGGGTGAACAAATCGTCGTTTACTCTATTATCATATCGGTGGCAGTAATCTGCATAGAAATCTAGCATTATAATTCTCCCTTGAGCAAGCTTACATTGTGTCAAACGACATGCGAATTTTCGGCACAGGCATAGACTCAGTCTTAGGATCATTGTCATCAGACCAATGACTAATGGCCTTTGCTATAGTCTGTGCCAACAATGCGGCTATTAGATACGGAAGCTCGATATCAGGAGCTGCCTTCGAGATGGACCTAATCAACTCAGAGCCGTCCCGATTAGTTAGTACATCAGACTCCTGTCTGGAAATAGCCATCCAGCGTATGTCTGCGAGCCCCATGTGCATAACACACATAGTCGCCACGTCTTGGATAAGCATTCTTTTCTCATCATCCATATCATAAAGCGCTATGCATTTTATCGTGGATGTTCTGCTGTCAGCGGAACGAAAAGGTATTTCCTTAATTGTGTTACCGCTGCATATCATCTTTGCGCGATGAATAGACTTATTCCGCAATGCAGCCATCGATACAGTCGGATATAGCCGTTGATACCCGTCAGCATCTACTGCCTTATATCCGTTCGTTTTATTCCATTCCATATACCTACGAATCTCGTCATTGAGGTCCTCCGGCGTTGTACAGGATATGATAGCCACATGTACGCCGGCATTGTGCAGCTCTATCCTCATAGCTGCTCTTTGGACTGGTTTCTTCTTTGTTCCTCTCCGGAGAATGAATAATGCTCTTGTCGTACCTCCAATGTATATGAGGTAGATGTCGCCATCGATATTGAGTATTGACGTCCTATTCGTCCAGTAATGCGGCATAATCATTGCATGTTCTTTCCATTTTGTTATGCGTTCCACTATAGCGCGCCTCCTTCTATTATTCCGGATATAATATATACATAGAAAAGAATAGGCCGAGGAGGGACCCTCGGCCTATTCCGTCGTTGTTAACCTGCTTTCTCTTCCTTATCCTGCAGGTTGGTCGGGATAATGTCTTTGCGGACCTCGCCCTCGCGCAGAGGAGTGAAGTCGAACTTCGCCGCAGAAGCCGCGGCGGCGTCGTCCTTGAGGAGCTGCTTGAAGACCTTGTCCGCCACAAACGTGGGGGTGATCTTGTCATCATCGTACTCAAAGTCGAAGCGGCCATGCGGGAAGGTTCCGTTGATCTCCAGCGGGAAGATCTTGCCGTCTCGCTGCTTATCCTTGGCGATGCTGGCGAGCATCATCCCGTAGCTGTTGAGGACGTAGTTCACCTCGTCATCGCTCAGCTTGATGCCCTTATGCTTCTCAGTCTTCTCCTTGTTCTTCGCCCCTTCCGGGTAGAAGCGCCCATGCGTGATCCAGTCGGTGAAGAGCCGGACAAAGGTGGGATCGAAGGTCTCCTGATTGACCGTGTCCTTGTCCGACTTGCTCAGATCGCCGTTCAGCAGGGTCATAAACCGCTTGGAGGGCTCCCAGGACGGGGTAATGTTGCCGGCCTCACCTTTCTGGATCAGCTCGGCGGTGTAGGTGCCCCAGGGCAGTTCGACAGATACCTTATTGCTGTCCTTAAGGCCGAGTCGCAGAGTCTCGGTCAGCGCCCGGCACCAGCCGGATTCGAGGAGTTCCGCGACCTCAGGAAAGAAGTTGTGGAAAGATCCGTTTTCCAGATTCACCCACGTATTGATTGTTAAACTGCTCATTGATTTTTCCTCCTGTACATGATATATTTGCAGCCGGGCTTTCACCCTCGGTGCACTGTATAAGCGTGTTAGCACTCAAATATGAAATGAATGGATGGACCAAGAATAGTCCATCCATTCATCGGCTAACACAATAGACGATCTAGATAAATCCAGATACTTAGGTCAAGCAGCCCGATACGGCATGGATGATAACCAACCTCATTACCATCCATCTTTCCCCAAAGCAGCCCACGCAGTCTGCCATTGAAGTCAATCCCAAACCACCTTGTTCGCCATCAGCATGCAGCGTACCACATACCCAGCTACTTATGGCCATAGGACCGCATATGCGTTCCGTACCGAACCACCTTATACAAATCATGTGGGAGAATTTTAAAAGGGTAATGCTATAGTTTGGCTCAGACTCAGTTCGAGCCTGGCCTTTGCGTTGAATGGAATCGCTCGCCAGCTACCCAACGCGCAGCAACTGACGAATCCTTATACATCTGTTGATCGATTCATTATCTAAACTTTGCAACAGATTTGACCATGGCCGCAACAAAGTTGTTCGCGATTGGAGTCAACTTTGCGCTCAGCTCGCTATCCTTGATATACCGATTGATGAAATCCTCTTCCAAGTAGATAGGAAGCTTCCGTCTCTTTGCAACTTCCATCTTGCTGGAGTTAGAATCCATATCAGCAGTTATCAGAATGTCGAACGCCTTGCCATCCGCAACCTCGAAATCGAGCATCCGGCAGAGCGACACTGTTCGAGGGGAGAGCTCCTTCCCGGTATGACCGACTCTCGTCTTTGGACTGAAGTCCTCCGTGATGTGAATATCGTATTTCTGAAGCTCTCGCAGGGCTTTGCGGAATCTATCGCTGCGCAATGCATCGGTAACAGCGTCATAGCCATTTCCGAGTGCCGACGCTACCAAATTCTCGCAGTCAATCCTGTCCAAGTTAATAAGCTCCTTAAGGGGGCACTTCGACAAGATACTCTTTGCTCGAGAGACACCGATGCCCTGAAGGCCCATCGCCGCAAGAACTTCATAATCCTGAGATTTGTTCAGGGCAGTCCTCAGTGCTCCAGTGAACCCCTTCGCCAGCTCGGTATTGATATTGGCACTCTCAAAAGACTCATCGCTTAGCGCCAATACATCTCCAAGAGATTCACATCCCAACTGTTCAACAAGCATTCTGGAGAACGAATCTCCATACCCGTCCATGCCTAATCTGTCAAAGAACTGGCTGAAGATACCAACCAGATTACCTCTACAGGTCGCATTTGCACAGTAGAGCTTGGAATTCAGATGAGTTAGCTTTTTTCCACACTCAGGGCAGACATCCGGGAGATCAATCTTCTTGCCGGATCCCTCCCGGACCATGCTGATAGACGGAATTACATCGCCCACTCTGTGGACGTTTACTTCCGACCCATAGCGAAGCCCGAGTGAGTTGAACAAATTGATACTCAGAATAGGAATGTGATCATACGGTACTCCATCCAGATAGACCGGCTCGGCCAGATAGACCTGCGGAGTCCGATATCCCTTGGCTCCACAATCGAGCGCGATATGATCGACAACGCCAATCGCATTGGAAGGGTTGAACTTCAGAGCGACCTGGAATTTGTTGGTTCTCCCAACTCTTCCAAGATCCTGCTGATACTCATCCCTCGCAACTGTGATCACGATGCCATCAATCGCGTAGCTCAGATTGCTTCTGACATGGGTCGAGCCATAGTACTCGAACTTCTTACCAATCTTCTCCAGAAGATCCTTCAAGTTCCCAGTGATCATCTCCCGGGAGATCATATCCTTCGGCACAATCCCGAAATTCGTGAGATAGTCGATTCGCTCCTCATATGATCCTTCCAGACCGCTGCTTGCGATCGGATAGAGAGACACACATTTGAGCAGCTCATCATTCTCCGCCGTGCAGAGTCTTCTCAGAATTCCACTTGCGGCATGCCGGCAGGACACATAGGGCGCGTCAAGTTTCAACAGCTTTGACGCTATTCCAAGATCAGGCTTGGTGACAAAGAGCTCATATTGAATACCAAACTCTTCGTCCACCGTATGCCCCTCTGTGATCTGCAGGCCGTTCATGCCAATTATACTAATCGCCTCGGATTCACTTCCTCTGGTCTGAGGATCGATCAACAGATCTCCGGATACTGTTCCATTGACCGACACCCCGTCAACCTTAGGACTGATTTCAACTGTAATCTCATCAGTCTTCGGACTCAGCCCCAATGACGTGTAGACCTTCAGCAGAAACTGCTCGATCGTAGTGGATTCCTTCACTCCTTCCGGAATAGGGTCAGTCTCCCGGATCGCATAGCTCTTGTCCATGTTGTTGTGGAGCAGAGAATATTTAATCTCCGCTTTCTTGACAGTCCGGGACCCTTTTGGAATGATCCCGGTGGGTTCAATGTTCCCATCATAGCTTAAATACTTAGAGATAAGCTTGTCATATGTGGCATCCGGAATCGGTACTTGGCTGTCTGGTGCATATTCATAGTACGATTTGCAGATGCTGAGGAACTTTTTTGCCATCCCATGGATGTCCTTCACGCCAGTGATATCCTCGCCCATCGACAGATAATAATCGATGAACCGATCTACCACGACGCTGTCCATTACCTTTAACCCACTCTTGTACTTCCCCTCGGTGACCGCATCCTCGAGCTCATCCAGAGTCTTACTCATATCGGACGGGTCATAGACCAGCGCTTCGGGACTGATTTTGGATACTCGCCGTTGCACGGTACCATAGTGGCTCCCGGCGTCTGCGTGCGATACTCCCGTAGTGCCAACCCCCACTGAAGGCATAGCGATGGCCAGGTTCTGGACCTTGTGTTTTTTCTTATTCTTACCCATTTTAACATCTCCTTAATATTTTTGATCGGCGTTCAGATCCCTACTATAATATATAGTCGATTTGCATTTATACAAAACCAAAGACTAGAGAGGCTTGGCCTCTCTAGTCTTTGTAAACTGTAGCTGCAAGAAATTGGTATCCCTCGGGATCTACATACCGGTCAAGGTACTTTTCGAAATCGGGAAATTGAGCAATTGTGATTGCATATACGGCTGGATACTCCTTATGGAGTCTGACCAAATATTGGTGAATGCATTCACCGAGACCATTGACGTATTCTCCATCATAGTATGCATGGTGAAGCTCATCGATTAGGCCAAATTCATTGTCATCGATCGCAATTTTATAATCTCGGAGATCCCGATACAATGACATATAATCTCTAGGCATCTTCCATCACCGTTAGTCCTCAAACCATTCGCCTTCTGGCGCTTCTTCCACATCAATTACAACTTGGGCCGACAGGATATTGGAATAGGCGTCTATCTGTTCTTTGCTCTTTTTCCCAGCAAACTCAATCATGCTAAGATCGACATCTTCCTCCAAGTCTCCCATATAGGTCTGCTCTGCCATCAGCACCTTTGCCAGCCATGAAGTGGAGGATTCACACATATAGCTAGCTATCATTGCGGGATGGTTTACCATACCCAATAGAACCTCAATCTCATATTCTCCGAATCGTACAGGCACATTGGAATGGAGTGCAAGACCCTTTTTCTTTGCTGCAGACTTGGCAGGAAGCATAGTCATTGGATGGACTGGACCCCTGGACCGGGCAGAGTATTTATCCAGCGGATCTTGCTTTAGCCTAATATAATACATCTTCGAGCACAGAACCTTGCGGAGAGATTTTCCTCCATCCTCGAATACAATGCGTTGCCAGTTAGGAGGAAATTCTCCATAGGCATTTCCGATATCGAACATATCCGCATTGTCAATAGGTTCCTGGATGATGACGATACCTTGCCGCTCGATGCGCTTAGCCAACTTCTCTCTACCTTTGCTATCTAGCGCCTTATACCATGCCTTAAAGCTTTTGGCCTCTTCGGGATTCAGGTACCGTAACAGATTGTGCACGATTTTGAGCTTCTTATCGACGCTATCCGTAAGCCGCATCATTTCAGATGCTGTATTGGATAACTCGTTCGCCGAATGCTCATTCATGACGGCCTGGTTCAATCGCCCTACGATTCCAAGAGCAGATCTGACCAGATGGATAGGCCGTCCATCCTCCATTCTCCAGGACTTCTCTGGCGGTAAGATCATTGATACAACACCCTTACCACCATGCCGGTCAACCAATTTAGAACCTACTCGCAGCTTCTCTTCGCCCATGATATGCGCCTTGATCATGATATTGCCATAGATATTCGAATTGCTATCGACGAAGAAAGCCGAAGAGTCAACAAACGCATGTGATTCCTCACAGATGATTGTCAGCTCATCTGTAAACGTATAGTCGTCGGATTTCGCCCCATCTACAATCGACCGGAGATATTTATACACAGACATATGATACATTTGCTGCCTGTCGAACATCTCCCTGAGCATATCGAATGCTCCCACAGTGGGCATACGGTTGTAATCCTTGTAGTTATAATAGATATCGTAACCGATTACCCGGCCTTCGCCATAGTAGTACCGATCACCTTGTTCTGGAATGCGCAGCCTCTTTGCCTTCATCGCATACGGAGCTTTCGAGTTATCAATTCTCCGAACAATTCCGAGAACTCCATCTTTTGTCTTCTCTCCGATTTTTGGCAAGGGCTGATAATGACTGGAGTCCCCATACCAGTTGAGCAGAATCTCATTTTCAGCCAGCATGATGGTATCGTGCGTAGATCGGTAGGTGTTCATCATATGCTCTGCGCCATTCATCAGAAGGATGCCATCTTCAAGCACCCTTGTGGAGATCAGCAACACACTGTTAAGATTCTTCCCGTACCGATAGTTCTGGTACTTGTCAAAAGATTCGCTCTTCTTAATATACTCCCCAGCATGGATAACGTCCCCAACCTCAAGACTGTCGAGATAGCTATTGTTGTACCGGGTGCAGCATCCCTCCGAATGCTCCTCCAATTCAACTCGTTTCCACGCATGATATCGTCTGTGCTTTCGGTCGAAGCCCACAAGCACATAAGTGTATTCGTCCTTAACAAACTTTGCCACAATCTCATAGTTCTCGTCAGCTTGCAGGAGCATTGTGGAATATGACGCCAGTTTATTCTCGAATCCGGTAGCTACCAGCGGAACTTCAGGGTTCTTGATATCTACAAACTGCGTCATCTGATTCGCACCCATAATCATACGGGAAGAACTGATGTGTGACTGCTGAGTCATTAACGCAGATGGGCCAAGCCTGTCCGTATCATACTCCAGTGCCGCTGCTCGTTTCAGTAATTCCCTTTCCTGTATTGTCATGTTTCGATCCTTACTGCTCATAGGACATACCTCCTTTGGTTATAGGCTCTAAAATAACATAACCCTCCTCATTTACAAGATTTGTACGAGCCTTATAATATCTAGCAGTTCGATAAGCATCTTTGTGGTGCTCCCTCATATAATATATATACCGTTCTGTCAAGTCCTCTATTAAGTCGCCAACTCTAATACCTTTTGGCGCATACTTATAGCAGTTGATAAAGGTCATAGATCGATAGTACAGTATATCTAAAATGTCTTGCTCGTGTATTGAAGACATTGCAAAATGCCGGCTCATAAACGTGTACGTGGCCTTGCCTGCACCGGCCATCATTGAATCATAATCGCTGTTTACATCGGTACTAAAGTTCATGTGCTGAGTCTGGTACAGTGGATATAACATTGAAAATGTTACGGCAACGCGAAAGACTTCGGGTGTAACCAGAAACATCTTACACATTCTGCACAGCATCATAACATCGTCCAGATAAACATCGCATCGAAACACTGAAATTGTAACGGTATTTTTAAACCTCACTCTGGCTAACCAATCCTTATCTCGAGTGCCTGACCGATGGATTGCAAAAGTTGAACTTGGAACTTCTCCAGACATCAACGATAGCGCAACTGGCTCTACATACTGATCGAACATGTCAGTTGTGATCGCTACCATTTCATCTAACGTAAGAAGTTTCATTATGCCGCCTCCTTTTCTATATGTATAGTATATAGGCAAGCGGCACTACCAGCAAGATACAGCCAGGGCAACCCTGGCTGTATCTTGTGTTATGTTTATGAACTAGAGACGTTCTACCAGCCCGGGATATCCAGAAGGGCTACAACTGGATTTTGTCTCGACGTGAACACGCTCCCTTGGTTCGTTCTTAGTAGTCTTATTACAAGTTAATTGGAATTTAGAAGATCTGCAAAGACATCGTCTATATCCATGGCATCGCTCATACTATAGTCCTCGTCATTATGGATATCATCCCGAATAGCTTCCATCAGCTGCCGGTCATGTTCCGCAGCCTTATCTGGGTTGTCTAATAGCAGCGCGCATCGATCCCGCAGCTGGTCATAGTATCTGGAGAAGAGCTCCGGGTGATCGCCAAACACATCTGTATAATTCTTCAGCGTGAACTTGTACTCGGGGCATCCATTGACGTAGAGGTAGTTCCCGCTCTTCGCTAAGTCCCCAGTCTCTTTGCCAAAGTAGAGAGAAGACAATAGCTGGTTATATCCGCCATCATTCGTATATACCAACTGACATGAATTGGACTTAGAGTTCGATTTGGACTTGATCCATGTGGCGATCGCTACATGACCGGTTACCCCATCGCCAAGCTGCAGAGAAGAGGCTGTTTTTCCACCAATACTTTTAATGACATCCAATCTCAGGATATCAGACGCTAGATAGATCGCGCGCTCTCCTCCACCGATGGTCTCGCCAGCACGAAGACCACGATACTGCTTTACTGGAATGCCCATAATAGACGGCATCTTATTGATATGGTTGATAGAGAAGATGATGATGTTATACCGCTTGGCGTAGTTGACAAGTTGACTGTACAGCGCAGAGATCACCTTTGCACGCTGCGCTCCAGCCGGGCCCTTTGTTGCAGATTCATAAAGATCCCGCATACTTCCTTTCTTGCCAGCCTTGATAGTCATAGGATCATCTACCTCTTCAAGCAACAACTGAGACATAGAGTCTATAATCAGAGCTGTTGGTGGGTAGCACCAAATCGGTTTACCAAACAGATCAAGCATTGGCATGATAGTCGGGCTCATATGCTCTACCTTAAAGCGGACATGTGTCTCCAATGCTACAATTAGATCTTTGTCTGTGGTAATCTGATTGATCGTAACAACCTTTTTCAGTATTCTATTTTTATACCGAGTCAGGCGTTTCACATAATCGATTGGCAGGGTTTTCTCAGTATCGAGAATTTGAATGAGAGGAAACGCATCTTGTTCCGGCACCTTGGTTTTGGGAGGAAGCAATTTCCGGACATCTGTCAATGCTCGTTGATACAACATTGTTGAGATATAGGGTTCAACGATTGCCATAGCCATCTCGGTACCGAGAGTCGTTTTACCACCTGATGATTTTGAGATCAGGACGTTTACAGAACCCTGGGGAATTCCTATGTTATGAAAGGTATAGAGCGGCACCTCATCGTCATCATAGACGTTCATGTAGCTGCCGTTGCCGTAGTCCAAGTACATGAATCCAGTAGGGTACTGCGGCATGCTGGATGCCACTTGCAGCGGATTCTTCTTGTCCATATTATCATAAAGATAATCTAGGAAGTCATGCATTTTACGCCCTCCCTTAATAATGTATATGCATGTAGCATAGAGAATAGAAAAGAAATAGGGCCTCTCGACCCTATTTCTTTTTGCGCGTAGGAAGGGCCGTCAGGGCTCTTTATTCTCAAAATCGTCGACAATGATGTTCATGATTCGAGAATACTCCTTCTCAGACAAATTTGTCTTCGCGCTGCTCCATGCGGCTGACTTCGCGATCTTGGCCCAGATGCGAAATTTGAAGTAGTCGAAGTATGAGAATCTTATCCATATCAAGGCCTTCTCATTGTCGCGCGCCCAGTCATCTGGCATGCTTTCGAGGTGGTAGCTTGGATCGATCATCGTTGCGACCTGGTCATGATACAGTGTATTATAGATTTCGTATCGAGTTGGATTCGCCTTGTAGTGCGCGACAAACTCTTTGAATGTATTATGTATATAACGCCTCCCGTTGTGGATATATTTAAGGATTACTCTCCACTGGTAAAATACATAGATAAAATAAGCCACAAGAACAACTGCTGAAAATACAATAATAGAAACTAGAAAATGCTGGGTATCCTCAGTCATAAGGTTTGCAGCTCCCTCCAGAAAAGAATAGGGAGGAGGGGAATTCCCCTCCTCCCCGTGTTCAACCCTTGTTCCTCCTGTCGTCTCTTCCATCCTTGTTGCGGGGCTTGGAACCTTTATGATCCAGCAGCAAGTTGGCTGCGCCCTTTTTAGGCTTCAGTACCTTGTAGGATTTTACGAAGCCTTTGTCGCACTGGCCAAGTCCCTTAAAGAGCTTCTTGTTCTTCTGGTAGCTCTCCTGCTCGGACATTCTGAAGTTGTAGGTCTTGTTCGCCTTGAATGCCCGTGCATACGCCAAGAGATACGGAGCTCTCTTCTTGGGCTTCTTAGACATCATGAGATCGAACAGCATCGCGATGCAGTCCGAGTCATTCTTGCTGATTGTCATCGCCGCTCCAACGGCCCGGACGAACCGCTGCTTCCCATAGAGTTTCTTGAGAAGTTTCAGCTTCTTCTTGTCCGAGAGGTTGCTCTCATCGAAGATCCGGCATACATATTTCATATTCTGCACGGGATCTCCGTATACCTGAATGATCAGTTCTCTGGTCTTACTGGCGTTCAGCCCAAGTTTCTTGGCGAGCTTATACTGGTCCGGGCATAGATGGACGAAGGCCTTGGACAAGTACTTCATCCTTGGCTCAAACTCCAACGTTTGATACTGGTAGTAGTTGGTCAAGGATTTCTTGTAGATGTCGGCCATAATGAACCGCAGAGACTCGACCTCATCAGGGCTGAGGTCAGATTTAATCTTCCGGCCTTTCTTGACCGTGATGTGGTCCATAATATACTTATAGAACCACTGTGGCGTACTGATATTTGCGAATGCATTGGGAAGATACTTAGGATATCTCCCGTGGGATGTTCGATGCTGCGTGACCTGATCAAGGATCGTATCAATGTCCGACGAGAGAATATCATAGATATCCTCCTGTGGCATTAAATCCACCTTGTCAATCATCTTGAACCGCTTGGCGGCAAGATTGTTAAAATCTCCGCCATTGTTTTTGCTCATGTCAAACCTCCTTATAATTTGTTACAGTGATTTCCTCCTTGCACATAGCTATAATATATACGCAAAATGTGCTGATCATTCGGAGAGTGTATCATCTGTTACCTTGGATAGCATGTCCTGCGCTGCTTTAGTGTTGCGGCGTCCCGTCTCGGAAACAACCGCAACCGTGTAGTCGAGTAGCTTAGTCAAAAACGCCCGCATGTGCTGTCCATATCTCTCTTCCCGGCTTATCGCTAGATCTGCACTGGTGAAGATTGCAAACTCTTCGCCAACTGTAGACTTATAGCTAACCTTCAGGTTCGTATTGCTCTTACAGACCATAAGGATCTCGATCGGAACATGTCGCAGCGTTTTACCGTCAAGCTTACCAAACAGGACATGTACCTGTGTGGCATACAGCATAACTCCTACAACCCCGTCGGATAGCCCAGCTGACCTGAGCATATTCGCTGTAGCCAGCAGCAAGGGTTTCTCAATCTGCCGGCTGAAATCGACGACCATATTATCAGTCGCAACTGCTCCCATATTGAAGCTGGACCTCCATGCCGCTCTCTCCTGATCAGACAGTGCAATAGAGCGTCTGACAACCAGTGTGATATGCTGATTGTCGGTTACAGCACTTGGATGCTGCAGCAGGGTGGGTATTTCCTTTGCCATGATACCCATTATAGTATCAACAACAAATACCTGCAGGCCCATATACACGTTATAGAACTTGCTGGGAGTATACTCGGACATAGCCATATAGCACTCGGGATTGAGTTTATCAAGTTCCGCTTGGCTCAGCTGTTTATACTGAGCATAAGTGAAATACTCGTCTCCAGTGTCAGTAACAGTCATAATATTGATGGCTGCAGCTGCGATATTATAGATCGTATACTCATCCCATACACCGGCAATGCCTGACATAATTTTGGAATCATGCAGTCCTTCATATACATCCCGTGCGATGTTGGAACAGATGGCAAGAAACACCATCCGATCCAGAAGCCGCGCATATTTCCCGTAGAGCATAGCGTTTTGTTGATGCTCCAGGAAATATGACTTCAGATTGATCTTGTTCTTGCGCAGTTTGAAGGTCAGGATATTGCACTCGTTGATTTGGATAGCAAGATGCTTGTCAATTATATTGACTGTGCAGATATCAGCTGTTTGCTCGGGCTTAGATGCTTTAGTAGCCTTCGTTTTCGTCTTGGCCATAACTAGCACTTCCTTTCAGTCTATATAGTTATGTGACTAGAATATTAGAAAACAAATGCGACCGGAGTGACCCGGTCGCATTTGTTCCCACCTATCTTATTTTCCAGCAACATTGAGGGCAATTTCCCGCAGCTCGTCAGCTGTAAATGCCTGCAGCATTTTAGTGGTATAGGCGAGTCTGTCGTCTTCGTCCTCAATGTTGTCGGCGTCGCGCTTCAACGCCTCATATTTCGCCATGATAGAAGTCGGTTGCATAGTCAACCCTCCAATCCAAATTAAAGTCCCAGGGCAGAGAGATCCGGTTCTGATGCCGGGTCTTTTCGAACGGGCGCGCTGGCGGCAGCCATAGGTGAAACCATATCATCCAGATATCGTGTTACGGCTCCTTTGGCATTATCCCTCATGTTAAACCGAATCTCGTCATACCTGGCCCAAATACTGCCAATCCGGTCGCTGGCCTCAGTACATCCTACACAGATGAGTGCAATCGCCACATCATTGTCAGATGGTTCCAGATGTGTATACTGGACAACCACATCGCCAACTTCGTTGCGAACCTCTTCGATAGTAGTGTCAGCCGCCTTCAGCACCGCCTCCGGTGCCTTTATGAAGAGCCCGTAACCTCTGGCATTTGTGGGCGCAGGCTCATTCCATAGCGGGAACAGGTTGAGCAGATAACTGCCAATCGAGCTATTGACTGCCGGCTTCGTCGTACCGAAGTGAACCGTGATGCGCCCAGGGAAGTGGGTTAAGAGAGTATACATGTCTCGGTTATCGATCTGTGCCAGATCAGTCTCCCCGAACATTTGCCCGGACAGCAGCTTCATAATATCTGCAGCCTGCTTGTTTACCTGGGCCTGATACTCCATTCGTGTCAGCGCGCTGTTGTTGTCCAATACCAGATATGCCAACTCGTGCTTCTCGACTTCACCCTGCCACTGCATTGCGTTATATTGCGCAGTGGCATCCTCTTGCAGGTTTGGATATACGCCCATCAGTAGAACCGGAATTTCGATATTGTCCTTCAGGTACTTCGTCATCATAGGAGATACGCCTCCTCCGGTTCCACCATCGCACGTGGCGATCACCATGACATAATCGCACGCAGTCTTCGGTAAAGCCTGGACTTCGTTGACCAGTCTCAGAAGATCACGATATGAACCCTGCCGGAACACATTCTGAGAATATGTCCGGTCCTTGCCAGTGCCGTCTTCGTCGTAGGGCACAATTTTCACATTAGGATGTCTCTTGTCCGTCGCTCTCATGGATGTGTTGTAAGCGATGAAGTAGCTGTCAGGGATTGCGGTATGAATCGTATCTGCGATGTTGCATCCGCCGTCGCCGACGCCAATGAGCATAAACCGGCGAGTACGTTTAACGCTCGGCGCAGTTTCCATGTTCTCATTCTCCCTGATGTTCTCGTTTTCGATAGACATAATTTTCCTCCTTATCAATCATCGGTGCGTTTGCTCTGCATAGTATTCGGCACTTGATTATACATCCTGTCATAGAACCAATAAATCGTCGCTCTATGGAGATTGTCTCCCGCCCATAAGAGAATCATGGGAGTATCTCCGTTTTTAACATGTTCCTTAACTTCAGAACAGAAGTTATCCAGACCCTTAACTTCAACAACCATGGCTTTGTGAAGGCACTTGCCATAGACCACTCCAATATAGAAGCTCTGCTTAACATTCCGGTGCATGATCCTTAAATTGTCCCCGTGCAGTATCTGCAGGAGCTGGCTGCCAGCGGCCAAGTGCATGCAATTAAGCCACTCGCGCGCGCCGCATGCGTGAATAAGCAGTGTCTCTTCATTGTCCTCGTCGGTATAGTCTCTTGCAAGCATGAACGGAACCAGATCCTCCGCCGACTCTGTGCCCAAACGCTCACATATCTGATACCTGGCAACCTGTGCCAGCGCAGGTAGAGTTGCCCATTGGATTGGTGCATCACGGACATATAGCTGCATGCTCTCCGGCCCTTCGTCACCGATATGGTCCATAGATACAAACTCCAGACCAACCCCGAGCGACGCAGGATCTCTTGGCCAACCATCCAGCAAGAGAGCGTCGCCCATAAGGCCAGGGAAATACTTGTAAATTTCCTCTAACGTCTTACACGTGTTCGCAAAGTTCCAAATGCCATTATCCATATTTGCCCTATCCATATTCGTTACCTCCATACGATATTTATTGACGTACATTTGCGAGTTGAGTTATCTAAGTCATTCTACATCTCCTCCTTGTCAATTATATACAGTAACCGTAGCGTCCGTTCCTACAGCATCCATATACGCTTTAATCTCTCTGTAGTACCGGCCTGCGGTATAACCGCCATATTCATTTAGCACATCAACATTATTTGTTTGCCGTGTATTGATATCCCTCAGGTATTCGACAATTAGCTGAATGCTGATGTATGGATCATATGCTAAATCATGTGTATATGATCCAAGCTTTAACATGTTTTCATAAACGCTCTTTGCAGTTGATGGGATGAATTGCCCAAATCCCCGAGCATCTGTTTCGGGATTACAGGCTTTAGCGTTAAATCTGGATTCATGGTTAATAATGGCCCAAACCAGATGGGGATTTACATTTTTCTCTTTACAGAGCTGATCATTATATGCAATCAAATCTAACGTAACACCCTTGTTTAGCGGAGCTTCTTTGATCACATACATATACTTTTTTACTAACCACATTGAAATAGTACCAGAGTCTGCAGTATGGAGATTTTGCATAGTCTCCAGAGACTCCTCCAGTTCTAAGGTTCGGGCAGTAAGCTCAGAAATTTGCGCCTCTGCCCTACTTAACTCTTCTTCATGAGCAGCGTTAAGTTGTTGAATTGTGCTTTCATAATGTGAGCTCATAGCCATGAGCTTGTTGTCGTGGGCTCTCTGTAAATATGTGAAAAATGAGATGCCCACAATGATTGACAGTGCGGTACCCAGTAAAACTCCTAACAATAGAGCCATATCAATTTGATAAGAATGGGTCCACGATTTTGATCGTCTAGTCTTTACATAGTCCATTGGATTTGTTACCTCCTTGTTAATCTCGGATATAATATATATTCAGAAAAACTACATGTAGAAGCCGGTCTGGCGTTTTACCAGACCGGCTTCATCCTGTGCTTACTTATCAACCTCATCGGGGTCGACTTTGTCGGGCTTGCATCCGGGAACGGCTACTTCGTTGAAGTAGAAGCTCCCAGAATCAGCAAGCTCTTTCTGCATCTCATGCATGATTTCTTCTCTCGACTGTTCCATTGGTTAGACTCCTTTCTTAATGGTGGACGATCTTTCATCCTGGGATTTCAAGGTAATCGGCAAAACATAACCGGATTGTTCGATCATGTTAGTGCATAGACCAGAAGCAAGCATGTACATTTCAATCGTGTTCATGGTTGTGCGGTTTGTCGGGTCCTTCGGCAGGTCTCGTAGAGACACTTCGCCATCTCGTTGGATTAGGCGCAGCATCTCATACATGGCGGCCGAATCGTCGGACATGGGGCCAAATTCCTCTTCTGCAGTAGCATATAGCTCCTGCACAATAAGGGAGAAGGTCTCAACGTCCGTTACGCGCGCAGTTTTATCATCGCCAGTTACCTGATTTGTACGCGCATCACGTTTCGTGTTGCTAATCGATGTATGCGATTTGCTGATAACCATCTGCTTCAGTCGTTTGATCGGTACATCGACTACTAGAACCGGATACACGCTAGCCGGCGGATTCTCTGTATCACCTGTCAAGTATGGCATATATACATACTCCATAATAGGTATGCCATGTTTATTGCCAATCTTGACTGCAAAGTCTACTGTAACGGGGTTATTCAACGGCTCGTAGGCGACCGTAAAATTCATATCAGCATCATTGAAAAAGCGAATCATATATCGGTAAAATTGCGCATCGGACATCGATAAGAAGAATTGCCGCATACGCTCTGTGTTTTTCCCAGATGGATCGAGATCATCCATAAAATCATAGATTTCAGTTTCAAGCTCTTTCCGCACACTCACTGTCAGTCACCTACTTCTGACCGGTAGGTTTCTTTTTGGCCAGTAGGTTTTCAGGATCGATTCGGCGCGCGCCACGAATGATTACTGCATCAACTGCAGCATCAACATAGTGCCCGAAGTTATAGGAGTCTGTAGGAGACTGCGGATCTTCCTCACATACATCATTAAAGATACGCTGAGCCTCTTTAAGATGATACAAGCAGCTATTCTCCTCAGGCGTCAAAAACTTAACATTAACCATGATGACCCTCCTTATGATACTTTGGCTTCATAATTGATGACAAATACAAAAAACATGTACAGAGACTTTTTATATCCAAGGCTGGAGGTTTTTCCGTAATTGGCACGCCCGGCAGTTGCCATGTGCTCAGTCAGCCACTCCTCCAGCGTGTTCTTTATATATATCATCTGTTCCTTATCGGTGTTTGATGCATATGCGGATTTCATATATGTAATGAAATCCCCTCTGGAGATGTAATCGAATCCTCTCCCAGACATAGCCAGATAGTACTCGATTACAGCGACAATATACTTGCGACATACGTTGTTGCTATCTGTACTAATAATATCGTCGATCAGATTCTTTAGTTTCTGATACGATGTGTCCGAGCGGGTGATTGCATACTTGATAAACCGATCGTCAAACTGATGATTCAACAGCTTGACGTAGACTTTCGTCGCCAGTCGATCGACCATGTACGAGTTATTATCAATTTCACGATAGGTGTTCGGGTCAGCTCCAATGTTCTCGCTGTCAGCGTTCAAATAGCGCCCCTCTTTATGATTCACATAGTATGCATTTGCAATCTTCACTAGCTTGCCTTTTAGTCTTGTCCATATCGCATCAGAAACATACGTAATATCACTGTCATCGCAGGTTGCAATTCTAGGTTTATAGGTATCAAACGCAACGTCTGCATTATCCTTAATAAACTCAAAAATGGAACTCATCGTGCGAATGCGATAGCTCTTATCCAATCCAGCTATTGTATAGTCCATAATCTGTTTATTTGCCCCATACTTATACAAGCCCTTATGTATCGAAGTGTACATCATGAGAGACATGTATGTCATAACAGTCTTAGCTTCAACGTCCATTTTCTTTTTAACCAAAAAATGCATCGCAATAAGACAAGCCGCATAAAACGGATTATTATGGTTACGGTTACTTTTATTGATAGTGCGGGACTCTCGGATCTTCTCCACCATCATAGCTTCTGGGACGCCAATGGCCTTGTATATAACCTCTCGGTCATTGTCCGCAAACGAATAGCGTTGGCTTAAATCCAACGTCATTAAGATCTCAGCATTTCGGTCTACGTATAATCCGATACTACGAATCATCTCTTTGATAGCCGCTGTAGTTAGCGCTGCAGTCACCTGAGCAGAGACTGCATCTCGAATCATCGTTATCACCACCTTAATATAAGATTGTTCCAGAAAAAAGAAAGGGCCCGGGAGAGCCCTTTCTGTTTATTGATCGGACATCTTGACATGATTCATGTAGCGAACCATGTCGAGGATCATCCGATCAATGTACGCTTGATACTCCGGATTTAAATGCCTGAGCATATTAATTGTAGGAGCCCAGACATCGTCCTGTACCAATGGGTCGCGATCCATGAGTATGTAGTCTGCGGGGGCGACCATCTCCTCGCAGAATCTAATTAGCGGCTTGAGCCCAAGATTACTCTCACCTAACTCAACGTTGGCAAGAAACCTCGGGCTCAAATCGCAGAGCTCTGCTAGCTGTTCTCGGGTGTACCCTTGGGCTTCCCGTATCTTGCGGATGCGGTCACCCATTCCGGGCACAACCCAGGAGGCGGCCATGGGTTTACCGCCTCCTTTCGATGGCATCGGCCGCCTCATCTTGGAAGCGGCCGATGACCTCGAGCCGTCGCTTCCACTCGGCGACGCGTTGACGCGCCACCGCACAGGCGACAAAGTCGCCTTCCTTCTGCGCAGCCGCTGCGCGGAGAGACTCTCTGGTCAAGTCGCGCCTAGCGCGCTTGGCCAGGAGGTCAAGATGAGCGCTGATGCGCTCAAAGGCTGCGAGCTCCAGGTTCTCGTTCTTGTTCGTGTTCTCCATTTTTCTTCCTTCTTTCCGCCCCATTGGGGCTGTTTAAATTTATCCCTCGTAACATTCGTATAGAGGGATGTGGTGCCAAGGGCACTCAATTCACCTGAGTGCCCCTGGACATGGAGTTACTTCCGGCCGGCATTCAAGCGGGCCATCGCTAACTCCCGCTGGCCAGTATAGCCAGCAGCTGGCCGTTTCCTAGGCGGCCGGTTCTTGGCCCAAGCGAGTCGGGCCAACAGGACACGATCAGCGTCAAGCTGGCGCTGATCAATGCGTTGCACACTCAAGGTTATCACCTCCCTCAAGTGAACTAAAGGAGCAGAGAGTATGTGGCACCCTCTGCTCCTTCACTATTATAATATATACTTGATATAGCCGCAAAATCGGAAAAATAAACAGGGCCCATTGGGCCCTGTTTTTGTTAATTGTAGATAACTTCCTTCTGCAGTACGCGTTGCAAGGTGCCCGCCCAAATATGGTAATGCAGATGGCCGACTGGTATGTTTAGTTCCATTTTCGTATAATCCAACAGGCCGGCTCTCCCTACTTCTGTATAATACTTAGCCACCAGATCATAGAGAGGTTTTCTGAGTGCCTTTTCGCCGGCGTAAAATCCAACCCAGTCGGACTCAGAATAGGTATTCCGGCGTTTGTCCTTATACAAGAAATAACGGAGTTCTTCGTGCTCCCAATCAACTTCGAGACCTAGTGCATAACCGTCGAGCGGGAGAAATGATTTTTTCTGAGGACGCGATTCCTTTGAATGTCTTACCCGATCCAACGGGTATGTCAACGTTTTTCGCCCCATAGTATTTCCTCCGAAACAAGAAGGTGGGAGAGCCGTTTGGCTCTCCCACCTTATCATAACGATATGTCGATGTGTTCGGTGCTATCGATCACAAACCAGTCTGTAGCCAGGATGTCCTCTACCATTGGATGCCATCCCTTTACTGCTCTCAGCTTGGAGCCCTGTGACTCAATTAGCAGGAACGGTGTGGTAGCATGCGCCGACTCGACCACCGTGATTAATCGCCTAATCGGCTCATTCTCTTCCTCATCTTCCATCCAGCTGTTCCTCGACACAGACATGGAATTCTTCGCACACCGTACGGCCTCGCTAAACGTAAGGCTATCATATCGCCGGTTATATATAACTGGTTGTGCATATGCGGCTATCACCCGGTGAACTACGTCATCGGGGGTATACCCACTGAACTTCGGCGCGGTGTCCAATTCCCGAACATTGCTAAACCAGCTCCAGTATGTGCTTTCACAATGATAGGAAATGTCGCCCGCCGGGGTGTAGATGCCAGCGATGAACATTCCATCGTACATAGTTCCGTCTGAATGCTTCCTGGATTTCCAGGCATACACCAGGTGATCATTGCATAAAGCGGCAAATAGCGCGGTTCGATGTGCATATAACTCGCCAAACGTGTGATATCCATCAGATATATCGTCCTTGCCGGTGAAGACAGAAGTCTTCTCACTATCAACAGAATTAGCCTGTAGATTGTCTGCCATCACGAAATTCCTCCTTAAACGTTCCCTTCCTCAGGCACCAGATCATCGGCGGTTGTTTCCTGCTTCTCGTCCAGGGAAGGCTGCTCATCGTTGTCGTTCTTCTCGTCGTTAGGGATCTTCTCTAACTCAGTTGCCTCGGCGTCATCAGGGCGTTCCACGGGATATGTGTAGCCCAGCCGGCGGTTGAGCATATCGACGAAGTCGCATACTTTCAGATAACGATCTCCTCGTACCTGATAGATCATATCGAAGCCTTCACGGAGAACCGGCTGCTGGTATCTGGAGATCAGCCGGCGCATATTGGGAAGTTCATACTTCCGGTGGCCCACATCGTTGTTATGTGCGAAGATAAACCCATCGTTCCGAGCATGGTTGATTGCAACAAGCTTGAGGGTAGGTCCGTCGCTGTCGGCAGACGCAGGCTTGATATCCTCCATGCCGGGAGCATCATATATGGTGCGCAGCATATCGTCTCGATCAAAGTGATCATAGGCGACGCCGTCGATGATGATGACTTCCGCGGTCTTCTTAGCCACTTCCCGATACAGCTGGTAGTTGACAGCTGTCGGATCGAACGTCCCCTCGCTCTTCTTGATCAGCCTAGTACGAGCGTGCTTAGAGAAGTACTCCACCAGGTCAGTTGCAGTCGTAGTGCGGCCAGAGCAGGGAGCTCCGCAAGAGAAGATGATTAACATTTGTCATTCTCCTTTCATTGTAGAGGCGGGCTTCCACCCGCCTCTATTCGCATAGTTAGAGGAATTGGTAATACTCGTTGTGCGCAATTTTCAGGACTTTAACGGGAGTACTGATTGATGTCCCCGGTTTGAATCTAATATCGCCTCCCTTTATACTAATAGTAATAAATTTATCAATCTTTACTGTAACAGGAAGTTTTCCTTCCCAACAGTATAGATTCAACTTAGTGTCGTTACGCACTGAAGTAATAGCGCGAATCGACTTGCCTTCCATTCTGATTGCTTGGGGCCGTTTACGTTTATAGCTAAGCGCTGATAGCGGTATCGCTTTCGCATATCCATAATCTCCCCACACAATCATATGACTGTCGTATTTCGGAAGAATTGCTGCACCAACCAGAGTATCGACATCAAACTTCAAGATACGATTGCCTGCAGCTAACCGTTTTAAGAACGGGAAGTCTGCAAGCTTTACGCAATATACGTCATTCTCTGACCACATCGCAACAGTTTGCTCAGGATCCAGATCGATAATCGGAATCGCGGCTATCAGGTGATCCCCTGCTGGGATAACCATAAGCTTCGACTTTGTTGACTTCGAAGCATCCTGAGCGCCAAGCAGCTTTCCGTATCCGCTGGATGTCACTAGCATAACACCATCGAAACTGTCCGTGATCGGAATCACACTTAATAGTTTCCCGATTCCAAACCGCTCAGTTGAGATCCCGGCAGTTGTAGTACTGAATGCGAATCCGTCCAGGATCTTATTGGAACCATTTGTGGATATAATCATGACCCGATCTGTATTCTTCAGCTGTACAACCTTACAGTCTTTTCCTGCTACGTTTTTCAGTCGTTTGAGATCATCTGTATCAGTGACTGCGTAGTACATGTCGGAGTTGTAGACAATAGTCTTGACTTCATCAGGTGAGCCCAACCCCTTGTCCTTCAGGTTTATGACAGCAGAGATTCTGTCTTTTCCATATTTCTTCAGACCGTCCTCCAGATCCTCACGAATGGCACTCTTGATTGCCGAATCTTCTGTGAGAATCTTTCGATAGCGTTTATACTCTGCATGTGCAAAGTCTCGCTCTGCCTTAACATCCTCAATGTTCATCTTGGACAGAGTTTTAAGCTGAATTCGCATAACTGATACTGCCTGAAACTCCGAGAAGTTGAACGCTTTCATAAGCGCGGCAGTCGTATCCTGATCATTTTTAGAGTTCCTGATAATCGCAATTGCTTTATCTGTAACATCCTTGGATTCCAGGATCCTACAGATTGCATCCAACCGAGCGCGATCTTTGGCGTACTTCAACACTAACTGATGACAATAGCGGCGTTTCTGATCGAATCTGTACATGATCCAAGTCTTCATGATATCTCTTGGCGTGTATAGATCCGGCTTATAGTCGCTAATCAGCGCATACTGCACCCCTAGCGTTTTTTCCAGACTGGTCATGGTGTACAGCTTCTCTACCAATGCTTCTGGATCATAGCCCTTCTCGTACTCGATATAGAAATCGATTCCTCCAGGGGTGTCATCAGTAGCGGCCGGTTCCATCGAAATAATCTCTGGAAGCTTTTTATTTGCCCGGCCCTCGTCCGCTGCCTTGATCGCCTTAATCTCATGCACGATAGTCTGACCAGTGACCGTAAGGGGAAGACTGGTAAACACGATCGTGTATTTATCTACAATTCTGCCATGCTCGTCATACTTCTTGTCATCTACAATCTTGTAGCGAGCTCTCATTCGAACTTTAAAGTTATGCTTATCAAAACATCCTTTGAGGTCGGACTTGTTTACAATATCGACTGGCACCGGGACATCCGGATAGATGTCTACCTTACATTCAGGATCATCCAACATCTTAATCGCTACCTTGAACAGATCCTTAGAGTTAAATCCACCCAGATAGGATGATGCTCCCTTGCCAATACCCTGATTCCATTGCAGAAGCATGTTCGGATACTTGGAGGTCAAGAACATAGGTTCCTTAGCCGAATACTTGTAGTTGTCCTTCTCATCGTAGATAGGCCGCTTTGCTCCAATCTCACTGAAGAAACAGTCCATCGCATACTTGGACAATGATGCGGATGCATAACGAGGAGATGCTGGACGCATCGTGTCCATATTACCATAGTTCCCATCGGGAATGATATAGGGCAGCATCATTGACCGCGAACGTCCAAGCCGGTATACGGTGTCTGCAGCAGACATTTCGCCATGAGGATGGACGTCCTTCACCATATCACCAGCTACGCCAGCGACCTTATCGAATTTACCGTTGTACAATTTGGCCCGCCACATAATATAGAGAATTCGGCGCTCAACTGCTTTGAGCCCGTCTTCAATCCATGGTATGGCCCGGCCTACGTTCATATTTTGCGAATGGATAATACCCTTCTGATACACATAGTCGCCGATGTCAATCTCAGCCATGTTGACAACCGCACCCACGCCATACTTGTCTACAAACGCATCGACAAGTTCATCCGGGTTTTTAGGGAGCTTACTCCGACGGGAGAGCCAAAGATCGAACTTCCCGCCGGGTATGGGTTCAAGCTTCATAACCTTAGCCATATGAATCTCACCTTGACTTTGCTTGATACTTAGCCTGCAGCTTCTTCAGGAATTCTACTACCGACGGAAATGCACTATAATCCAGCACTGATAAGTTCAGCGGAGCTTTACAGGCAGGATTCGTGCAGTGCGCAACCGGGGTCGCTATTGCCAATATCGGATTTGCAGCGAGCGGGCTATCAATTTGAAGGTCCGCCTCAAAATCCCCTACTGTATACTTGTTATGGCATTTGGGACATTCTAATACCTCAGACTCCAAGAATGCACGATACATCCTGCGTTCCTCAGGATCCTGAATGCGGAGTATAACTGAGGCTAGCGTATTTCCAACTCGATTATGCTCAAGAATCTTAACCGTTTTCATCTAGTTCACCTCTTATTGGTTGATATTGCTCGAGTATTCACGATATCTTCCATTGCCATGCAGTATTTGCCCGAGCTGCGGCATTTAGCATATAGTTACTCTTATAGCTACAGATGATTGATGAAACAGGGAGCATCTCAACCTGACTGAGAACCTCAGCAACCACTTCTCCTTCCGGAGCGCGGGTAAGAATCATGTCGATTGGCTGTTTAACCACACTATTTCCCAAGGTGATTTCAAGCCCTGCCACATCAACTCCATTCCGGATAATAGGTTCGCGATACACCTCGCCATAGTATTCTTGTTTATGGCAGCGGCTGCGATAGATATCTACATACGGAAGGCTGAGGTAGTGAATAATAGCTATGCGAATTTCATCATCAGTAAGATTCAATTCGTTAACCGCAGAGGGTTGCAGTGTGTTCGGATCGATTGTCTCGTCAACTGCCTCTTTGATCAGCCTATCAATCAGCTCAATCGTATTCTGAGTAAGACGATCGAAGTGGCATGTTATTCTGCTCTGCAGATACAGATCTATCTCTGGAGGAGTGGCCGAGGAGAATAGTATTCTGACATTCTGAGAGACTCCATTGCGGTCTATCCAGGGCGCAGTTGAATATAAATGCGCTGGCTCAGGTATCACATCTTGATTTAAGACTGCCTTAAGCATCTCGTCTACTGGTCCGCACTGACCGGCGATTGTGATCTCGGGATATTTCATTATTCACGCCTCCAGTAAGATTAGGTATCAATATCCAGAGGATCCGATACCATATTCATCAGAAGCCTCTTTCTAGCTTCAACGTATTGCTTCTTGGTAGACATGATCACATTGATCTTATCCATGTCCTTCTCAAAGTCTTCGAACTTGAAAATGACGACTGTGCGCTTGTCTACATCCATACACAGTTCCTTCATCTCCGTTGTGCTTAACTCACCTAGTCCCTTATAGCGTTTCACGCCTTCTGGTATATAGCTGCGGACCAGACTCATTACTTCATATAGCGTCTTATCCTTCTCGCCGTTTACAGAGAACCCATAGATGTCACTGTTTATCGATTGATACTTCTTGAACTTGTGTAGATGCTTATCGAAGTAATCATCGAATCCAAGGTTCACATGATCCATTCCAGATGGATCGCCATCGATTATCAGTTGCCCGTTCTCCATTAAGACGTTAAGGCCCTTATACTTGCCTTTGAACTTCTCCATCCAATAGCTCTTCTTCTGATCTTTCGCATGACCATGGTAGGACCATGCGATATACTCCATCAGCAGGGGATCGCAACACTGACGATCAGCCAGCCAATTCAAACGAACATCGTACTCAAAGTTCTTCTGAATGAACTGGCGAAGTTCTTGCTTAGCCATCGTCTTCCCTCTGAACCCTACTGAGTTCCGCTTGATGAAGCTCTTCACGATCTCTCCAAAGAACTCACGTTGAGACCGCACATATATGCGTTTCCCATTTCCGATTGGGATTGAATAGGCCGGAGGAAGAATACGTCCTACCATTCCCGCATCGATTAGAGGTTTACAATGCTTAGCGAGGAAACAAACGGTGGAGATTGCAATATCATCTCCATCTATGTCTCCATCTGTCAGCAACAGTATCAGCTTCACGCGACAGTCTGCGGGATCACACTTGTCTCCCGGTTTAACGCCACAGATGTCCAGCACATCATTAAACGTTCCCTTGATACGCTCAATAAGGCTGCTGTCCATGTCGAAGATATTCGCCGGACGACTAATACCATAGATTGCCTGGTTGTGTGGATCTCTTGCGGTAGCTGCGTTGTCTGCGGCGGAATCCAACTTGTTAAGTTCGACTATTTCTTCTGAGCAATATTGCTCAGTCTACCGTTTCGGTTCTCAAGGGCTTCGTTTCCTAGAACCCTGACACGTACCAATAGTGTCCCTACTCCCCAGCAACGGGGATAGTCTGTACAGGCTTACAACTAGCACCTACGCATTAGCTAGTCGTTTTCCCACGAGACCTGCATATATAGTGCCGCTACTATATAGCATACCCTCGTTAGCTATCCTTAAATAGGATAACCCCCATGGTCATTGGGTAAAGTAGATAAGGGCAATTCGCATATAAGCTCCTAACCCTCCACAAGTATGAGCTCAGGATGTGTGGTCTTCAGATTTTCCACAATCCCTTGATACTTCTCGGGACGGTCCTTCGAAAACGCGTTTTGGACATTCTTTTTGCGCGTCTTCTTGGAAGCCATCCGTCCTCTCGTTACACGTTTGATAAAATCCATCATAAGATTTGTGGTACTGGACTTCTCATCGCATAACGCGTCAAACACAGCATCACGAACTGCGAACTTGACTTCCTGATTAGAGAACTGTGACTTCTCCTGCCCCATATAGATGGGAGATACTACACGAACCGTTACAAAGGCGCATAGACCTGCGATCATATCGGAGGGCATAATAGGGAGATCCTTATCCTTATTCTTCAGCTTGGGAATCGCCACCTCTTTAAAGTAGCGCTGAATACCCAGCTTTAGCCCATCGTTATGTGTGCCGCCAGCATATGTCTTTGCACCATTCGCATAGCTTATCAGATAGTCGTCGCGATTCTCAGTGTCAAGAACAGCTTCCTTGAATGCGAATGCGATATCGATATCCACGGTTTCTGTAGTCAGTTCGTCGTCCGTGATACCTTTGAGATACGTCACCTTACGTTTCTCGGTAACTCGGACGGGAGGAGTATCGGGCTCCCATTGCTCTAGTCTATCCATGATGTCTTTGCCACCATACTTGTAGACCTTTACCTGCTTCCCATCCTCGAACACTGTGAGTGTAAGGTGTATATTGGGATACAGATACGATTTCTCCTCCATCCGAATCTGAATGTCCTTAGCCGTAACCTCTCTGGTGTCAATAATCTTCGGATCAATTATGAACTTACAATAGGTTCCGTGTTTACTTGACTTCCCTTTCTTCTCGTCCGTCTTAAGGCCATCCTTGAACTCATATCTAAGGCTCTTCCCTTCCCGCATTGAGGTGAACTCAAATGAGGTAGAAAGATAGGTAGCGGTCTTTAGACCATGGCCCCATCTTCCGGCGGAAGTGAGATATGCTGAATCCTCTCCATTGTTGAACTTGCCCGACGCGGCAAGCTTGGTCAGTACGTCAAAGAGTTTCTCCAGCGGCACGCCAGATCCATCATCTGCAACACTGACCTCCTTCGTCTTCTTATCAAATGTTACCTCGATATGACTACCGACAGCTTCCTTAACTGCTAACTCATCAATCGAGTTATCCACAACCTCGAATATGATGTGGATTGCGCCGTTCTTATAGATATCCGGCACATACATACTTGGGGACTGCCTTATTCGTTCTCGGTCATTCTCCAGTACGATAATTGAGTCAGCATCGTACTTTCTGGCCATAGGCATCTCCTCCTTTCAGCGGTATAATATATAGCTGTCTATTCTATCTTCATAAAATACAGATGCTATCCGAGTAGAGTGTCGATGTCAGCGAAATTTGTTAATGCTATCGCCCGGATTGTTTGAATAACATGAACAAGTTGGTTATCAGTGTTGGATGGATTGGTCCACGGTAATGGTTCTGGTTGAATTTCAAATCGTCTGAATGGTCCTAATCGCAAGCTCTTCGCAATTGCACCTACTTTGAGACGTGAAGAAATAGGCGAGGTGCAAAGCACAATATAGTCATATTCCGCATTCTCGTCTGGGGTGTTGCAATCGATAACAGTATTCTTGGACTCGTCATAGAGCAGTGGATAGAGCGTGGTGGATGGTATCAGATAATCGAGGATCTTCTGCGTGGCCCATAAAGACGATACTTTCAACGATAATGTTACTAAATCTACAAAGGGGAGCTTCCGTCTATCATGGTAAAAAGTTTGATAAAAACGCACAACGTCAATCACTATGTCATCACCCTTACAAAAAATAACAGACCTGGGGATTTCCCCAGGTCTGTCAGGTTTGGATCATGTGGTATGCTGAACCGTATCTGCTCGAGACAACTTGGCCAATTCCTCCGGGGTGAGGGTCGAGCCGCCCACGGCCGACGAATCCAATGCGCCAGACTCCGTCAGCTTCCGCATCGTCTCGATAACCTGACCCCATTCGGTCAAGCTATCGCGCAGCTTTGCGATCTCCTTGATCTCATCCTTCTTCATCCGGTCATGCGCCAGCACAATGTTCGCCCCGAGATACAGGCTCACGATCGCGTCCTTCATGGTATCGGCATCAATCAGTGTAGGATTGACCAGAATGTCGTAACAGGACTTGCACACAGAGATGTTGCTCTCGCCAGCTTTGGCAATCGCCGCGTCCAGCAGCGGCGTATACGCCGCATAGGCCGGGGTCATCTCCTTGAACTCAGCGGGGGAGATTAACTTTCCGGCATGATTGCAGTGCTCCCGGTGTTTCTTGAAGGTTTTCGGAACCTCCACCGGAGATCTGACCGTCTTCTCGGCCTCCTTGATCTCCTTCTTGCTCACGGAGAGCTTGACATCCTTCAGCATCTTGCTGGGGTGCTCATACTGGACGGTCTTGCCCTTCTTGTTTTTGCTCTTCTTGTGATAGTCATAGTAGGACCGGTCACTCTTGTTGTGGTACGCGAAATCGTAATAATCGCGCGCTCGCTGTTTCTTGCTCTTCTTCTTTTTGCTCTTGCCCATAACGCAACCTCCTTTAAATATCTTCGAACTGCTGGCGCCAACAGTTTGAATGACGAAACGGTGCAGTAATCATGAGCGATATTACTGCACCCTTCCAGTCACCAGTATAATATATACCTCAAACCAGCTTGCGCATAATTTGATGTACTACTATACCGACAGACCAAACCCGATGAGCCTGTATTAACCTGTTAACGCATTCGTTTTAAAATGCATCCCCGCACCCAGTAACATCCTGAACAAACCCAAGGAACGCTTTATGCGCCTTGTAGAATTTCTTCCAGTTAGTAATAATCGCACCGCTATAGTACTTCGTATGATCAGGGTACAATGGAATTGTGGAAACTTTTTCCCCAGACATGCGGCATGCCGTATCCTGCCCATCATACAGCCCCGTCTGTGGATCTGGGGTCAGTGCATCAAGCTCAGCTACCGTTGGAATTACCGGCCCATGCAAAGTTATTTCGCCACCGTCTTCTGGCTCGTTAAAGAAACGTGCATGCGCATACGTGGCAAAGCTCACGTGCTGAAGATGTTCGCTTGCAATAACTGTCAGAATCTGCTGCTGGCCCACATAGTAGCGATCCCCCGTAATGGCGAACCATGTTTGGATCTGAACTGTATTGGTGGAGTCCAATGAATTTATGGAGAAAAATGCATCCTCGCTGGGGGAATATGCTATAGCGCCGAGCGTGTTGAACACAGATACCGTATAGCCATTGTCAAAAAATAGGGTAGCAAGTGAAAGCCACCCCTTAGTCTTGACACTGTTTAATGCGAGATCGAGCATAGACATAGCTAACTCTCCTTTCGTACTGTCATAATATAGGTTTGTTGTTCAGGCAACCGGCATGAGTTTATCATACCTTACGGAGAGTCTATTTCCATTTAAGCGGCAATTCCATCAATATCCACTGTTATCCCGAAGGCAATCTGGATGCTCTATCCAATCGGATACGTTAACAAATCGCGCGTTGTAGGGAAGGTGTCTCAGGGTGAACGGGATACCAACATCGGGGTCTGCAAGACAGACTTGATCGATACCCGCGTTAATTATCATCCGCTTGCACATACAGCAACTATCGGGCCTCTTCACAATCTCCCGGTTCACAACATCATATCCATAGATATATAACGTTGAATGCAGCATCTCCTCCCGAGGGGCAAAGATGATCGCATTTGCTTCTGCATGCACCGACGTACATGTCGCATAGGAGGTGCCTCGAGGCACGTTATTCTCCATGCGTGGGCAGTATCCAGTATCGCAACAGTTTGGCGTACCTCTCGGCGCGCCATTGTACCCGGTGCTGATAATGGAATCATCCTTAACGATGATAGCACCCCAATGCTTACGCATGCAGGTGCTGCGCCGGGCGACGGCTTCCGCAACTTGCAGATAATAAAAATCCTTTGGCAATCTATCAGTCATAGTAGTACCCTCCTATTAATTTGGTCGAAATCCACCCTTCCACAGGTCGGTCCAGCCGGGATACCGCTCACTGCGTGGAAGAACGTAATATAGTGTCTCTTCGGCCCGGGTTATAGCCGTATATCGAACTCGCATGTGATACTCAGCATCGCGTTGGAATGCATCAAAGAACATTACAGTTTTACCGCTGGAACCCTGCGCGCTATGAACTGTAATCACATGTCCAAATTCAAATTTCTTACCCGGGTTATACCGGCACGCTTCTTCGGCATCCTTATCCCCATACGGGCGGCGAATAAACTCCGAATCACATAGTAGCCCATCAAAATACTCATCATCTAGAAATACCGGGCGGAAATCCAGAAAGAACGACTTACTGACAGAATCGACTTCCGACTTGCCTACGGTATGAACCGCATATCCCTGTGTGCCGTTGGTGAGGGGATATGGCCCTAACTGAAGATTCCAGTCATTTTGACGGCAGATTAGTTTCTCTCCCTTTACCGGAAACGGGCTCTTTGTTTTAACAATCTTCTCTCGGTACAAGTCTATCAGTATTCTGCGATCCTTGTTCTTTAATGTCATAATCAGGTCGCATCCACGGATCAATGGTTTAAAGCGGCTAAACGTGCACTCCAAATCCTCTTGTGCCCAGAGGAATTTCACATCTCTGCCGTAGGTTCGACTATCAATTGGATCATACCGGCGTATCGCAGTACTAAGACGTACAATTTCCGAATCAATAGCCTGCCGCATGATGTCTGTCATAAACCAGTCCAGATTCTCCATATGAAAGCATTGTTTACCTGTCACTGGAGGAAGCTGAATTGGATCGCCAGTCTCGAGAATCGGAACGTTATAGTTTAGCATCATATTCTCTAAGTCTTCTGGAAGAAAGGATGCCTCATCGCAAATGATCAGTTTAACTTCAGAGGAAAGCTTTTTGATTGGGGTGAATTTCATCCGCGTGATAGGTATTCCTCTGCGGTATACTGGACGGCCATTTTGCATCAACGGAACATCCTTCACCTTCATAAAAGTGGAATGTATCGTTTTTGCGATTATCCCTGACCGTCGAAGTACGTTAACTGCTTGCCCAGTATATGCTACTACATAACATTGGTTAGCGTTAAATTTATACCGCTCGATTAGATAGCGGATCAGGAATGATTTACCAGTACCGCTTACGCCGCCGAGACGGAAGATCATATCAGATTTCTTCGATTTCCGGCTATGGTACCAATCATCAAATCGGTCTACTGCACCTTTCTGATCCTTGGTCAAATCATCATAGTAAATATGAGAAGTAGTTAAAAGAAGCGTATCATTTGTTGCCTGCGCTTTCTTCTTTGCCATTACTTTCACTCCCTGTAGTATCGACTGGCCATTTAAGTGTATTATATGTGCCGTCTGTAGTCTGCAAATATTTCATCGCGTTAATAAGCGTGCGCAATAAGTTCGGAACGTGCGGAACAATAATGGACGGGTCCTTTAATGTGTAATAATGAAGCCATGCCAAAAGCTCCATAATATCTGCAATCTCGTATAGGGGTACTGAGTTTACATCAATGGCCGTAACCCGCTGAATAATAGTGAGCAGTAAAGCTTGCGCTCTATCATTGTTAGTCATGTTATCGGAAGTTAACGGAATCAGTGCCTGTTCGTCAGGTTTCCATTTCTCCCGCCAAATAGTGTTGGGCCCCTTTAACCGATCAAGTATCATATCCTCTCCTCCTAACAAGATGCAAAACATCCGTATAATGGGTGGTGAACACTTTGAAAGTCAATACAATTAAAACTACCGATAAACAGGTAATGAAGGTATATGCCGCACGGGATTATGATTTGAAGCATCCCCGCCTAACAAACTATGTGGATATCAACATCCCAGAGTATACGCCAACTATTCCCCGTGATGATAAATTTGAGATGATTGGAATCTCTTCGAACTATTGTGCAAACAGCAATTTCCCTATAAACGACACGTCAGTTGAGGTCACGCATTACATTACGCTGCCTTTATTGCGAGGAACTCAATGCCCAGTATATTTCAACAAGGATACGCCCTTCCTCCTATTTACTCCAACCGGGAGATTGGAAGAGGGCTATCTGCTATACATGTGAGGTGAACTCTATGCCGGATATAAAGACACTGGATGATCTTCTTAATCGCCAAGACCGCTATGATCTAAACAAGATCACCTTCTTCACAATGACCGATGATAACGACTTGATTATTCAAGACACTACGCTGTTCCAAATTTATCGGAGATATGTCAGCGATTATGTTGCAGTCTACAATGTTGCCCCAAAATATCGCCAATACTATAGGTATAAGCCGCGGCTACTGAGCTACGATGTCTATGGAACGCCTGAACTCTCATGGCTAATCCTGATGTTAAATGATCGTGAATGCCCCTCTAAATTTACGATCAAATCGACGATTAAACTGGTTCCATCTGACATGCTGTCACAGTTGTATGACACGGTTGTCACTCGCTCAAACGACGCATTGAGCGCAAATTGGAATGAATACCTGACTAAGCTTAGTTAAATATAAGGGAGCCTCGGTTGGAGAGGCTCCCTTATATTTATCCGGTTATTCCTGATCGGGCCCGCTATCGGCCGGCGGAACATCGTCCGGCAGATCCTCAAAGATGGTATCTTCGGAATTGTAGAGATCCTCCAGAGACACCCCATCCTCGGCTGTGGATAATTCAGACTGAGCACCGCTGTGGTAGGTTCTATACAGGTCCTTCGCGAGTAGCGTTGTGATAATGCTACCATCGCCATATATATCGAGCTTACGGCACTCCGCGCATTCAACAGTGATACAAGCGATTCCGTCATAGACTCCATCAACAGATGTAACAATGACTCCGAAGTTGCAGGCGTCAATATCGCTCTGGTCAAGCGTGACATGCAGCTGCCGGGGATCCATATTCATCAGCTGGGCTTTCCGGATGTTCTTCTCGATGACCTGCTGCATGCGGCAGTCGCATATCTTAGCCCGCTTGGTCAACTCGGGAATTAAGTGCTTCTGCAGGAATTCGTCATTTTTGGCCATCTCCTCCTCAGTGAGAACATGGTCATCTCTATCACTTTTGTCAATCTCGTAAAAGGTAACCTTCTCGAGGTCGACCTGCGGATGCTTGTGCTCCCGCTCGGCGGTCTGTGGCGCAGTAGCCTTCGCTTTTGCATCGATTGGGTTAATCACATTATCACTCATAATAGATATCCTCCTTAAGTACTAGAGGTATGGGATTTTATCCCAACTGCCTCCAAGCTTGATGCAATTTTGCTAATGGGAACCAGAATAATATAACCATCTTCATCCCGAATCTGATTATCCTCAACTGCCGCAGAGTTATCAATATCAGTAACCATTTGGTCGATAAAATCGGATGCGATCTGTTCGTCCGGATCATTGATGGGCTCGAGGAAGTTTCTCGTCCTTCTTGTAATCTCTTTGATCTCGTTGATGTCTTCATGAATATCTGCTGCAATCTCATCAATCATACTCAATCGGTATACCGGCTCGGTATAGATATCGTCCTGTAGCCGTATCTTGCTGTTTTTATACATAAATGGCTGCAGGAAGTAGTCAATCGTGTTCGAATCGTCGCCGCGCCATTTCAACTTTCGGAACGATAAATAAAATCGCTGCTCTCTCGGATCGTACTCTATTACTATGCCTATATTCATATCAAAGTTCTTAAGCATGCCAAACGACTCTGATATGTTGCCGCTTCCTACTCTCTTACCGATATCAGAATTCCCTCTCTCCCTTGACTCTTCGATAATATTAACACCCTCCTTGTTAAACTGAGATGCAGTAATGATTGGGATATCCAATTCGATTGCTAGATCATGCAGCTGGTTGGAAACATCCGACAACTGCTGATGCCGCTTGTCTGTACCCATGAACGGAGGACGCAGCCGTTCAATATAATCCTGTAGAATGATAATGACCTCTCGGCCAGAGTTATCCAATTCTTCAACAATACCCCTAATATCTGGAACACCGATGTCCATATTCCCATAGTATCGGAACTCAATGTCAATATCTAGATCATCTTGAACAGAACAAAACCCACCCTTCTTCAGAATCTCCATGATATCCTTTGGCTTAAAGTTCTTAATGTTCTCAATAGTTCCAAAAATTGCCCAGATACGCAGGAACGTTTCCCAAATATTATTCTCCTGAGATAGGAACAGGACGGTGGGACGCTTCGTCGGATCCTTATGCGGGCGACTCTTATTATACAACTTAATCTGTTTCATAAGGTTTAGAAGCAATCCGGACTTGAAACCACCAGTAGCTCCAATAAAGTTATAGACGCGGGCATCTTCAAATCCGCCGGCCAACATTTTATTCAACCCTTGCCATCCGGTCTGCCAATAGTGCGAATCCGATAGAGAGCGATCAATCGCCTCCATCATCATAGCATTAAAATGATCCACATCCGTAAGGTTGAAGCGATTCTCCTTCTTGGAGCGGCGCTGCACCTTCGTGAGCTCGCTTAAGATACTCTGGAACATCGAGATAGCACTTTCGACGTTATCCATATCTTTTCCGAACTCATTGATGTTAAGATCTTCTACCAGCCGCATCAGCGCAGGTTTATACTCATGCATAAAGATCGTATTCAGCTGACAGAAAATAATCGAGTTGATAAACTCAATATCTTTCTTACTAAGACGATTCGGCTCAATCGACTCAAGGATCTCGCGCTTGATAATCGCCCCATAGCGCTTTGATACTCTGCTCATTACATACTGTGTACAGATCTTATGCGAAGCTACACCCTTGTCAAGTTTGGCCTCAAGGTAATAAGTAATGAAAAAGTACCTTGCCATCTTCGATTCATTTTGCTTAAACATATCATCTCCGATGCGGGCAAAATACTCTTTCAGGTTTGTCAGGTTGGAGTAGTTAATTGTTTTGTTATCATAGTTCAGCAGATATTCGCAGTAGAGATCCAAGGTATCCAAATCATCGCTCACTGGGAGTTTATCTGCTTTCTTAAGCAATTTCATATAATCGGTGCCCATGAACAATATTCCCTCCGCAGGCCAGTAATTATAGTACCGTTAAGGTAAAACTCACATTAGAATACTGATGAAACAATTAGAAATCACGTATATACTATAACAGCGTAACTCGGGTACCTATAAACATATTCAAAGAAAAGGAGAATGTATTATGCAATCGTACTTCGTAGTTGGCGAAAATGAAAACGCAATGCTGCCCAACCCGGCCGAGATATTCGACTGGGTAAACGTCGTCCCCGTCCTGAGTCAGGAGGGTCCGTGCTATTTCTCTGATAGACGCCTCCGCTCCCACTGGCTGAACGAGAACATTCAGATAATCGTCTATGGCGACAAGGACTTCATAGCCTACCCAACCTATCAGACGAATGGCGAGGAATTCGCCTATCTGAAAGATGATCTCAAAAAACGATTCAACACAATTAGCCGTCAATGCGTAGTTGTTCTGGTTCCAGTAGACAAAGAGTGGTGGGACAAGGTACTGGTCAATGCCTCTCCTCGCTTCGGCATCCTTGATCGCAACTTCTTGCTTCCGGATACATTAGACGACTGCTTTGAACTCGACCCCGATAACGCTATGCGCATAGCTTTGGTAGACAAACCAGATGATATCATCCAGGTGATCGAAACTAACTACATGGCGATAGAAGGCGTCTTTTCAAGCGGAGCCGTCAATTCAGACGACTCTTCGGATGAAGACGAAGAAGACATGGAAACTAACAACCCTGATCCCAGCTCTGAGAATGCAGAAGATGAGAAGCCAAAGGTGAAGGTCGAGGAAATGCGTATCGGTGACGTCGAGAGTACGTTCGCACTCGATACCACTACAGCGGTGATCTTCGTTGCCCCTGGTATGATTGGGCCGAAATGCTATGCCTCCATGCAAGCGGATAGTCGGATCATACTGGAAGATTGCCGGATGGAGCCAATCGATGATCTCAAGTACCTGCATGAGCTCATCCATTACAGTACAGCTAAAGCAAGAGTTACAGCCGCCCGCACTGGTTACGCAAAGGCCGTTGTGCTTATCCCGCTTGTGCAGAGCGCTCTGGCCAGTATGAAACTTCTCCACTGCGATGATGTTACTATCTGGCTTCCCTTGCCTGATAGACGATTTATAGGCGATTATTATCGCGACATCGAATACAAAGAATATGATCGCTGGGCTGATTTTCGTTGCCCAAAGAAACTGCGGAAACCTCAATATGGATGCAGTAACGACTATGACGCGTTCTGGGTAACTGTGGATAGCTTCTGCGATAATCCGGAGGCAGCACATCAGCAGTATTCAGATACTCCTACCGACTTTATCTGCCAACATCATGCTGCAATCGAAGATTTTATCATGACCCATGACCTGGATGTCAATGTTGTTTATCTTAGTAGCCAGCGACTCATAGGGGATATGATTATGGATGCACTCTACCGAGATACCACCGCTGGCCGGCCGCTGGACCACATTGCCGCAAACGCATACGCGAAGTATGTGAAGGGGCTTCAGACAATGGTTCAAGACACCATCTCTATTGGAGAGGAGCTTATAGGAGCGGACAAGAAGGACTCGCGCAACCCTGCGCTGTGGATTGATTCTGATAGGCACATTGTGTACCGCAGCACTAAGGAAATGCGGTTCCCCTGGCTAATGGAATACTTTGGTAAACTTCACCTCAACAATACGCAGCTGCAGCATCTCGGCAACCTGAGCAACTATATCCTGCTGACCAGAGATGATGCGGAGTTGATCGCCAAGGTACTGGACGATCCGGAGATCTTCGTGCGGATATACGCGTCGCATCCCGATATCACGGAAATGCAGGAGCGGCTTCAGTTGAAGCTTCAAGGGCACATCACTGACAAATAGCACGTGCAGGGCAAGCCTATAGTTGGGCAAGGAAAATACCCGCGGGGAATACTCCCCGCGGGTATTTCTTTTATTCACCAAACACTTCTTTAAATTGCTCCAATGTTAATGTAGCAACTGGACTAAATTTGTCAGGCAAGGTAGGAACAACTTCATCTGTGTAGTACTTATAGTAGATTGTAGATAGCGGAAGATTGTCGTCCAGCAGATAAGAAAATTTTTCTTTACGTTTCAAATTTTCTTTTTCTGCCTCTTCCTCCCGTGCAGTTTTAATCTTCTTAACAATACTAATCCGATTATCCTTTCGATATCTGGACTCAAGAAGCGCGACTTTATCGGAGTCCTCTAAAGTATTGCCTCGAGTAATCTTCATTGAGATTAAGTCATTCGGCTTGGAATCCTCAAGTATTTCGTCAATAGCCTCTATGATATCATCGATTGGATATGATTCCAACAATTTCTTGGAGATCTTAAGTTCATAGTAGGTTGCAGAATCTGGATTTATATAATGCTCTACTCTAAACTTGGTGCGGTCTTTGTCATAGATTCCGCACACGGCGAATCCTGCGTCAATGCCGCCCCGCTCTAAGAGTGTAAATGGCCCAACATACCAAAATTGGTCCAAAATGCATTGATATTGATGAATGTGCCCAAACAGCACCGGACCTTTTGATGAATCAATTAACCGCTCTACATTATACTCATACACATGGGTTGGCATGGCTTCTGAGTCTTGGATAAAATACCGCATTCGATCGATTAGTCCATGTCCAAGAATTAGATCATATTTCTTATCCCCGGTTAAATATTTATCAATTTCGCTGTTCTTTTTTACCTGAATATCCGGGAGAACCAGCACCTTATAGTTCCCCCATATGGTAATTTCCTCAACAGTTTCATAGATTCTGAAATCCACGCCATCATCATTGTTTATATAGGATCGGATGTTTTGGAGCTGGTCATTATCATGGGAGTTTGTACCTTTGATGATGATGACCGTCGCCCCATGACTTTTCGCAACCTTATAGACCTTGTCAATGAACCACAAATATAGCTCGGAGTATTCAGAGTTCAGTGACAGTACGGTATGGAGAACATCTCCCAGAATGCAAATCATATCCAAGCTGGACATCTTCTTGAGGACGCCAAAGAAATGTTCTTTCAACTGCTTTTTCAATGTACTTGCAGTAATATGCCTAACTCCAATATGGATATCTGCAATCGCTGCAATAATCTTATATTCACGCATTTGCCCTCACCTCAATACGCATGTCTTACCAGAAATAAAAGAAAAAATAACGGCGGAGAAGTTTCCCTCTCCGCCGTTATTTCTAATCATTTGTTGGCGTAACGTGACATTGCTTCACCGTATCTGTACTTGAATGATTTGCCAGTGTACATTGCCTTGAGTATCCACGTCGGTGCCTGCACAAATAGGGTCTGCAGTTTTTCTGGGACAGAGCAGATTTGCTTTTCGTTCATATACGGGCGCAATTCTTCATAGTATGAGGGATCCAAAACTATCGAATCGTCTCCGTCAGGGCTATCAGCAGTGTCGTTCTCACTGGAATCTACAGTCTCTACGTGGCTTTCGGCTTCGGCAATCCGGCGGGAGTATTCTCCGGACTTAACCATCTCCAACATTATGTTCGCCAAAACCTTAAAAGCATTCACGTATGAGGACGGTATATGAAAGACGTCTGCTATCGCTAAGGCCGGCAGTCGGGGAGCAAGAAATGTTTGATCAAAGTAGGTTAGATTTTTGTACGTATCGGTAATACATTGATAGTCATACCCCGATAATGCCCCTCCTCTGATCTCGTTTTCTTCATCATCTGTGAGCATGTCTGTCGTCAATTTTGGATTAGTGGCATAGAAACGCTCGGGAATGCTGAACTCATTAGCATACTTCTTCAGTTGGAATTCACTAACCGTCGAATCCGGCCACCTGGCGTTATCCTCTGCAGAAATCGTCCAAACTCGAGTAGGTTTTTTCTTCCCGTAAAGATCTTCGAGCGCTAGGTCTTGCTCACTAGGCATAACCACAGCATCCATGTCAAACGTTACAGTCATCTCTAGTGGATCCTTTGTGCCATGCTCTGTGCTGATCGTGGTAGTTTTTGTAGCACTATTACAGGTAGCGTACAGAGTAGGTAATGGCGGTGGAGAAGTTCTATTTTCATGCGAAAGCCTGTAACCATTCGCAACAACTTCTCGATACATGGGTGGTATGTCTTCGCCGGTTCCATCGCCCATGATCCAGTTAAATGCTTGCGTAACCTCTTCGAGCTCGACTGGAGATAAACGCCCAATGTACCGCCCTAACCGGCTAACAGGTATGGTATGCGGCATATGGGGACAGAACTTGTATATCATGCTAAAATGACAATATCGATCAAACATTTCAACTGAAAACGCTGGTTTCTCATGTGATAGTGCCGGTAGCACCACCACCGTACCAAGGCTGTCCCAAATTTTCGGCTCTCGTATCACCAGCACCGGCCGGGCAGAAACTGATCCGACAAGATAGGCCAACCTTTTCTCTTTCCGTACTTGATTTGGATCTGTTGGGTTGCATTTAAACGGGCTCCCCACATAATAGACTTCTCCTCTTGAAATTGCTTGCATAACTTTTCACGTCCTTTCAAAATTAGGCTGGTAGCGATAGAATCTGATTATAGACTTCTATCGCTACCATTGTTATAATATATACCTGGATTTACTTATCGTTATATGTGGTAATCCTATGGTATATCTCCATCAACCGATAATATCTCTCTATCTTCCTATCTGTATAGCTTGCCGCATCACGATAAAGTGTACCGAGCTCTGCGAACGTATTGAAAAATTCCCGGAATAAATCAGCGTCGTTGAGATTCGCAGCATTCAGTATTCCCTTAACCTGCGGGTTATCTGCAAGTTCTGTGGCAACAATCTTGACTGCCCTCAGCATAATACTGTCCAGGGGGCCTTTTGTGTCGCCGTAGATTGATACCAGGTATAGTAGGAACGCAAGCTCAGAGGAAGGATGGGCGGGATCTCGCTCGCATATCTTAGCATCGGTCAGCATCCAGGTCTCATGTCCATATCGTATTACAGAGACGGCGGTATTCAGTATGTCTGTTCTATCGGATTTTGCATCTATCTGTATGAAGCTATCAGACAGGATTGAGCACAGCATAGAACTCATCCAGGACCCAGCGCTCTCAGATTCCATACGTGCTGATTCTTGTACATATGAAGTTGCCAATATCTCTGCCATCTCATCCTGCCGTTTATCTGTTTTGTATCGATAGCGTTTGATCATGGTCATTTTGTACATCGTTGTACCGCTGCGATCTGTCACAGTTAAAGGATCATATGATATACTACACCATTCCTGCGGATTCAGATTTGGGAACCAGGCGTCCGCTCCATACTGGCCATCTATCAAATGCTCATAGATTGTGTCACAATACGAAATGAGCGTTCGGTATATCTCCTCCCCTCCTATTACCCACGCATCGCTCGGAGCTACCTCACGTATGCCCCGAATATCATGGCATATGACGATATCCGGAAAGTCCTCTGCTCTCATCGTTCGACTGACTATAATGTTTTTCCGATGCGGCAAAGCATGGCCGATACTCTCATAGGTCTTTCGGCCCATTATCACAGTTCCACCTGTTGTCACTTCCTTAAACCATTGCAGATCTGCAGGAATGTCGAACAGAAGTTTACCCTTCTTCCCAATACCACCATCAGAGTCCACGCATACGATGGCTCTCATATTGCTACCTCAATCTTATAATCGAACGGCTCATATCTATAATCCTGCAGTGCGAAATCCTCTACCTTGAAGTCGTAGAAGTCTGTTACCTCCGGGTTAACCCAGAACTTCGGATCAGGGTGCGGATAGTCTGCTGCGTTCGATGCATCCGAATGCCTCCAATAGTTCTCCACCATCTTAGTGACAATCGGCAAGTGCCGGTCATATACATGATAGTCGCCGATCACATGGGTAAATTGACCGGCTTTCATGCCACATGCTTGGGCAAGCATATGCAAGAGCACTATATATTGGACCGCATTCCAGTTGTTCGCAGTAAGAACGTCCTGAGACCGTTGATGCAGCATGGAGTTTAACACCAGTCCATCGTCGCTTTTGGTAACAGAATACTGCACGTTGTACGCGCATGGCACCAGGCCCATCTCAGACAGATCCTGAGGATCATACATATCCGTCATAATACTCCGCTTGCTCGGATTATATTTAAGGTCGTAGATCACCGAGTCTATCTGATCCAGCCATACCCACGAGTCAATTACTTGAGCAGAGGGGAGTTTTGCAAGCCTTGCACAGTCCGCTTCTGTGTACTTATGATGTCTGGCGATCCGACCAATCTGATACCCATACGCCTTGCCGATCGTACCCGACTCATCTGCCCACGAATCCCAGATATGTGATCTAAGGTCACACACACGGTTGGATTTCTTCTGATAGATCCACAGAATCTCGTCAATTGCATTCTCGAGCCGGATTCGGCGCATGGTCATACACGGCAGAGCATTCCAGTGCAGCCCGGATAAAGCGTAATTGTACCTGTCGCATACATGCAGTATCTTGCGGGTGTGCGCAGGAGTTCCATCGCTCCAGTGCGGTCTTACATCCATTCCCTCATCAGAGATGCCGTGCTTCAATAACTCCGAACAGTTATGCCCAAAAAGAAAGTCAGCATATCCCATTATATTATCCTCCTAGTAATATGATTTTCTCACCATTGTTTTCCATTCTTCGAATATTCGATGAATATCTTGGGCAACCTGCGGGGTCTTATTTGTATAGGTTGCCAAACAGCCCCGAACAGCACATAGGTTGCCTCCCTGAATGAGCATGATTGGGTCGATTTCGCCTGGCTCAATTAGTTGATACTGCATTCCAGCATTTTCAACCCGCCCATAAGAATTCTTAATATACGCCAACAGCCATTTTTCCATCGGATCATATGCATCGGGGCTTACCCTGGGTATCGCTACAGCGAATTGAATAGACAATACAGTGCGATATGCGAGATAGTCTGTAATCACCGGATGCAGAATCTGCACTTGCGCAGACTGCCCAGGAACTGTATCGGGCTGATCGCAATAGCCAATCGACAGCGATATAGTAGTCTCCGTTATATCGAGTCGATAATCATAAACCGTGGACACGGTCACGCATTTTGTAGTATTTGTATCCGTGAATGCCAGCACAAACCGCGACTTGTTTGGGATAATAGGTTCGGCCGTTTTAGAATAGAATATCGTCTCAACCGGAACATTGGTTAGAGAAATTCGATATTCGTTTGTCATAGTCGAATGCATAACAGCAACCGACGGTATCATGATCGTCCCTAGAATATTCATACTATCCACCTCACCCTAGACGTAATACTTGTCCTCTCAGTGCAGACCCCAACAGTTTCGTTCCCATTGCGGTGTCGAATAGGCACTGAAAGCACAGAATGTATGGATCCATGTCATCTCTGGAGAGAAACCACGCGGAGGCTTTCTTGCCTTCCCGTTTCTCCAGCCTGCATACCATCACACCTTCTACGGTGTCCTTCCCATACACCTCCTCATACGGTATAATGTATCCGGCCAGTTGCAGGAACTGCGCCAGATAGAAATCCTTGCCGGTTTTATAATCTACAAAAATTACCTTACGTGGATCCCTCCATCCTTCAATGCCACAGTCGATTGTTCCGCCCAGGTCATGCCCTACTACCACGAGTTCAGTAAACTTGACCCGAAATGGATACTTATCTTTAATCCTATCGTACCACTCAAAGAAGCTATCAATTGCATGGAGAGCTTCTTCTTGATCATTGGGGTCAAGTACATTGAACGCATCATAGTCGATATCTGCCAAATAGTGCTTATCAAAATATTTATCCAATACGTCATGGCAGAGCGAACCTATATTTGCGGTTCTTGTGAGCTCATCTTTGTGAGAAATACCCTTAAGACCAAGCATGTTTGCCCAAGTGATAAGCTGGTCTTTGGCCAGCACTTTGATGACTTCACTGACTCGCATAACGCGGTTTCCTTCTGCGTTAATATATACCTTATTATGGTTATCTGTCTTTGGCATAATTATACCCTCTCTCGACTATAAGGTTGAAATGATTATAAATATATCGCGCTGCTCTTCTAAAAATACAGGTATGTAAGAGAGACAATAGCTCGCCCGAACATCCCTATAACGTCAGTGGGTGTACTCCCACTATGAAAGGAGATCGACAATATGCTCGAGGGTATGGGCAACGATTTTCTCCCTTCTTGTTCTAAGATGGTGCTTGACGAGAGTGTGGGAGATCGTAAGATATTTTACCGGCTCGGCGAATCTGAACTATTCCAGTTAGCTAATAAAAACATTACACAGAACGGGATGAAGCTTGAAGATATTATCCCTCGAATGATTGTTCCCGACCAAGGGTTTAATCATATCACCTTATCACAGTTTGATAAGACCCTTAGATACGAGCTGTTTGAAGGTGGGAGATTCAAACTCTCCTGCAAGTCTGCTATGTATAAGCTGATAGACGGTGGAGATGTTGTAATGGTTGCTAGCGACCAATTCCGCCTCCCCACCTGTCTGCCGTATATCGCGCAGATGAGCGGACACTATGCAAGAATCTATGTCGATATTAGCCATTTTGTAGACCTGAACCAGTATGCCTTATATGAGGTATCGCAGGCTCGGAACTACAACGGGTTAATGGCCGCACTTTTTGCGGCATGTGCCGCGTATCGGATTATTTCTCTGACCAGTTCTCTTCCGGCTGATTTGGGTGATGGTATGGTTCTCCTCCATGCGAGCATGATGGAAAAGGTTATTAACAGTCTAGTCCACATGGATCCCGTTATGCGGGACAAGATAAAGTACCTCGCCACCGAATTTGCACTAATTCAAATGTACGGAACTGAGGCTGGGACCAAAATGTTCTACCGATATAAAGAGCTCTACTTCCCGAAGCTGAGCAAGATGATAACCGATGCAATCGATGATCAATTCAAGGTAGATCATTTTGACAAGTTTGGGCTCTTTGTACAAGAGCTGAAAAACGTCTATCCTTCTCTGAAGAGTATCAGTACCCATATCATTTATGATAAGTGGATTCGATCCTATGGCGCGGCCACTGCGCTAAGTTTGGATTATCTCGGGTTCCAGCTTTATACAATCTGTATGATTCTGCTCGAATCCCCGCTGATTACCCGTATTACGTTAGAGCCAATGCTCGAGAAGTGCCGTGGAACTGACATGTACCGGCGTCTGCAGGCCTTGATTGGTTAACACGTCTGGATGGGAGGGGCCTGCTCCCTCCCATCCCTAGTTTCGTTTCTAAACTTTACCTGAAAGGGGATGAACTATGTGGTTCTTCGCAAAGAAGGGCGATCCGAGTTTTACGGAACCTTGGCATGGATGGGTCTATTATCTACTGAAGAATATCGTATCCGAACAACCCGAATGCGTGATGCAGACGACGTATATGTGCGATTGGATTTAACGCGAAAAGATATTGATCGAATTGGATATCTGTATCCACACGTTGAAATTGATCCTCGGTATGATAGCAAATTTGAACTATGGATTGAAGACCGGTATCTGAATCCAAAAATGCTTGAGTGGATTACTGGTACATATCGCGACTATGCGATACTGGATCAAGACTACGATGAGACTATCCCTGTAATGTGCTACCACAATCCCAATATTGTATATCGATTCAACGCACTTTCTGATTCTGATGAGACTCTCACCCATACGGTCATGCTCGATCTCACAGAAGCGCCCTATTGCAACATCCAAAATATCGAGCATTGCGCATATTATATCTCAGAGAATAAATATCACATTCCGGATGCAGTACGAAACGGTAATACCGTCACGTTTACAGCGCCATATCAGCATGACATCGACTTCTTCCTTTGCTCAAACCTGGTAAACGTTCTAAAGGCAGACGCAGGAAAGGGCATCTACCTCGATCAACTATATTCAAATAATTCCTACCATCGAATTATCATAGATCATGATCCTGCATATCCAATTGATGCAAGATTCTATCCCTGTATCTCAGTGGATAAAGATTGCATTATTCGAGTGTATAACGATCGATATCATCAATTGCTTTTCCCGGAGGTATCCAGGCTTCTGGCATATCCGGAGTTCCTTGATGTAGTGGACCCATACAACACAGACAACGAATATTTAAATAATCTAGCACCTGTAGATGAGTTAATCCTGTCTTCAGATGGTGACGATGTGGTTGTCGAAAAATTCTCGAAGATTGCGGCGTATTGCTATAGAATGTGGGAACGATTCCCGCATGATACAAGCGAAGTGTCAAACTTTATTATCTGCGACAACTCTCAGTTTGGACATCCAATCTTCACTAAGCAGACTGTATATCTTATGAATGAAGAAAAGGAAGCAATCGTAGCAAGCGTTCCATATGAAGAGTATCGGGATATTATCTTCTATGACGGCATGGTGTTCAGTGACTATACAATCCGTAGGCTCAAATATGTTGATAGTAAGTTAATTGAATCTCCTACCGGAAACCTATCCTACTTATTCGACACGTCTCTTTCTCCGGATAAGTTTACGCTAATCAAGTTTAATACCGATCGAGACACAAACTTCATAAACATTGGCGAATATATAAATGAAGAGAATATCGCCCGACTTCACATTAAATTAAATCGGTTCTACCGGAACCTTCTTATCGTCCGGACCGAATTGCTTGATAGTGGAGATTATGCCCGAATTGCTACAGTACAACCAAATGCAACGGATGATTATCTCTGGTTTGAATTACTCACAAACACAATTCCTGAAATGTTTGAAACAAACCCGATTGAGCAAATTAACCTATATGGGCTTGACCCCAACAAGATACCGGATGATGTGGCCAATGGCGCATATATGCTGGAAGCAGAGCCCAATGAAGAAGGACCGAACTCGTACCAGGATATTCTGATAACGTACTTCAAACTTGCCAAAAATCGAAAAGAATACCTTGCATTGCAGGTTGGAGATGGCGTAGACGATCCTCGAGTTCAAGAACTTGACGAGTTCAGCGTTGGCAATCCGGCCGATATTGACAAACCAAACGCTATCGTAATTGACGATCCCGAAACTCATCCAACTGCTACTAAGCGGAAATACGAAGAGGGATTTCCAGAAGTCCCCTATACGGAACCACACAGTTCAGGCGATTTGTACTTCAAAAACAAAGACGAAGGCACTCCGCCTCCAGGAGAAGAGAATACCGAAATCGATGAAATTAGCATGGGCCCCCAAGAACCAGAAGGCAATGATAATAGACTGTGGATTGATACGCATGGAGAACATTTACCTGGGCTAATTACCGGGGATATGTATGACTCCGAAACCGATCATATTACTATCACGAATAATGCCGACGCGCTGGACGCTGATATGGGCGATTATGTGTTGGAGAGTCCCAGCGTTACGGATGATGAAGAAATTACAATTGATGATCTGCTGGAAGGATTAACCAAGCCAGATACTGTATTAGGTATTCCGGAAGGCCAATTGGCGTTAGAGCCTATTCGGGGGAATTATGACCCCGAAAAGGTGGATGCAAAAATCTCAGAGCTAATTCAGACCATTGATGCAGATAATGCCGAAAATACAACACTTGATCTGATCAAACAAATGTCGGGCGGCGAAAAACTAGATATCGTACACCGGCTGATTACACAAGACCAAGAACCCGAAGATGCCAATGAAGGGGATCTGTGGATTGAGTATCTTACACATACTCCTGCTGGTGTATTAAACCTCGTTGTATATAAAGTGCTGCTCGCTGCGCATGTCTACAATATCAAAAATGCAAAGTATGGAGATCTTGCCATAGAAGGAGAAGGTCTTCCTGAGAGCATCAATAGCGTCATAGTCGGAGACTATCCCAGATGGACTAAAGAGAATCAACTATTTTTACAAAAACATCCTATTGATGCCGAGAGTGGATATGCCCTACCAGAGTGGTATGCGGTACGGGAGCATAACTTCAAATGTATCATGAGCTATTATGAGCCTGATGATCCGCAGAATGGCGATCTATGGATCAATATTCCTGCCGCAGTACTCGGAGAGATCATTAAGGACGTCATCTCTAGTACGCTCTTCGAAATCGGCGAAAAACTCCCGGAAGGGTATTATGACGATTCTGGATATGATACGCTTGCTACCGTTGCATTTGACTATCACCCACACGATAAAGGAACAGAAGGCCTTGGCGAACTCTTCCGTGAAAGAATAGATGAGAGTCTGCATCCGATTCATTACGGAAAGGTAGTCGACGAATCAAAATTAAAAGAAGATGATATCTGGTATGAATTTCTGGATGACATATCTGGGATAGTCGCATATTCCGATCAAACCAGCATGATTCTCCGTATTAACGAGAGACTCATTATGGTTGAGTTCGATGACGACAATATTACTGCGTTTGCCTTTGATGATGTTTTCATGAACTTCCGTGGGACGCTTGGTATTCGCTATCTGAGTATCGTTGCCGATCTGATTCGGTCGGGAGAACTATCCTTGAATGATATCAATATTTTCTATAAACGGCTTATTACCCATGAAGATGTATTCGATCCTGGGCTGCAGAGACTATACACTGGAACATCTTTCGTAGTCTCAACGCTGGATGTAGAAGCCTCGGATTATGCAATATTATACAGCTCGAACATTGGACGTTTCCGTATGGATTATTCCAATCCAGAGACCACAAACCGCGAACGTGGGCACGCATATCGGATGTGCATCGATCTTACCAGACGCGATTTCACATTCATCTATGGCAAAATGCTCCTCTTTGTAAATGGGAAGTATATTCGTCTGACCGATTACACTGAAACAGCCCCCGGATATCTGCAACTTAAGGATTTTCATGAGATTATTGCAATGGTCGATATTTTCTATGACAAGAAAGATATCAATCTAATGTCGCTCAAGGGCTGCGTATCGCAATATATTCCTAATCAAGATGATTGCGTCTCGATTCAACGCCCGAGCGGCTATGCTACCATGGAGCCAATCAAACTGTACGACCAGACAAAGCGCGGATTCTATGACGTTTTGCTGCACGAGTATATCCTAAATGGAAAACTTCTCCGAATCTTGCATTATTTGGACGATCATCCTGAAGAATACGAAGATTACCGGCGCGAACTTATCCAGCGATTCCATGCTATTTCAGATACCGATCTATGGGGGCAGGATGACCGGCATGCTCGAATCGTCCTTAGCGGAGATAGCCCAACTAAAAGCTACTATGAAATAAAAGAAGGCGGTGAATAAGCTGTGAGTAAATTACCCTATTCAATCACCGAGGGCGAAATGGCAATGCTCGCCGATATCTTCCGTATTATATTAAAAGAGATCAAGGTTGATGAAGACAAAGAGAAGCTCGCCCCCGGAGAAGTTGGTATCAGCTACACTGAGGGATGCTTCTATGTTCGAGATCCGCATACCGGAGAACTATTCTGCCCGAACAGTGTTGCGCATATTAAACAGATTATGAACAAATATGACGGGGCTACAGGATTGCTCAATGCGGATCGTGTGGGAAATATCCGGTTCTACTCCCACATTAACCAGCTTACACAACTTGGAATAACTCTATCTATAGACTCGATTATACGACAAATGGAATTCCCAGGGATCCTCATGTCCCCTATCCAATACGATAACTACGAATTGCTTGGGTTTCCCTCCAATAATGGCATGGTGCTAATTCACAAGGTAAACACGAACTTTGTTATGGCACGCTATTATGATTGCAACACATTTACCTCCTACGAAGGCCGGTATAATATGATTACACATACGTTTGATGGATGGGTAATCGCCGGCGGCGGTGCTGGAAGCAAGTATATCGAGAGCGTTGGCGGTGGATCTACTACTACAATCCGAAGCGATGCTCCTCTAAAGGATATGATGGTTCTCACCGTTCGCATTACAGAATCGTTGGAACCTGGGGCGAAAATCTCCTATAACGGTACAACTTATCTCCCAATTCTGAACCAAGACGGGACCGAGCTGGGTACCTCCATAGGGGCCAACAATATTATAATGCTAATTTACGATGAACAAAGGTCCGGATGGATCTGGTTAAATTCTACCGGATCAGCAACCCTTACAGTTTTGGAGATCACAAATAACCGGCTTGAGACAGTCTCTAAGCAGCTTGAGCTTGCGACAAAAGACTATCAGGAGCGGATTATTGAGGCAGAGCATCGGATAAACACTAAGCTGGCAGCGCTCGACGCAAAACCCGGCAATATTGTAACCGTATGCTCTACCTTTACTGCTCCAACGGCCGCCACTACAACAGTCAATGCAATTAGCAACTACAATGCTAAACTTGACAAGCTGGTTGTTAACTACAACCAGACGATTCTGCGCCCAGATATCGATTATGTTGTAGAGGGCAATGGTATCCAACTGCACGGGTTCGCTCTGAATGCCGGGGACGTTCTCCAATTCATCGTGATTAAGCAAGCTGCTACCGCGCAGAAGAGCTAGTCTGACAGGCAGACTGCATTAAATGCGGAATCTCTTATAAGGATGGTGTATTACTATATGGCGGTATTAAAGACTACCATGAAGCGGTTCGTCGGTTCCACCAAATCCTGGGATCCTATCTATCTGGCGAACAGCGCAGATATCACCTATCTTGGCAGCGGGTTCACCGTCGCTGCCGGTGATGGGTTCACTGTCGGACAGGAAGTGACTGGTACCACCGATACCGCGGAGCTGATCCAGGCTATCATTAACAATCTGGCCAAGATTGATAAGGTGACAATCCCGGCCCTGCAGGACGGCTCTGGCGTGACCAATGTCCCCAGCACCGCCCTCGACGGCGTTGTGGATCGGACTAACCTCCCCGACGACGTTGGCGGCAAGGGTGTATCTGTAGAGACCGAGGAAGCGAAGACTGCTCTGACCGCTGCCGATGTTAACGTGGGTGATATCGTAAAGGTTGCAGATGATAAGGTGTATCTGGTATCGGCTGTCGATGCCGAAGCTACTCCCCAGGTCTCCTATATGCTGCTGAACGATTTCGCCGCCGAGGTTGCCTGGGCTCGAATCACTGGCACTCCCACCACTCTGGATGGGTATGGCATCACCGATGCCGTGGCGGCGGATGAGAAGGTCACTGAGGCCACTAAGGAGAACGCTGGCAAGATTCTGGTTCTGAACGCCGATGGGCGGCTGGACGTGGATATCACTGGCAATGCCGAGACCCTCGGCGGTCATGAGCCTGCGTTCTATGCAATCAAGACTGATCTTGATACGGCTAACGAGAAGATCGCGACCAACAGTGACAATATCAGTACCCTGCAGACTTCTATTAAGGCGATCGATGCCTCCTGGATTACCACCGGAACGATCGACCTGGCGCGCCTGCCCGCTTCCGCTATCGAGACGCTCTACATCACCGAGAACGCTACTACCCTGGCTGCTCTGACCTCTGAGCAGGTACAGAACGGCGATACCGTAAAGGTCGCCGCCACTGGCGTTATGTACTTTGTCACCGATGAGACAAAGCTTGGAACTGCGGATTATGAGCAGGGCCTGGTCCCGTATTCCGCTGGCACCGCTTCTGCGGTTGACTGGTCTGGCGTGCTTAACAAGCCCACTACGCTCCAGGGCTACGGGATCACTGATGCTATCAAGTCTGATGAGAAGGTCGCTGAGGGCACCGCTGCCAATGCTGGCAAGCTTGTGACCCTGAATGCCGATGGCAAGCTTGCTACGTCTATTACTGGCGACGCGGCCAGTGTTGGCGGGTTGAAGGCGAGCGATCTGGCAACAGCCACCGCGCTTCAGGAAGTTACCGACACCCTTGGCGATGCATCCAGCGGACTGGTAGCTGATGTTGCCAATCTGACTACTGCAATCGGGGATGCCGATTCTGGCATGGCGAAGGATGTTACCACCCTGAAGGCCGATATGGCCACCGCCAATGCCGATATCACCGATCTGAAGTCTGGCGATGCCATTACCGCTCTGGCTGCAAGCAAGATCACTGGCACACTGGCCTATACCCAGCTTCCTGCTGATGTGAGCGGCTGCCTGCATGAAGTGGCTGATCTCGACGCTGCCTACACTACTCTGACCACCGAAAACACCCACCAGGGCGATCTGGTGAAGCTGAATAACGGTCAGGTATATGCTGTTACCAATACCGCTAAGCTCAACGCTGCTGAAGGCTACACTATCGTGGTTGATGTGGCCAACAGCAATATGGCGTGGAGCAAGATTACCGATACCCCCACTACTCTGGATGGGTATGGCATCACTGACGCCGTGGCGGCGGATGAGAAGGTTACTGAGGCTACTAAGGAGAACGCTGGCAAGATCGTCGTGCTAAACGACGAGGGTAAGCTGAACGCCTCCGTGACCGGCGATGCTGGCACTCTGGGCGGGCATGCGGCGGACTTCTTCGCTGAGGCGGCTTCGCTGACCACTCTTAGCGGCACTGTTGGCGACGCCGATTCCGGCCTTGTCAAGGATGTGACCGATCTTAAGGCGGACATCCGGGCGGTTGACGCCGCTTGGATCACCAAGGGCACCATTTCTATCGATCGCCTGCCTCATGGTGCACTGGAGCGGTGTGTAGTCGTAGCCGACGACACCGCGCGTAAGGCCCTGACTGCTGACCAGGTCCAGACTGGTGATACCGTAAAGGTGACCGGCACTGGTATGATGTACTTTGTGGTGGATGACACCAAGCTGGCCGAAGATGCTGGTTATGAGGTCTACACTGCTGGCACTGCCTCTGCCGTAGACTGGTCTGGTATTCAGAATAAGCCCACTACTCTGGGCGGTTATGGCATTACCGATGCCGTAGCAACTGATGAGAAGGTCACTGCAGCGAATGCTGCTAATGCTGGTAAGATCCTTGTCTTGAATGCCGACGGCAAGCTGGATGTGGATATCACCGGGCATGTTGATTGGGCCAACCTCACCAATGCACCTGCCAGTACCGTAGAGGCAATTGACGCCGCAGTCGAGGCTGCGACTCACACTAACCGCGCGGTGCTGGACCTGCTGACGGATACCGATGGCGTGCTCCACTACAACGGCAAGGCTGTGGCCATGAAGGAAGAGCTTGATACTGTTGGCCTCGGATCCCTGGCCATCGCCGATTCTGGCACTCTGCCTGAAGATGCTCGGGAGGGCCAGCTGATTCTGGAAGCTATCTAAATTCATTATAACCCAGAGGTGATTTTATGAACCGGCTCATTCGTATGCGTCGCTACAATCCGAAATCTATCTCTGGGAAGTATGATAGCATGTTCCCGCAAACCGTGACTCTTAATATTCTGAGGTCCGAGACTGGTGGCGTACTGGAGGATGATCTTCTCCAGTACGACCGCCATCTTGATAGCACAGTATTGCACATCAACAGGGCTCTCAGCGACGGTACCGCGAGAGCCCTGTCTGTGCGGTTAAAGGGAAAGGTTCTGGTAGACAATTTCCCATTACTGCTGACTCTGCACACTGGGTTAGAGTGTGAGCCTACACTCTCCTATAACGGCGGAGAACCTCATGAAATTATCTCGGCTAGCGGAGATCGCATCCCTGGCGGACAGATTGAAGGATCTGTTATCTTTTTGGTATGGAAAGAACGACTCCAAAAATGGATTCTGGTGAGCTCTAATAACTTCACCGATGTAACGAAGATTGTACTCCCAATCGACCGCGAGTACACGCATGTTGCTAAGGAAAGTGACGAGCGCATTATTACCATACCTGGGTTTAACAAGAAGTCTGACCGTATTTCTATTAACTATGGTCAGACTATCCTTCGAAATGGATTAGACTACGAGTTCGTAAAGTCCAGGGTTGATACTATCAGACTTCTCGGATTTGGCTTGGAAATTGGAGATCTGCTTTATTGCCAGATTACATCATACATTACTACCGCAAAACGTGGGCACTATCGCTATGAGCTAAAACCGACTGACGTGACAATCGAAATTACGAAAGATGGGACCAATGAGATCGATCTTCCGGAGATCGTGAACGGTGCACATTCTGTAGTCGTAAATTACGAACAGACCATACTTCGCAACAATCTCGATTATGAATACAATGACGCAGGGACTAAGCTGATCTTTAAAGATCTGACCTTCAATAGCGGCGAGAAGATTGTACTCACTGTTACTCAGTTCGTAGAGGCTCCGGGCGAGTTGGTACCGAATAACTGGGGCGCTACTGGTAACTATCGGTACAAGCTGAATGTTATCCATACAGAATATCAGGCGACTGAGGATAATGTAACCGTTATACCAGTTCCTCACTTCGATCATCTCCGGGATGATATAACGGTTATTCGTCATAACCAGATGTATGTCTTCGATGTGGATTACACGATCGATGAGATCGGAAATGTAGTTCTGCTGAAGGACATATTGAACACTGGGGATGAGATCTTCTTCACAATCCTCCAGGGTGCTATGCTTGACGTGCCGAATTTTAACGTAATTAAAGCAAGCGGGCAAGATCCTCAGCATCTGCTGATCGATATGTCATACTCCGTGCTTTGCAATTTCTATGTACTGCTGATTCAGCTCAAGCATGATCTATTGGCTGCTCCTACGTTGAAATGCGTTGATGGCCCAGCTGAACCAATCTGTGACTGTTTCGGTATGCCAATCTTAGGGGGATATAAAGCGGGAGCATTCCTCTGGGTTGTATATAACGAGGAAGCTCATACTTGGTACTCTCTCAGTCACAGCCAAATCGATATCTCTCAGCATATTCCTACCAATATCACCAACAATGGAATCGGGAGATTTGATGGGGCTATGAATCATGCGGGTGAACCGGGGTATCAGTACCGTGAAGTGATCATTCCTCATGGGCTTGGAGTTAAACCTGAGCGGGTTACAGTTACACCTATTGAACCTCCGTTCAATGAAGAAACCCACCGCGTTGGAACGATTGGCGACATTTGGGTCTATTCCGATATCACTAATATCTATGTGGGAAACAGCGGAGATGCCAAATCAAAGTTTGAGTGGACTGCTAGCACTGAAGATCGCACAAACGACTTGAGAACCTTCATTGAGCGAGAGATCCACGAGATCCGAAACTCCCCTGGAAAGCTTGTACCACACCTCTCTACCTATACTGCAGAAACCGATGGCGTTTATATCATCGATAACATTTCAAACTTCCATGCAGGTGTCGATAAAATCATCGTAAACCTATACCAGACAGTACTTCGCGAGGGGATTGATTTCACAATTCGTGAAGATACAAATGGCATCGAGTTGATACACGTGTATCTTGTTAAAGGTGAAATTATACAATTTACAGTACTTGAACAGACCGCTCCAATGTAAAGTAGGTCCCCTCCTCTCTAAGGGGAGGGGATCAATATTTCTGTAATGGAGGTGGGTTCTTTGATTTTCCACAGACTTAGTGAGCGAGAAAAAGAAGAGCGACGGCATAGGAAACACCAACAACGCATGGAACGCGCGCAGCGTGCATCTGAGTTATTTATCGGAAGTATCAGCACTACGTCGAAGCAACTGCTATGGGTAATGGTTATCAATAGCATATTGTGGATATGGTGCTCATATCTTCTTGCGTTTTTAGGGAAAGAACAGATTGCAGAATCACTGTCCAGCAATGTCTGTACTGTAATTCTTGGTCAAATCATTACGTACTTTCTAACCAAAACTGTGGAGAATATATTCAAGAATAACAATTTCGGCGGTCCTCCTAGATGGGCAGTTGAAAAAGAACAAATAAATACGGAGGGCGTATCAAGTTCTCCGACAATACTTGATAATGGGGAGGATAATGATGATGGACGAGAAGAATGCGACGAACATCCTAGTAGCGGAGACGGGAGAAACGAAGGAGTCGATCCCGGCTGCCTTGTTTAGGAAATTTACATCCCGTAAATTCCTGATGTCTCTCGCGGGTGCAGTTGCCGGTATTATGGGCATGATTGGCTGCAATGATGATGTAACTAAGATCGTGGCGTTTGCTATCGTGACGGCAGCCTCCATTCTTGGCTACATTATTGCTGAGGGCAAAGTTGATGCCGCAGCCGTTAATTCCGCGGCGGATGGAATAACCAAGATCCTCGATATGATCGCCGATCTGAAGGCGTCCCAGGGCATTGAGGTTGCCGCAGAGGATCTTGCTCCCCTCCAGTACTGCCAGCCACTCGATCCGGTAAGCCGCGCTATTTATGATCTTGCTCCCAATGCTACCACCACAATCAGTATTACAAAGGCTGGAGGGGTTGAGATGCAAGAGGTTACCGATAGCGGCAATGTTTCAGAGAGTAATACAGGAGAGGGAGCTTAGGCTCCCTCTCCTGTATTGTTTTCAGTTTTCACGATTTGAACTACGCTGCTCGGATCCGGCAGCGCGCAGATGATCTTGTAGTACGCCTCAACTGTAGTGGTGTCCTCGTTATACCCAAGCGTAAACTGAACGGCACCGCTACTGAGAATGTTGTCCACAATACGTTGGGTAATTGACTGCTGATACAGGTATCTGATAAGATAACTGTATTTTTCACTGAAGGAAACGTATCCATGGATTTCGCGGGTAGCATCGTCGGTTAGAACCGTGCGGCCAATAATAGCCAAACTGTTGCCATCCTCTTCAGTACTAAGACCTAAGAGTGGGCGCATCTGAACGACAGTTGCTCCGGGAATTGCAGGTTTGCCAGAGAATCTGAAGACCTCATCAGAGTGCATGATTTTAGATACCTCGGTCTCCACACGCTTGCAGTGATCTTCACACTCTTGTGCCATCTTGAGAACGCGCTCATTCTCAATTTTCAGTGATTCCATGGTATCATACTTAAGATATTCGGCTAGCTTTTTATGCTCTTCTAGCTGTGCATTCACCGTATCAAGCACTGAAGCGATTACTTGCGCTCGCTGACCAAGCAGATCACATCTACGTTTGTATTCGTCGAGTTCGCGTGTCATTACATTGCGTTCCCTATCCAGGTCAACCCGCGGGGCATACCCTAATAGTCCGAACAGCCAATTGAAGAAGCGTCTTATCATCATATAGCTACCTCCAAGGTCTCCTTATACTGCACAATCATATCCCCCAGTTTTCTCCGAAGCCCTGACGGGGAGGGGAATATCATATCATATGAAATGATCTCGCTGTATGGAATGCTGTATTCCTTCGATCCGACGAGATGCATCCCATCTGCGGACATTGAAAACAGGGAGAAGATGAATTTAGAAACAGTATCCTCTCCAGAGGCGTGCAGATACGTGACAAGAACCGCATATTGCCGGTCATATATCTGGTATTTGTCATTTGCCGAGAGAAATCCCCACACCTCGCATTTGAGGGTATCGAGATTGACTTGCGCGCTGGAGAATGAGATTGGGAATTCTCCAATCAAACACCCCAATGCGATCAACCCAGTTTTTGCCGCTTCGAACAGCCGGGCGTGCACACAATCGATCCCTTGCGGGGCGTCCTGCCCATGAAGGTTACGCAGATGCATAATCTTGTCGCACATGTATCGGATATCATCGGATTGTACAGTGGTATCTACTTCAGTGCAGATATTAATCATGGTGGCACTTCCTTTCGCAATAATGTTATATACTAGTTTCTGTTAATATATTATTCTACATACTTCAGAAAGTCGTCAACTGTGATTCGGTAGAATTTAATCGATATATCGTGCTTCTTCTTGAGCGCCGCGTTTAGCGTACTTCCAGAAATGGTGTTAAACGTTTGGCCAATGTTTGTAATACCTATGCGGTGTTGACGGTCACCACAGCAAGCTGCGCAATACATAGGCTCTTTGGCTTTACAGAAAAGCGGCGTTCGAAGATTGCAAACTTTGCCGAGGTACTTGTCAATGTTCTCTGGCGTTAACAGTACTAATTTACCGTTTACGACAATATTGAGATAGAGATGCTTATCCGAAATTGTCACCTTCAGCGTTCGCTTGGTCCCACAGTCAGTACCGGGATCTCCCACTACAACGTTCTGCAGGATGACATTATACTTTTCGCTAAGGTAACCGGAGTCCTGGGTTGCTACACCAGACGAGTATGCAGAGGTTACAACAGTATCTGCAATTTTAGGCAAGTCTTCTTTGGTAAGACCGGTGTCATAATCTGACTTTACGATCTTATAGCCAGTCGGGGATAATCCAGTATTGTCAGCAACGGCTCCTTTCATAACGAACATCGTCTTATAGTTATTATACGGATCAATTGTACCAGATTTGAAAAACGCCAGAGCGGGATCGCCAGTGGCCTCCATGCTCTTCATAGCCTCAGATACGACATCTCGCTCAATCTTTGTTGAGATAAGTGGATCGTTAGCGGCAATCTCTCGTGCGTTATCCGACATCAGCTGTTTCTTTAATCTCTTTGCACTAGGAGGAAGTGTCATAATTGCAGGAGATATCGATGGGCTGATGATATGCGCAAGTGGACCGCCTAAAAGGTATTGACTCCGGTCAATGAATTCACATACCTGCTGCTGCGTAATATCTCTGGCCATCAAAGCCTCGGCTACTAGCTCTTCAAGTCTCCCGAATGTTTTAGCTGTAATCTCCTTATTGATATAACCAAACTCTTCACCCAACGGCAATACGATAAATTTATTAAAAATGTAGCGCCCACATGTAGTTATAGAGCCCGGCTTAACACCAGGATAATTCTCCGGCCCAATATCGATTATATCGTCAGTGTAATACTTCGGTTCTTTTCCCTTTCTTCGAGCAAAAAGCTCTACAAACAGGGGCGTTCCTGGATTTTCCAAGTCACCAACGGCTGCAATAAACTCATCTCTAGCCTTGGTTTTCGAGAGATCTCTTCCCATGGCTTCCTCCTTACACCACGTACTCCTTATAAGTAAACGTGATTGTTGACTCCGAATCCTTCAAATCCTGGTTCTCCATGTTTGCAATAGTAATTCCACGTACGTTATAGAACTCCGTTTCGCCGGTATCTGCTGTAATCGGGAACCCGGTGATCAGACCAATACTATTGATCAACGACCGCATTGTAGAGCCATATGTAAGTTTAGCGTATTCCCGAATATCATACTGATCAACAGTAACCTTGTATTTGGTAAATACCTTGATAAACTTCTTGGTGGGTATGGTATCAACATCAAGAGGCACCACCGTACCGTCTTCGAACTCAACGTTGATCTCCCGCTCGATGTCGAAACGCTTCCCATAGTAGTACACATAGTCGCCCTTTACTGTGCGCAGGATATAGCGAGATCGCACATCGCCCTTGAGATCATTCTTCAACGGAACGACACGGAACGGAACCATCCCCGGAACATGCCGTGCGGTACGGTTTACTTTATGCACCGTATTGTACACATCGCTTGTTCCGCCATTGCCAACCATGATGCCGCAAATGCGTTCTTTGGAGATGGTTGCAGCAGTTGCTTGAATCTGATCCTGGGTATGTACGCCAAGCTCAAGATCCAGCGGAAGCGTTTGGAAGCTGGAGCGCATATCATTCGCTTTTTCAGAGAAGAACACTGCACCATTAACCAGGAGATCGTTATGATATCTGGTTCTGGTAAAAATGGGCTTTCCATCTCGAATCGATGTATGGAGTACTTCTACCGAGCCCAGAATTTTAGATCCTTGGCTGTTATATACTTTCTTTCCGTTAGCAAAGACTTCTTCTCTGATGGCAACAGTATCGGAGCTCGGTCCACTGTATCCAAGCATCCTTTCCAGTGAGCGTGACATAGTTATCATCCTTTCTTAAGAATAGGTTTCAATATAAGGCTTATCTCCAATATGAACAGTATCTTCGATTACAATCGTCTTATGAATCGATATTTCATCGTAGATATGAATCGTATCATCCATACCGTTATCCCGCCGGAGAATCTTTTCGTCGATTACTCGAATGGGTTCTCCTTCGCCTACAGTGAAGAATGTATTGATTGATTCCAGCTGAACTGGTGCAGCCTTAAAGACATTAATCGCCATTCTGAGATATTTTTGGATTAACGTTCCATATGTGTTTGGCGTATTGAGGAAGAGGTACTTTAGTTCCGGAGTACTGAATAAATCTTCGAGCTTTTCGAGTATATAGAGAATTAGCTTATCAAGTTCGTTTGCGTCCTTTTCCATATCAATCTCGTCCAATACTGCGGTGAGCTTTGGATCCTCCGCATTGAGAGCATCATAGTAAGTCGCAGCAGGAGCTCCATTTACAGTCACGAAATCCTTATGTTCCATAGCAGAGATATACATGCAATCCTTAGCATTGGATAGGGCGATATAGTGCCGGATATCCTGCGTATCATGCATTTCTTTCAGGATTGCGTTATATAAGTCCCGATTGTATATATAGGTTTCTACAATTTCATAGTCCTTCATGAATCCTAGCGGCTTCTTTAACCCGACCTTATCATATCCAGTCACCAGCGGCCGGTCTACATCAATCTGCAGTTCATATTTATCGATTATCTCTCGGAGGCTATCATCAATATCTCCATAGTTAAATCGCAAGATCTCAGCAATATCATCTGGTCTATATATGATATTTCCATCGAAACCAGAACGCTTTGCCAGTGCCGCCAGAAGAAATAGAATCATAGTGTGTACAGGCGTCACTGCATTTGCAGAATACTTATTTACACAATCTACCTTGAGAATGTTTGACCTGGATTGGAGAAGTAGGTTAATAAAATAACAAACCTCGAATGTAAGCTCTGTCAGATCATACATGGCTTCAATTCCAATATACTTCGTCATCATTATATTGAAGTCTTCACTCATGATAGCCCGGCGCTCTTCGTCCGTCAGCTGCCATAGGTAGTCTGCATCTACTACAGCTTCATACTGCGTAATATCTTCTTCCTGATATGTAATATTGTGATCTTCAATATCAGCCTTGACGAAGTTTAGATCATATGCCACTTCTGGGTCATCACTAAAGATCACATTTCCGTCTTCATCTCTGGCGTGAGTTTTCATAAGAAAATATCGTTTTGCATAGAAGTTTTCCATCGAAAAGATGCGGCAGATATCGACCAGGACTCCATCGGTTCCCTTGTTTTGGAGCAGATGATCCAAGGACAGAACTAACCTGCGTTTATAGATAAATGGGAAATTCTTAAAGTATTCATAGAATCCATAGGATTCCAGAATAGCATCCAGAATCTCTTCAAAATTTAAATAGTGCGCTTCGTCAGGTACCATAGTGTTTCGTATGGCTAAGACCAACATGATCATTCCAATTACCGGATCATAAAGAGTCTTATCAGTAAAGAGCGATCGGTTGTACATTACAGCCATGACATACCGGCGGGCTTTAAAGTACTCTTCCTCAAACATGTTTCGGGAGAGCGTATTATCGGGTTGACCAAGCCGCAGAATATCGAACGGTTTAGCAGTCCGCGCAAGAATCAGATCAATACCATTTGCACCTAAATAATCCAGGTATTCTGCATCTGGGCGATCCTTCTTCAGCTGTTCCAATGTTCCATCCAATTCAAGTCTGGAAATCTGATCAACTGTCATCTGGTGAATTGGAACGTTATCAGGTATATCAGGTCTGTTCTTTATGTAAATCCATCGGTGATCAGTTAGGCGGGGAAGTCCGGTCAGCATTCGATAGTATTCATTCTTTTCCTCATAAGTCTCAATTACACGAATCGCTTGCGCTTCTACGATATCAGATCGATACTTTTCGGGGATCTTGTTTGCATCCTTGATACACTCTCGAACTCGGGGAGCCGGAAGATACTTCTCCAGGATGTCTACATCAAACGAGGCGAAGTTATAAAAATAACGACTCCCGCGCAAGCAAGAGTAATATAGCTCAAAAGCATTCACCGTTTCTTTTGTCTCGTCTTTCTCCGCGAGATCTGTTCGCTTGACCACAAGTCGGGATACCATTGAAACTACATCTTTGTATAGCGTTTCAAGGAACTCATACGTCACACTACCATCCCCTATCCCAATAAAAATATGGTAAGAATGCTTATATAGATGTCTAGCCAATAAAGAAGGTATGGTCACAGCCCCATCCACAAAGGCTGTGACCATACCTACCAATCCAGAGTTCTACGCGTAGAAAGGAATACTCATTCTCGACTGGACGTACCAGCGTAACTATGGCCGTTGAGAAAGACTGAAGAAGTGCGAGAACAGTCGATACAACAACCATTATATAGATGTTGGGGGTGTATCTTTTGAGATTGACTAAGATTTATGGATCAGGAAAACATGAGGATGAGTTCATCACTTTTGAGGCCGATCCCGAACGACTTCTCCAAGACTATGATGAATATGAGAAATATGTAAAGGGCTGTGAAGCCATGGTACGATCTGATGATCGTTATAAAGCCTGTGTAGGAAGATACCGTGCAGCGGGATTTGATCATTGCGCAATTCTAGGTGATGTTATCCGGCACGGGGGAGACAAAGTCCGGCTTGAAATGCATCATGGCCCTATCTTTAACCTATTTGATATTTGTGATATTGTACTAAAAGCCTCGCTTAAGCGAGGGGAAATACCCAATCTGACAACCTTTGATATTGCTGATCTGGTGCTGACCGAACATGAGATGGATAATATAATGGTAGTATTTCTGTCAAAGACACCACATAAGGGCGCTCATTTCAATATATTCATCGATGTCAAGGCAACAATAGGGAGAATCGATCGATTCATCGAACGTTGGCATGATGGGATGGAAGATGAGCACTATGAATATATCTATCGATATATTGAGGCATGTAAAGCTGCAGAGGGAAAGACCACAGATAACGGGTTATTCGAAACCGCGGAGCATTTGAAAAAATTTAAATAAATGGCTGCTGGAGGGGAATTCCCCTCCAGCAGTTACTGTTTCATTGTTCGTTCGATCTGAGCAGACTTGATAGTCTTTGCGATTATTTCGCTTATAATCCCTTCGTTCTCTAACAACTTGAACTGGGTCTCGCACCACCGGAGAATGAACCCGTCCCCATAATAGTAATTCAGCGCGTCAATTGTTTCCTGCCCTAGATAGACCAGCAGCCCATCTACCGACTTTGTGTACAATAAATCTACAGCATTCGGATCTTTTATCGTTACTGCAAGCGCGCTCGCCAGCGCAAGCTGCTGTGAGTAAGCTGCACGGAGAATTGGCTCCAGCTCCATAATAGTGAGGGATGCATATTTATTATACTGTCTGTCCGTTCTGAGTTTTATAGTTTCTGCATATTTCTCTGCCCTCTTCTTTACCTGCACTCCTACCCAAAACACTTTGACCGTGATCCAACATAGTATAAGAAGAATAATCAGAGTGGCAAATGTCCATATTGCTCCAATCGCAAGTATCAGATCCACAGGATCTCCCTCTTTCCTATAAATATGCCCATACGAGCGGAAGAATAAACCGCTTGTAGTTATATACAGGGTTAATGATATCCTTGTCGCTTTCGCCTGCCTCAGTTAGGTCATAGATAAACCCTGCTGACTCGTATTTTGTGTGATAGACATTGTTAGAATTAAATTCTCTGTAATACTGAACAGGCAGTGCCATTGCCTTATAGTCATGTACGAACTTAATAAGATACTGCTTGAGATCATCTCTGCGTTCGTAACATAGGAATCGAAATACTGTAGCGAAGAATTTAATCATTCCAGCTTGGTGATCGGGATGCCTAACAACCTCGTCACTTACGCCTTTTACGTCTATCAAATTTCTGCGCGTATCATAAAGGAAATCAATACCCTCTAAGCGTTTAAACAGTGAATACCGATTTTTAAGCCTGAACTCCACTTCGCCAAAAACTGTGTGTTTCAATCTTCTTCCGACAACAAATACAGCATCGTTCCTAACTGCAAGTACTTCATAATCCTGTATCAGATTCTCGCGAAATAATTGGTGTCTGGCATTCAATATTCCTTTAGCAATGATCGTATAAACTTCACTATTCTGTTGTATCATTTTGCCTACGGCGTATTCTCGAGAATCCCGATCAAATCCTTTCAGAACATCCAGCGTTTTAGTATCTACCTTCTTACTCTTGGTAAGCATTGTCAAATTTGCAGCTCGGATATCATATTCACAGATTGAGTTCTGCACATAATCCAACGGAGTATTATACTGCGTGCGTTTATATAACTCAGAATACGTTCTTTTTAGAACAATATAACCATCCTTATTCCGTTCGATATCGGCCAGGGACATTCCTAAGCCGCCTCCTTTAAAGAAAAGAAATGCGGGGCCTAGGCCCCGCATTTCTCCTTGTCTGCAGGATTACGCTTCCTTCCACTGCTTGGCGACGGAGGTGAACTTCGAAGCGAAGTCCTTGCTGATAAGGCTGGTAACCGCCGCCATATAGTGGTTATAGTCGCGGCTGCCAACATCAGCGCCCAGCGTTGTCGCTGCAGTGTGGGCATAGATCATGCCCAGATAGTAGATGTTCTTGCCCTTGCGATAGAACTTGATGAACTTCTTCGTGTTCATCTTAGGCACCTTCTTGCCTTTCTTCTTCTTGGTGCCATGCTTGATCTCAGGAAGCTCGATGCTCGGGTCGACTGCACGAAGCATACCGCTCAAGACCACATAGGCCTCGGCAACACGCCCATTCTTCTTCACAAGATTCTTGCAGAGCTTCTTCTCCTTCTTGTTCTTCAGATTAAGCGTGCAGATGACCCGAAGATTCTCGTTCGTGTACGCGTTGATCAACTCGGTAATCACCGCATTGCGATCCTTATTCGACAGGTTCTCCAGACCAATGTTTCCAATGGCCATCTGACTCAGTTCAATCGCGAAGTAGGTGATCAGAATCTTCTTAAGCCGGGAGCCCTCCTTGGAGATCCGGTATTTCTTGTGCTCGCTGAGGTACGTTGCGACTTTCTTATACCGCTTCCACTTGGCCTTGCGAACGCTCTTCTCGCTATTGTACTCGGATAGGGCTTTCCCCTTAAAGAGCTTCTTCAGAACCTTCTTGGTCTTCTTGCTGTCGCCGTCCAGGACTTTAATCCCGAACTCGCCGAAGAGCTTGCTGACCCACTTCGTCAGGATGATGTTCTTCTCGCTAGAGTTCTTGGCATCTTCGGGCTCCTTGACGAACACGATGATGTTCGGCTTCGTGGCCTTTTCCTTACTGTCGGGGTCAATCATGTTTACCAACTGCGTCATGCCCACGCAGATGCGCTGGTTGCTTTTGTTAGCCGGCTGATGGAGTGCGTTGACGGCCGACCGAAACAGCTTCGCCTTTTTCAGGTCGCCGCTGATAACAGCGTTGATGGTGTCGTTGTCGGGCATGAAGTCGAGTTTAGCATAGCTAATCTCGAGCGTATCTTCGAAGATGCCCTTCTGATCGCCAAAGGCGAAGGCGGCGACGTTCTTGTAACGACAGAAAATGTGTCGAGCCTGTTTCTCATTCAATACGAATACCATTACTAGTTCCTCCTTAATATACTAGTTGAGCGGATACTCAAGTTTGACCTCGTTATAGCATAGGTTAAACTAGGTTTCATTTTCTACGCTATCTTGGTCTTGGTCGCTTGTTGCCAGTTTAATATCGTCGTGAATACGATGCAGCGTGGGCATTAGCGCAGCCTTAAACGCTTCAGCCGACATTGCGCGGTAGTACTCGCCCGCGCCAGACAGGCCTACAAAGACTGGTAATCCAGTAGTGGCAAACGCCCAATCGATCTCGTCATACGATGCATGAACATCGACAAGAATTGCCGGGCTCTCGGAATCTGTATCAAAGCTATATTCCACATACGGGCCGTCGGCTCCCTTAGGCACATAGCTTGTTTTAATGAAGTCAGCGTCATCACCCGCGGCCGCTTTGATCTTCTGAAGCAAATCAGAATACGCAAAGATACTCTGTTTCTTCAGATACAATAGATAGTCGACGACATCCGTGATAACCGTGGGCTCCGAATTAAACCCACTATTTACTGTGACTCTAAACTCACTCATAGGCTTATCCGTCCGCTCAATTGTGACTGGGGTATCCCCATCACGAGCGGAATCACTCTCCTCCTGATCATCCTCAATCTCAGGGACTGCAGGAGACTGAGACACCCCACTATGAGCTTCCATATAGTCTAGAATCACTTTCTGCAGCATGCTCAATTGCAGCGGATCGACATCGCCGTCCTGAGCATGTGCGTTCAAGGTTTCATTCAGGCTACTTAACTGGGCGAGTATTGGATCACCCTCATCGTCTTCGTCAGTTTCGTAGTCTATATCATCCTCGCCATCGTCGTCGCTCTCAACATCAGATCTAAGCTGCTCGTCCAGGTCAGCGAATGAAATTCGAGTGGGCTGCTCAGAATAGTCTTCGCTATCTTCCTCGTCGTCTTCATCATCTCCATCCTCATCGGGATGCACATAGATTACACGACTCCCGGACTCATCGATTTCCTCATCCTCTTCGTACTCGTCCTCATTGTCATCGTCGTCTTCTTCATCCAAGTCAATGTCAGGGTAATCCTCATCACCCTCATCGCCGGCATCATCACAGTTGTCCAGACTATCCTCATAGTCCGGCTCGTCCTCTTCAGCTGCCGCCCTCCTCAGGGCCTCGCTGCCATCCTTACACCGCCGCCGGCGAATCGCTGCAATTGCTGCAGCTTCCAGCTCCTTCTGCTCCTCAGCAGTGGAACCGTCAGACAAGATTTGGTACACGTTCTCAACCTCCCTACGTGGCCTAAGCTCAAGCGGGTTATACATTCTCCCGCACTTCTCACAGATCAACCATTTATAGTCTTCGGAATACTCAAGCTTGCCCTCGCAATACTTGAATTCTCCGCTCCTACGGGATGATCCAGTGACTCGCTTACACCTTGGTATTTTGCCGTTCTTGAACTGTCGCAGAGGATACAGGTCCGATCCATCGCAGATTAAGAAGTTTCCATCTCGATCCACTATATAGTTCAAGAACATGTCCGGAGACAGATCAGCTATCAGGAAATACTTACTGATCTCCCGTATTAGCCGAATGATCTCCGGACGGAATCGAACCATCTGCTCAGGGGTCGGCAACACGCCTCTAGGTTGTACGCTCACAATAGAGGTCGGATGCCTTGCATAAACCGGAACGTACCGGGGTATGCACGTTTGCAGTATACAATCGTTGAAGTTGTCAGCAATCCCATTGTCATCTAAGGCGATCTTAAAGACCACCCCAGGATAAACAGGATTCTCCATGACAAGAACATTCGTCCCCTCTCCAACGACATTGAAGCCGAGATCTTTAAGTTCCTCCTCGATATACTCGGCTTTCTGCTGGTTGTTCGAACACGATCGTATGATCGTAAATAGGTCCTTCACCTTGATATCAGTGAAGAGTTCGAGCCAATTCTGGCTCATGTCTGGTTCTCCAATGCGTTTATAATGTTCGACTTGTTCTGGAGTTAGGTTTTTTGAGAACTTACGTCTCTTTTTTTTCTTGGGCATATATCTCACCTCTCTTCAAACTCCACGGCTATAATATATATTTGGCTTATACGCTTGCAGAGTTTGAAGCGCTATACTCTACCCTCGATATAATCGGTCATGCCCGAGAGCGGGCGATCGAATCTCCATACTGGAGGGCGGCCGCGTTTAGCAACGTTTGATACTCTGGTTTCTTCTCCGTCGAAGGATATCGTGAAGGGCGGAATATCTGGATCAGCTCCAAATTTCTTGAACCAGTCGTCGCGCTGCTTCTTATACCTCTTCGGATGTTCTGTATCGAACCGGCTTGGCTTCACATCCTTTATTCTCTTTTGCATATCTTTATATCGCCGTTCTACTCTGTCCCTGGCCTCCTGAGTATCTCCCATCCAGCTAATCGCCATATCTTCGGAGATCTCTCCGCGTTTTACCATACCGTCCAGCATCTTAACGAATTCAGCGCGCCGTCGATCATACCGTTTTAGTCTCTTCTCCATATAGCTCTTCATTTTCTTCTCAGAGACAAAAGACTGTCCCGTTACAGGATCGAACATGTTTAATCCAGACTTCATGATGTTTTTGTGGAACCCATGATTGCGTTTATTTATTTTCTTCAAGAACGCAAGTCTTCGCAACATGATTGCTCCTGTCTTTTTGCCAAGACCAAGCTTATCAGCCTTTTTACGATACTTCTTCAGCGGGTGTTTCTTGCACCAATCCTTAAACTCCTCCCAGTACTCTTCCGGGATCTCCGGACTCTTATTCGTATAGATACAAGTATCATAGTGTCTGCGTTTTCGTTCTGCTACTTCCAGGCGACGGAACTTCATTCCTCCAACATCCAGGACAACCTCGTCCATAGAGGCTCTTTCTTTCATCACCTCTTGAATACTTTTCTTTTCAGTACTCCGGTTTGCATAATGGAACCAACTTCTGGCATACTCACATACATAGTCTACAAGACCTTCCACATCTCCAGCGAACCGAAGATATAGCTCTTCAGAGTATGCGGGTTTCAAATACTTCTCCAGAAACCAATATGCCAGATCATACTCCTGCTGTCGCTGCTCAGTGAGCTCCCGCTGCTTACGTTTCTTCCGAGCTTTCTTAACTGCCTTTGGTTCCTTGGTATCAAGTACAAAGTTTGGCATTTTAGCAGGTACATAGCGATCTTCCCACTCTTTGCGCTCAAACTCAGCATCAGAAGTATTAGCCTTCTTAGCGGGTTCCTCCATATACTGAAGACCTGGATCGGGACCTGGTCCTAGCCATTTGTCTGTCCAATAGTCCCGGTTAAACAGCTCAACATACCGGTCAATATAACCCGCCTCTTCAACGCGTTTTGCGCGGGCTTCTCTGTACCGGCGTTCATAGTCCTCTTCTTCTTGTGTTGTTTGCTCTTCTGGGATTCCAAGACGATCACGAAGATTCTTAATCATATCATGACCGGATTTACGCTCACTCATAGAAATCACCTTTTAGCATTAGTCGATAGAATTCTCCATCCGTATCCCTGCGGCGAGCAGATGCTTCACATGCCAGATCATCTGCAAGCTGGTTCATCTGGATAAAGACATCCAATGTCTCATCATTGATTTTTATCTTATTGGCTTTTAGTTCAGATTTTATGAGCTTTCGCATTTTCGGATTATTTTTAGAGTGAGACCGAAAATGTACAATTTTCACCTTATAGTGACCATCCAAAATAAGAGCCAATATTTTTCGATAAAGCTTCTGATTACGAACGGGAGTTCCATCTCGTTTCAGCCAATTGTTATAGTCGGATAGATTCCAGCTTTTGTGAAGCCAGACAGTTAATGCATTGACGTTAGTCTGACTATCAGATACAATCAGAACCTTAAGGCGTTCTTCTGGTTTTCGTACCCGTTCTACATACTGTAGTCCGCTGTAGATCGCCCATCCCTCACAGTATGGAAGTGTTCGGTTATTCATCTCTCCATTTACAGTAAAGTATTTATTATTTCGGATATCGAGTATCACTACTCCATACCCAGAGTATTTCTTTTTACCAGATCGCTTCTCCGAAGCGTCTGGAAATATGATATAATCAGGCTGCATCATAACCAATTGCCACTGCAATTCACTCCTTTCTCATTCGTATAATATATAGACGAAATAATAACCGCACAAGGACCTTATCCCCTGTGCGGTTATCGCTAATAATTGTTGCAGATATCTTTCAGGAAACTCTGAAGGGCCTGTGTACTGACCATCTCCATACCCTTCTGCTGTACATAGATGTACTTCCGTGTTAATGCATCTGGTATTTCCTGTCGAATCAGAGTATAGCCCTTATTGAGTTCCTTGATATTTTTAAACTTAGTCTTTACAGCTTCGGTAATGAAATCTTTGTAGATTTCAAAAAATGCTTCCGGATCTCCGAAGATACTATCAAGCGGAATAAATAAATCGTTTGTATCTCCATGTGCATAATCATGGCAGGTCTCGCAGAGTGGATATAACCCTACCAATCCGAGATAATGGAGATACATCAATTCTTTACAGATTGATGTCTGTTTCAGATCTTCTTCTTGTTTCATCCGCTTATTGATTACGATATAGATCAGATCCTCAATCACAAGCGGCGTGTGATGAATATTCAGCTGAAATCCATCCCAGGTCTTGATATGATTATGCACGCCGCAGCAGTACATGCCGCGTTTCTTTTTGAGAAACTTCATAAGACTGGTATATTCGAGACTATGACGACACATGTACTTAGTTCGTACTACAAATCGATGGAGTTCCTTTTCATCTTCGAATAACCCAAGATCATCCACATATTCTGATGGTTCAATATCGATCTGGACGGTATCGTAATCATATGATACCTTCTTGTTATCAGATTTCTCCATCCGATACCTATGGACTGCTGGTATTCTCATAATCTTCCTTCTTCCAGGATATAGGTCATAGCATATCCAAGTGTCATAGGTTCACCTGGAAGAATATGCTCAACACCGAGTTGATGTTTTAACATATCCGCAAGCTTTGCTGTACTAGGTACTTTCAGATACTGATACATATCAGTTACATCTACCGATATATCCCTCCGACGAGGTCTTGTCATAGTAGGTGAAGTCCGTGGACTTGCGGATTGTTTGGCAATCATTTTCTTTAGATATCTTCCAATCGGTCTGGACCATTCAAAAGTAGGAGCAATACCTAGGAGATTATCATCATCGATATCCTCAGTATTATAGATAATATCGATCGCATGGCCCAGACCGGCTTGAATTGTTTTAGCAGGATGCATTACAACTTTGAATGTCAAGCCGTAGGCATTATAGGATTCCTCATATTCCTCTATCCCTTCACGATAGATAAAATCGAATATATAGTACAGACTTCTGTTATTAAGAACACTGACTGGTATTGCATGAGTAAGACATATTGCAAAGTCTTCTACATCTTTCAGAGATGGTGTTTTACTTTCATATCTGGTACTAATCGGATCACTTGTCAGGATGAAATTCATAACTCAGTTTCACCTACATTCACTGTTTATCAGGGGTAAGATTATTATAGCGTTGTCTCCCGTTTCTTTTTCCAATTCGAAGAATTGCAATGAAAAAGAAAAACTTCTAGAAGTTTTTCTTTTTCATTAAGATCGTCCGCTTGATGTAATGTATATAGATATGATGTTGATGTTCTTTTGATGGATCAATCCAGACGAATCAAACCCAATCGTGATGATCGATGATGAGGGTGATCAGTGATGTCAGGTATGATGGAGATTGGGTGAAGATGAGTCGGGTATCAAAAGACAGCAACTTTCTGTAGACGGTTTTAAAAGCGGACAATATATATATATATATATATATACCTTATAGATTATATAATAAATTTCACATTTTTTTATTCAAATTTGGGGTTAAAATTGGTATAAAAACCGGAGGAAAGATATGGAATTCACAGATGGGTATCACTGGTTTACTCAACGAGTTCAGATAGATAAACCCCAATATGATATCATCTCATATGTGATTGATTTATACCAAGGTATTTGGTTTGATTGTGCCAAGTGGGTGGTGAATCGATATATCAGATCGCCTGAACAAATCAGTGCCAGTGAGATTTCAGCACAATACTACACACTCAATAAAGAACAGCTGAGCAATACAGATGGATTATCCAGTTGGATGCTGCAGAACGTCATACAGCGAGCAAGTTACTATATCGTTCAAAATATAAAACAATGCAGTCGATTGAACAAAGGGAAACTTGTCACAGTTACCCAGTTGAAGAAGTACGTTGCCAAGCATGTTCCGTTTGCAGGAATATGTCCGTTTAATCCAAATGATCCTGATATTCGGTTTCAAGTATCTTCTACTGCATCGACTATGATTCCAGGCCAACGGCTGCTTAAAATACCAAAGCTGTTTAAAATAGTAATTGGAGTTCCGTCTGGTTTTCCGGACGGAACTCGTATCGTTCAATATCGAATATCAAGAGAGTGTATCACACAAACAAAGCCCAGGAGTCTGTTATTCTACCTGAGGGTAGCAATGCTGTTACGAATACCAGCCATTGATCCAGATGGTTACTGGCATCTAATCAGAAGGGAGTATATCAATGAACAATAACGGGTATATGGTACTGATCCACAGGACTCCGAATCCGGTCTTAACGGAGAACAATAAAACTATCATCCAGGCGAAGGATTCGAAAATGCCGTCCAAAAACCCATTCAGAAAGGGTTCCTGGAAGTCATGGTTGTACAAAAAGCTAAAGAAACGACACTCGCCGAAGAGAGTGTCGTTGTTCCATGATAATATGCAAGAAAGCATAATTTTATGCCGGAATGACAAGATGAAAGTTATGCCATTCAGAGAGAAGCTTTCTGAGGAAGACTTGCGAAAATTGGAGAAGAAATATTCTCCAAATGATTGCAGTGTCTTGATCAATTGCGGGGATTCAGTCTATTACAAATTGCCGCTGAAATCTTATCTAAAGCTCTGTAATATTGCGCGAATGATTGTGAGCATGGAGCTCTATGCGGAGGACGATATTGATCAGGATCCGTACCTGATCCAAGAGTTCGATCAGGTTATACTGTCGATCAATAATCTGATGAGCTTTGTCATCTATGTCAGATCACTGATCGCGGGAGTTGCCGAAACCCAAGCACAGGCCTGTGGATTCACATATCATAAGTATCGGTTCAGAACTGTAGTAATTGATGCAGATGGAGAAGCGAAAGCATTTAAAGGCGATTTTAACGAAGTGCTAAAAGAGTATGGTATTACGCCGTTATTATGAAATAAGAATCCCCCGGGGAAGTCCCCGGGGGATTTCGTTGGACAGCATGTACCATCGGACAGCGCTCGACCAGATCTCGCACACGTATGTTGGTGGGGGATTGTCGAGATTACCACACTACGACGGTACCGGATCGCCATCCTATAAATATGTCTATATGTATCAAAAGTTATTTAGCCTTTTTCGCCTCATTTTCCAGTCGGGCTAAATACTTATTCTTGAGGAGACGTTTCTTCTCGACCAGAATTTTAGTCAACAGTCCAACTTTTACGATATCCAGAGACATACGCTTGTATATTCCAATACCGGACAGATATGCTTGAATTTTATGATCCGGATCGAAATCCGTGTAAGGCGCAAGGTCTTCTGGGATGATATCGGATACGATTCCCTTTAGTGCGCAGAAGAAACTCTGCTTATCTCCAGGAGCCATAACGTCTACATATTCGATATAGAAATCAATAAAGATTCCATCGGTGAGTTTAACTCCATCTACCTTCCCCTGGGCATCAGGGACGAGCATCTGGGAGGTCTTTACGATTGTCGTAGCATCCGTTACCGGCTTATACTTTGCGATAGTCTTCTCTCGTTTTTGTACGTCCTTTACGTATGCCTGCACAATTTTCTGCATGCTTGGCGTCATATCAGAGATTGGAATAGTATAATAGATCTGAATGTCTTTTACAACGCCAGTCACTTTTGTTATGACAGGCGTGGAGGTTGCTACAACCTCTTCCTCATCTCCTGCTTCCATTGCCATTGCGGCAAGCATCTGAGAAGAAAACTCATCTGCTGTATCATCGAATACCAGAATCGGATCATTTGTTTTTACATGTTCCCCAACTTTTACAATACGCTTGATATTCGCATATTTGGATAAAATTACACGTTTCTTCTTTGTGATTTTCGTTGCCATACGGTGGGCAAGACCGTCTGTGATTGTACAAGAGTCTTCATATACGCCGCCATTGGATGCTACTGCAATACGTGTCAAAGTTCCAAACTTTGCCAGAGGATCTCCAAACATATCGGTACCAGCATTGATGTATTTAGGATCATATGCAATTATTGTCCCAGCTTTGACACGTTCTCCAAGTTTAAGATCGGTGACCATCTGGTTCATGATAAAGAACCCGCCATCCGTATTACGAGCCGGCCGCTCAGAGAGATCGACATCATCATAGCTGCCGTCCTTATATTGAATAATCAGAAGATCGTTCTCAATCGCTACAACTTTTCCATCCTGGCGTGCCGTTCGTGCAAAGTCTGTACTAAGGTAGGGCATCACACGCTCCATGTCATATGTGACCAAGGATGCGCCAGAGTCTGCAACAGGAACAACATGCTTTGATTGCGAGATGGCCATTGCAAGACGCTCTACGTCGGCCGACTCAGCTCCGAATGTCTGCATCATTTCACCAGGTGTTAATAACTCAGTCCCATCGTAATTCTCTTTATCTGTTACAACAAACCCCCGATCATCGATGATGTTTGGGTTTAGTGTAAGATGACGGTTAATACCAACATCTCCAGAAGGAGTTGAGTTCATGCCGACAATACCAGCCATCGACGGATGGAAGGCACGTTTCTCCAATGTGAAAGAATGATCTTCGTTCATTCCAGATGGGCCCTTAAGCTTAATCTGCCGGTCATTTTCTGCTTCCAATGTCATATTTAATTCACTGTGAGGATCGATGATATTAGATGTCAGGCAGCGCTTAATCACAATGTCTTCGGGTATTGAAAACTTCTCAGCTTTCCCATCCTTATAGCGGCCCCAGGCATCTGCCAGTTCGGTATAAAGATATGCATAGATGATCTCATTGGAGCGAGTTCGTGTATTGTGGTAATCTGAATCGATCTGATAGCTGTTATCCGCCAAGATATCGTTACAGTACAGCATTACTCTTGTAAAATCAGTGGGCATTCCAAGCCGTACCAGAACGCTCTCTGTAATAGGATCGATAAACATGTAGTAGAATGTTTTGAGTCCGTCATAGATGTTTCGGCGGTTGTATAAGAGGTCGAAGATCTCTACATATGCATCCCGAGTCCCAAGATCCAGGAAGTTATATTCCTTAGTTGGAACAGCCTGCAGCCCGTTCATCAGAAGCGAATTCTCGTACGGATACCGGTCATAGATCAGATACCCGTCTGCAAACGGAATTACACCGCGGGTGGTTTTATCGATATTGACTCGCTTTTCTGTAAACTCGTAATTAATTTTAGCTTTCTCCAATACTGCGATCAGTCCACCTGGATCAGCTGCTCCGAGCACAAGTACAAGAGGGATCTTGGCAGCTAATACTGTAGACCGACTATATACAAACTTCGTACCAGCGGAGACACCAGCGAATTCATCTGCAAACTTACTGTCATACCAACCTGCAGCATCGATAATGAACTCAGAAAGTTCTCCATAGCAGGTTCCACGATCGTCGTAGACTTTATTGGTTATTCCGCTTATGTAGAATAGAGTTTTGGATTTATTCTTTATTGTACGAATACCAAGGGGTATCAGACTTTCCGCCTCTTTTGGATCAGGCAACTTTGGGGCCATTGCCATATCGATAACTACGCCTGCATCAGTAGCGGTTAAGTATAGCTTAGTAATATCGGATGTAGTATTGCCCATAAGTATCCGGACAATGCTGCTTCCGAGCTCGTCGTACTCAATCGTGGTAAGTACATGGCTATTCTCTATTGTACAGTCGCCCTTCGTTACCTTGATCGCACTAGGACATCCTGGACCGGTTAATACCTTCTTTAGCTTTGTGATACGAGGAGAGATATTGCTGCCATATCGTTCAGTGAAGATTTTCTTATAGTTCGTAACCGCCTGACACATATCCGGAGCAACCTTAGTTACTGGATACGGTAGTTTCTGATGAATAATATTGAGCTGCTGATTAGCTAAGAAGAGATATTTCTCTTTATACATTTTTGGCATCTTGAAGGAGAAGCGATGTCGTTTACGATCCTCATCCTCGAATTCGACAGTATATTTCAATATACGATCGGTAGGAGTAGAGATATCCTCAACCTTGATGTCTTTGTTGAGGTACATGGCCGGATGAGCCTTGCTGAAATGCAATAGAATCCTGGCCATATCTTTACTGGCTAGATTCTTATTATACGCAGCCTCGAATTCGTTTGCCTTTAAGGATCGTAAGTTATCGTTAATGACATTGGCTGCAACCGGAGTCTCATCAATTTTATGAGCCTCTTCTGACTCAATTAGTTCGGCTAATGGAACTCCTCCCATATTAAGCTCTCGGTATTTTTCCTTGAGCATTTCGTTTCTCTTTTGTGATGCTACAGACCGTCCTTCCAGTGTGGCAGCCATGATAGTGTCCGCAGCTTTGTCGTCCACGAGTTCAGCTCCGGTAAGGTTAACCGATATCTCAGTATCTGTCGGTATGCTGATCTCACTGCTAGTGTCGTCAGTATCAGGGGTTTCCACTTTCTTGACCTGTGTAACAGTTACAATATTCGGATTCTTCGCGACGATCTCTTTCGCCTGATCTTTGATAGCCTCTTTCGCATCGTCGCTGATACTATCTTCGCTAGATACCGTATTGATAATAGTATCGGCTACTAAGTCGGCTTTGGTGTCAGCCTCCGCCTTCTCAACCTTCCGTCGTGCGGCATTAATACGTTGTTTTTCCGCTTCTTTCTCCGCTGGAGTAAGCGTCGTATCATCGTCGACGAGTTGCTCTTCTGCATCTTCATCGCCGCCCATATCGAATATCTCCAATGTTTTAGCTTGTAAGGCTTTCTTTGCGAATTTTCTGAAATAAGGGAGAAGAGAGTCTCCCTCGGCATATTCGCTCGGACCATTGGTATCTATTACCAGGACAATTTCTCTGTAGATAAAGTAAAATCGAACAGCTTTACCAAACTCTTTCAGCAGCTTAAGCGAACTCATCAAGCTGATAAATTGTCCCATTACATCCCGCTCGACGGCCTTCATCTTCTTATTAATATTACGAAGATCTGCCTCAGTCCACCATAACTCGATCGGAATAAAAATAGAAAGGGAGTAATCCCCTAAGTATCCGTCAGGCTGAGCAGATTGGGCTATACGAATATACTCGGCCATCATTTCATTTGCCTTATAGGTTATTAGGCGTCTATCCTTTGGGTTGGCCATAATGATACTAGCACTATAGTTTGCCTCAACCAACACATTACGGTTGTGCAGCGGCCGCTGGGAGACGTTGTTCAAATACGATGTAACCCCATCGATATTTTTGAGGTTGCCCTTTTTATAAGAATCGAGCAGTGTCGTAATTTCCCCGTCAGTGTTGATTTTAATTACCTGCCGCCCGGCTCCATATACTAGATGAGTCCAGCTCTTATCGATAAAGTATTTATACAGATTACGAAATTTGACAAGCTGCGTCTGGGAGAGCCAGCGTAACTCATCCTCCACAGATGGAGCTATAACCATATACGAGTGATTGGCCTTACGATTTTTTGAATTCTCTGGCGCGATCATTGGAGGTTTCACTCTATAGATATCAAACGCATCCAAACAATCAAGTTTGACCATTATCAATACCTCCTAAAGTTAATCAGACAGACATATGTTGTATCTGGTTATACAGATGTTTCCAGCTATCAGTTTCCCTAATTATTTACCTTTTTATTTTTGGTGGAACACGAGCATAATAGAATGGAAAGGAGCAGAGGCTATGGCAAGCGCGGACATTCGCGCAATGATTAGCGCGAAGCAAGAAAAGAGTAACAATGGCAAAAAGCTGGTTCTCAAGGATATTCATCGGAACCTTATTATTGCTTTAACGGCGCTGCCGGTGTATGGGAAGGAAGTGCGCGATGAGGAGATTCTGACGATCATCATCAATGGCGGCGTTACATCGACCGTATTGGAACGTATCAGAGATCACTACAACGCCCGGCTGAAGTCCAAGGAGTTAAAGAAAGTTAAGGGTGAAGTAGTAGACGCCGATGGATACAGAGTGCTCGTTCCCAGATAATCGATTTACAGAAAGCGGGGTAAGTCATGGATACCGTTATGCTAGACGTTATGTTGGATATGAATAGAACTGTTCCGTCTGGAGAACCAAACCCAATCACCAATCTTATATACACTAACCTAGATGAGAAAATAAGAGAGGCTATTCGAACCTACAATGGTATGCTGCCGATTGTACTCATGCCTGGTACCATGGATATCATCGGATATGTAACGAGTATCGACGACAAGACAGCCCACTGCAAACTGGCGGATGATGGAATCAGTCTTCTCAAGAAAGGCCTGCTAGAGGGCAAGACTATTCAGTTCTATGGGTATACTCGGAATCATTCCTGTAAGACAGAGGATGGCACTGGAACAGTTAATGGCATTGTCGTTGCAGCACTGTCGCAGGGAGGCATCTTGGGTGATAATATTATAACTATAGGCAAATCAAAGCGGGAGGAAAAGTTATGAGTAATAGGAAAAATGTATCCTATGCAGTAAAGGATATCGTAGAAGCGCTCAAGAAGAATCCGGCTGCAAGATTTTCAAAAACCGATTTTCAGACGCTCGTATACGCGGTCCTGAGTGATAAGGAGTTTAAGGCAAAGAAATATCTGCTTAAGGGCGGCAAGCTGGAGGAGAATGAAGTTGAGTTTAACTCCTCTATGCGAAAGTTTATGGATAAGCTACTGCTGCATGCCGGCATCACGGAGGCTGCCGAGCGAGCGTATATCTTGGACACATTTGAATACACGCCCAAGGATGTCGAGTGGATCACTGACGCCGTGGATGAGGCCATGTACCTCTATGCGGAAAGTGATAAGAATATGCGTATATTCCGGGACAAGATGCTCCAGCTCACGATCCGTAAGATGAAACGCAGCGGTAAGCACAGCGGCAAGACCACGTATAAGAAGGTAGTTGTGGACAGGTCGCCGAAGGAAGAGGTGCCGCAATGAACTATGGATTCGTAGATGGGGTCCAAGACTTTTTCAAGTATGTACAGGAGCATATGGATAGCATCTCTATCATCACAATGGCAGATGGCCGAAGATGTACGTCTGCACTTGGCAATGTGGCGATAGATGTAGATACTGGTGAAGTAGTTAAAATACAGTTGGGACGTGCAGAAGGCTCTGACGGTAAGAAAACTTATACTACTATGAAGCGTTATGTGAATGGACAATATATTCCAATTGTTGACCCAATCGATATTCGAAGCGATGACTAATATAAATTTATACCAAATAATGGATCTTCCCCTGCTGTTGTGGCAGGGGAAGATCCGCTATCATTTTTCGAAAACAACAGTATAAGTACAGAATAAGGCAGGTGAATTTCATTGGCCAAAGAGGATGCGATGACGAAAGACATACGCAAGAACCTTACTGCTGCTTTTATGCGAGTCCCTAAGTACACGTCCAGCATCGCCAAATTATTCTTAGCCTCTACTAAGAGTGTAATCAATACGGATATGCCCGTGATTGGGGCGATGTATGAAACTAATCAGGATCTGCTAAAAGATGTTGTCAAGACATTGAGAAACCCCGCAGACGCCATCAACAAGCAGGTTAACCGTGTGCTGAATACTGAGGCATACAGCGAGTTACAGCGATTAAAACGATATGTGATTTCCGACTTGAAAACTGGCGAGCTCTACAAGAAAGGCAGAGCTCGTTCTATAAACGGCGACGACGATGATCCATTTTCCAGCTTCGGCGGAGTCGATATGGACGGATTTGATGAAAATGGAGATTGGTCGGACGATGAAGCTGGAAACAGTGCGGAAATTGATGCAGAAGTACATATTGCTGAGGTACAAGAGGAGAATGCAGACACTCGAACGAGTGCTGTTATAGGTGCAATCGGCAGCGCAACAGAAGCCACAGCATATGCAATCGATTCGAATAGTCAGTTGTCAATACGCACTGCGATTAAGATGCATTCTCAGCAGATGAATGCATTTCAGAATATGATAACTACCCAAGCCGCTACGTTTGAAGCAATCAATACAAACATTACGGCTCAACTGGAAGTAACCAGGGAAGCCCATAATCAGGTTATGGGCAAAATGGACGAGATTACAAATATTCTTACTTCTATTAAAAACAGCGTAGTACCCAAGCCTGAGGATAAGAGCAGGACAAAACCAAGATCAGTATTTGGCTCATATGGCGAGCTGAATATTCGTAGTTACCTTGAAGAGGTTATCGAACAAGCAAACGACAAGTTCCAGATAAAGAACTCGGTCATCAATATGACTGGCGGCGTTGCGTTGAAAGACTTCATCCAAATGCTAATGGATAACCCACTTAAGGAAGTAACGGATATGATCGTGAAGTCTTTCATAAAGCCAGAGCTTCGCGAACATATGAAAAACACAGGAGAAGGATTAGCTAGTATTTTCCCAGCATTCCTTCAACACTTATACACAATCGGCCAAAAGTTTGAGCGAGGGGACGGAGATGAGACAAAGTCTCTTCTCGGCGCATTAGCCGGCATCTTTGGCATTAGTCAATCATCTAAATCGAGCATTGATATTCGCCAGAATGATATTTTAGCTGCAGCCCAGTTTACCAAGAAAACCGCACGAGCTATCGAGGAAGTCATACCGATGTGGATTTCCAAGGTATATAGTGCGATTACAGGGCTGCCGTTACAGATATACAACTACACGACAGGCGAGCTTGAGCGAGTGCGGGATGTAGTCGCAACTAATACTCGAAGCGCGCAAGATCTCTATGATCGTATGGGAACAACCAGGTATGAGATCAACCGAAGAATCAGATATTTCAATTTCAAAAACAGCGATGATGAAGAGGATTTTAAAGATTTTGTCTATCGATATATGCAAAACAAGATCGAGGGTAACGAATTTATTAATCCGAATATGTCGTTTAAAGAATTTAAAGATGATTTTGACAATGCTGGGTACGATTTACGTAATAGTCACAGCGCTGAGCAGTATTATGCATTATTCACAGGAATCCTAAAGTCATTACCAGACAAAGTACGACTTGGTATGGCGCGTGACATGGCGAAAGCCCGTGAACGGCGAAATACCAATAATGCGTACCTGAATGAAGATTTGCTCAAATCAGGACTTAGCGCTGCATATTCCGGATTTGAAGATCAGGATATTGTATATGATATCGGGCGCGAGGCTATGAAGCATGCCTCTGGATTGAGCGCGACCGATATTGATAAACGTATTAAAAAGACCCTAGATAACCAGCCGATAGAAAAAGTCGGTCCTGCTGCGACAAACTATATTCTTCGCGATGTACTTTCTACATTACGAAAGGGTATTATCACATACAGCTATCAGATGGGTGATGTTGGAGAACGCTCATCGGATATACTAGACGAGGTACGCAGCGCTGCTGTGAGTCAATATGATCTCGACCGGCGAGTTAAGCGGGCCGCGTATGATGAACAGAATAGAAAGATCGAACAGCGGAAATATGAAGAGAAGCGACATGATGAGAGAGCCTTAGAAGCGAAAGCGAATCCGAAAGACATTGTAGTAACAAAGAATATGGATCCCAATATCGCAGAGACAATCCAAAGAATGGCAGATGCCGATCGCAGCAGCGAGGGGCAGAGCGGCAATATGAAGACAGAGCAGTATCGAAAACTGTTCGACTCTGGCCGCCAGCAAGCTACCGCAGCATTGGATGATATATCAGATTCTCTTGGCATAAGCACGTTAAAAGAGAAAATCAATAAGATCATACAAGTGCCTCTTCAGAAGTTTGATGAAGCACTGGCAATGGCCGACCGGATTATGTTAAAGATGGTATTTGGCGAAGATACCGAGTTAGAGACAACGGATAGAGATGGATCCCATATGTTTGGGTTTATCTCCAAAGTTGTCGAATCGCATTTTAGTAACGCATTTGGTTGGTTTAAGCGTGAAATTGCAATGCCAGCGCATGATATGCTGTTTGATAAATCTGAAGGTCTTTTCCCGAAAATGATAAAGTCTGCTGGGGAGCTATTAGGATTCAAAGATGGCAAGAACCCAGTTGTGGATAAAGTAAAGGAAAAGGCTACAGCAGCTAAAGACTATATCATCGGCAAGAAAGTTGAAACTACCGATGAAGAAGGAAATGTAACATCCCGCTCGTATGAGGGTGGAAAGTTATCCAATGCTGTTAACGCAGTATCTGCTAAGGTTAATGAGACGAAAGACGAAGCAAAGACTAGTATTATTGGAGCAATCAAATCGCTTCTCTTCGGCAAAGAGGGTAAATCCACTTATATGGATTTGGATGAGGACGGCAATATCGTACAGGGTACTGCGTATGGCGGCATCGCCGGCAGTATCCAAAAAGGATTCTCCAGCTTTAAGGAATTGATGTTTGGAGACAAATATGAGGATACTGATTCTAAGCAGAAGTGGAGATTCGTGACAGGCGAACTGCACGATGCCTTCCCTGACATGGTATTAGGTGGAGGAGTTGGAGTTCTAGCCAGTCTCTTCTTACCTGGGGGACCTATTCTGGGTGCACTCCTTGGCAGTACGGCTGGATTGATCAAAGGTTCCGACCGGTTGAATGAATTCCTGTTTGGTAAAACGAGCGAAGAGTATGTCCTGGATAAGGACGGAAGACGTATCATTGATCCGAAAACAGGCGAATTTAAGACTAAAAATATTCGACTTAAGGGCGGGCTAATCGATCCAGTAATCTCCGAAGGATTTAAGAAATTCTTCCCCGCGGTTGCAGGAGGATCCGCAATTGGAGCAGCCCTCGGTGGAATGGGCCTGCTTCCGTTTGGCTTGGGCAGCGCTGCAGGAGCAGTAATCGGCGGTGTCACTGGAATGCTGGCCCGGTCTGATCAAGTCAAGGAGCTCATCTTTGGTAAATATGGGGATGACGATTCCGGATTAATCTCTAAAAACGATCGGGCTAAGATCGTTGAGGCTGTTAAGAAATACGCCCCTCCGACTCTTGGCCTTGGATTAGCGGGAGGCGCGCTTGGCGGACTTCTTGGTATGGGACTTGGTTTAATTCCAGGTCTCGCATTACTGCCTACCGGTCCTATATTTGCAATTATGGGATCCCTAATGGGATTCGCAAACGCTGAGTCGATCAACAAATTCTTCTTCGGTGAGGAAGTTGAGCAAGAGACTGAAGTCGACGACGGTAACGGTGGCAAGAAGAAAGAGAAGAAAAAGCATCGAGAGGGCGGCCTCTTTGGCGGAATGTATGATTACGTCAAGGATCATATTGTTACGCCATTTGGTAATAAGATAAACGAAACGGGCTATAAGATTCAAGGCTGGTTCCAAGAGTCGATTGTTGGTCCCCTGAAGAATAGTATGGCTCCCTTTAAGGAGCAGATGAAAAAGGCAGGGAGTGAAATTTTTAACTCCCTGAAGAATATCGGAGATAGAATAACTGAGAGTATTTTCAAAGTATTTGATATTAGTTTAAATGGCGATGACGGCGAAGGAGGCCTCAAGGCTTGGTTTCACGATAAAGTCCTGAGACGGTTGAATAATCTAGCGAATAAAATATTCGACACAATCGGGCGGATTCTTGGGAAGATTATCGCCGCTCCGTTTAAAGCATTCGAGTTTATTGTAACCGGAGGAAAGTCTGGCGGAGATGGCTTATCTGATGATATAGATGATTCCGGCAAGCCAAAGAAGAAAACGCTTAGAGATAAATTTCGGGATATCATGAGAGAACACCAATTACGGAAAGCTAAGCGAGCTGCCGAAAGAGCTATTGCCCACGGCAGCGATATATTCGACCGGCTTGATGATACTCAAGGTAAACCTGCGGATGATAAGTCTGGAGTAAGTGGATACTATAAAGATTATTATCAGTATAGCCCTAGATATAAACAGGACGAGGATAAAAAGAAAAGCGATGCAGCTGGAGATATCGCAGATCCGACGAAGCTTAAAGAGCAGGCGGAGCGTGCTGTATATGAGGCAAATCGGAATAACTGGAACGATATAAATGGAAGATCCAATTCAAACTTCTCGAATAGTGGTAAGGATTACACGCAAGGTAATAGACCTACAAATGCAGACGGCACTCCGATACCAGATGCACCACCAGCAGATAAACCAAAAGAACCGGAACAGGCTAAAGGCGAGAAAGAAACTCGAGAAAGAGTAACAAGACGAAGCAGATTCAATAAATCGAACAATGAGTATTTGAAGGAAATTGCAAAGTATACGCACAGCATTTTCGACGAAGTTAAAGGCCAAGTGAATGGCGTTGGTTGGAATACTGCATATATTAGAGCAGTGCTTGATAAGCATTTTGAGCCCCTTTCACCTGAGGAGCTCCCGGAAGAGATGGAAGGTAGTAAGAAGACCATCAAGAAACGGCGGGGTCTTCTTGGGAGAGCAAAGGATAAAGCTGTGGCGATTGCTGGTGCTGCTAAGGATAAGCTTGTCGCCATAGTTGGACCTGTTGTCCATTTCCTCACAGCTCCATTCCGATTCCTGGCGGCTATGGCACTCAAAGCGAAGGATGCGTTAGGGGCGCTTGTCGGTGGGCTTATTGATGGTGCTAAACTACTTGGCAGTTTCCTTGTTGAGGCGCTTAAAACGGCTGGAGCTATGGTAAAAGAGGTCGCTATTGGCGCAGCCCAGGGCGTCGGAAGCGTATTAGCTGGAGCCGGAAGACTGATCTATCATGCAGCGGGAGGATTGGGTGAAGCGCTTGGCAACATTGCCGGCACTATTACTGGAGTACTCCATGATATGACGTTGGCGCTAAGCTCTGCGGTACTTGGCTTATTTGAAACTGCAGCGGCTATCGCTCCCGATATTGCACTCGGAGCATGGAAAGGCGCTAAGTGGCTCTTGAAAAAGGGGTTTGCATTAGCTGGTCTTGCGGGCAAAGGTATCGGTGGCGGAATTAAATGGGTATTCAAAAAGATAACGGGCAAAGGCAAGAAAAACCAAGAAGCTGCTAAGGAAAAGCCTGATAAGGCCGAAGCTGGAACTGGAATAAAACTTAGCGGTGGGTTTCTTGACAGTCTAGGTGAGATCAAGGATCTAGTTCCAGTCGCAGTAGGTGGAGACGCTCATGTTCCGTTCCCGGTCATAAAGATAGCGCGAGGGAAACCGGTAGGCGCGATGTCCATTAAATATGCTATTCCCGTCTATGTTCTTGGTAATCATGATCCTAAATCCAGAAGATCCAGAGGCCGTTCGTCTTCGGATGATGACGATGAGAGCGTAAATGAACCCGCAGGGAATGGCGGAAACGGTGACGAGTATGGAAATACGTCTGCTGGAAACGATATCGGCAACTTTGTCAATTCGTACAATTCTATTGATCGTGAAGCGGAGCAGTCCGATAACTCTGAGACATATGATCGGGCTATCGCAAATGCGAGAACGAAAGAAGAAGTTGACGCGATTGTAACGGCGCATCAGCTGAATCTCGGCGACAGACTTGTGAAGTTCTTAAAGGGAGACGGAAAGGGCGAGAAGAAAGAAAAGGGCGAAGGCCTCTTATCCAAACTATTCGATGCGTTCACTGGAGGGGGCGGCGGTAAAGGATTGGTCCGACGCGCTCTTGGTGCGATAGCTCCTATTGCTGCGGCTGTAGCTGCGGCGGGATTCCATTTCACCAGTGAAAAGGGCAATAAACTCTGGGGCGCTCAACTGGCAGCCAACGCGGCGACTACTGTTGCGAAGAAAGCCGCGGATCCGAAATCGATACTGGGAAAGCTTGCCCATAGTGGTAAGGGATTAGTTAGCAATATCGATGATTTTATCACCTTAGTACGTAATCCCACTGCGGCGGATAGTATGATCGCATTCGGCGAAAAGAATTCAACCAAGCTAAAGGGATATGCAGCAGCAGGTCTTAATAAGCTTGGAACTAAGGTTGGAGGTCTGATAGATGTCGGGAAAGCCGGCGCTAGTCAGTTTGGCAGAGCAGTCGCTGGTTCGGCAGATGATTTAGCAGAACTTGGTCCGGTAAGAAAGGCGATCGCAAAAGTACTGTCTGCAATCGCCAATAACGGTACAATTAAGAAAATGTTTGGGACTATGTCGAAGAAACTGGGCCCAATGATAAAGAAACTAACCTCGTTCATTTCTGATAAGGTATTGAAACACGCGGTAAAGTCTGGTGGAAAATCTGCGATTAAGAGCGGGTTTAGGCAGATCTCAACCTTCGTGTCCGGCGGAGGATTAGGCGTAGTATTTGCAGTTGCAGATTTTATTTCTGGCTTCGGTAATGCTAAGAAGTATTTTAACGTATTCGGATCCGATGTTACATTAGGAATGAGACTTACTTCCGGTATTGTTAATACAATTGGCGGACTGCTTGGTCTAATTCCGCATATTGGTCCTCTTCTTACGGTTGCCGCTGCTCTCTATCAGGATCAGATCGTGCAGCTGGTGTATTCACAGCTTGCGGATGGTGCAGCGCAGGAAGAACTTGCTGAGGATCAAGCGAAACTCGAGAATGCGACAGCTCAATATAACGCTGAGAATGGTACTGAGCTTACAGTAGACGAATATGCTAAGCAGTTTAATGACGACGGAAGTAAACACCATAGTATTGGGGACTTCTTTACAAAAACCATACCCTATGCAGCAGGTTATGCTTCACATAAGTTTGTGGACTTCTTTGCTGGAATGGGTAAGACTATTGCCGATACTCTTATTGGTGCTAAGGATAAGGTCGTTGAAGTTGCAGGCACTGTTGCCGATAAACTTAGATCGGCCGGTGAACATATCAAGTCGTTTGTCACTGATATTCCTGGTAAGACGGTAGAGTTCGTTAGCAATCTGTGGGATCATATTAAGCATGGCGCAGTTGCAATTAAGGATACGGTTGTTGGCTTTATTAAATCTATCCCCGATAAAATTGGCAAATTCTTTGGAGGCATTTGGACTGGTATTAAATCCCTTTGGGGTGGAGTTAAAAATGCTTTCAGTGATATTGGAGAAAGCGCATATCAGGGTTGGCAGGATGCTGGTAAAGGTCCAGGAGACCATCAGCCGGCATCGCCGTCTGGTTCTATGCTGGATATTGGCCGGGGCATCGCAGACCGTTTTATTTCAGCGGTTTCTGAAACTTATAATGAACGCAAAAGCGGACCTGAGCTATTCAGACTAATCGGCGAGGGTATTGGCGGGTCGCTGCTTAATGATCTTCGTGAAACAAGCGGTAAGAACGCTAACTTTGGCACAGTCATGACAAACGCTGTGGGTATATCGATGGGGGCTTCCAGTAAATCAGTACCCTGGTATAAGAAAGCTGCTAATGCGGTATCTAACTTCTTTGGCTGGGGTAAGGGCAAACATGATAACACAGAAGACGACCTTAATATGGAGTGGGGCACTGGCGTAAAGCCGATGCGCCAAGGCGACGCTAAATGGAATCGCTCTGACAGTAAGATGGCCCTTACGGGATGCGGTCCGACTGCAGCTGCGATTGTTGCAAGTAAATACGATAAATCTGCAAACCCTGCTGAGGCAAATGCAGAGTCCAAGCGCATGGGTATGAGAGCTCCGGATGGTGGAACAAATCCGGAATTCTTTGGCCAATATGCCGCCAACCATGGTTATCAAATGCGGCAGGGACCGGTAGATCCGGGGGCTATCTCTAATAGCCTTCAGAAAAATCAGCCCGTTGTAGTAATGGGCAAGGGCGGTGCATTTGGTAACAATATGCACTATATGGTCGCGGATAGAAGCAATAACAATGGTACGGTTGGATTGATCGATCCCATTACCGGAGGACGCAAGAGCTCTCAAATGAACTCCTTGCTCTCCAAGACGGCGAACGCGATCTATTCGTATGGTAAAGGGCCTGGTGAATCTACATCAACGAGCGAGGCGCAGCAAGAGCTTGTTGGCAAGATGGCATGGCTGGCCCAAAATCCAATTAAGTATGATCTAGAAGGGCCTCAGGATCCAGACAAAGGCTCTGCCTCTTGTGCGTCTACCGTCGGTTGGGCATATCGGAAGGTTTTCGGAAATGATCTGAACGGGATGTCTGCTAGCTCAAAGAAGCAAGCAAGGGATAGTAGATTCACTACAATCTGGGGCAATCCGGCCGACGAAGGTAAGCAACCTGGTAAACTTCTCAATCTATCAATGCTGCAGCCTGGTGATATCGTATATATGAAAAATCCGTCCAGTAATCATACCGAAATGTATGCTGGTAATGGTATGGATTGGAGTCATGGCGGACCTGGGCTGGGCCCGGTTCTCCGTACATTGGATGAGACGAGACAGAAGCGTGTATGGGCAGTCAATCGTTATACGCCGTTCCTGAATGGGCAACAGGTTTCTGTTACTCAAGGAGATACAACTACAACCTCCACTTCCACGAGTGTGGAAAATACAGAGGGTAGCACGACAGCTTCGGAAGATACTAGTGGTATTGCTAGTCTGTTTACTCCGGACGCAGGAGACAAATTTACGGCAGGCGGATTACTGAATGCATTCCTTGGAATAGGCAACGTTATTGGAGCAGGTATCTCGAATGTACTCAATGCACTATTGGGTAATCAGAGCGAAGGAACGGAGGACTCTTCAGCTGGTAATTACTCCTCTGCAAATGTTGGTATAACCGCGAATACGAAGGCGGCCAGCAAGGTTGCTGGAGTACTGGCACGGTCGAATCTTTCTAAGAATGAAAATACGAACATGATCTGGAAGTTCTTGCATGATCAGGGTCTCACTGATGCAGCCGCGGCTGGTTATATGGGATGCTGGCAGGAAGAATCGTATAATACGCCGAATCGCATCGAGGGCGATTATCTTAAGCAGTTCCCCGGCGCAGATGTAGTAATGAAGGATGATAAATCTCTAAACGATTATACTAAAAATATTCTATTCCCTGCGCTTGCGAAGTCTGATATTGCAGTTAACCAAAGTGCATATCTGGGCGGCAATGGTAACTATTATCCCGGACTCGGTCTGGCGCAGTGGACTGGCCCAAGGGCATACAAGCTAATGCAATTCGCAGCGGAGCAGGGTAAAGACTGGAGAGAGCTTAAAACGCAACTCGAATTCTTTGCAACTGAAATGAATTCCCGTGGCCTAAAAGACATCGTCAATTCGGCAGTTGATCCCGCAGAGGCTGCGCATAAGGTTCTCGATAATTATGAGATGCGTCCAGGATTTGGGGAGTCCCACCCAGACTGGTTGGAAAAGAGACAGCGGCATGCTAATGCTTACTATAATCTCTATTCCAATCAAGGCGATACTCCTACGGATGACGCCACAACAGATGTAAATCTGTATAATAAGAAGAATCGCCTCAATGAAGCTAAAGTTGACTGGGGAACCGGTCCATCCCCCACACTGGAAGCGCTGAATGAAAAGATACGGCAGATGAACAGCATGTTCACTGCCGCCCGTGGCGAGGCAGCAGAGGATGCCTCCATCGCCACTATGACGAATAAAATCACTGAAGCGATCAGTAACGTTACTGCTGCGCCTGCTTCTTCCGATGGGGAGAAAATGATGCAGATTATGGTTCAATCTCTGGCTACTATGGTTGAACTGCTTAAGGCGATTAAAGACAACACGGATAAGAAAAACGATCCGCCTGAACCTAAGGATCAGAATCCCATACAGAAACTTCCGGTAACGCAGGTCGATCCATTCGCGGATGACGTCGGTGTCGGTACTAATGAGCGAGACATTGGAGCGGACATCATCGACATATTGACAAGTAAATAAGCATGATAGGGATACCGGTTTTCATGCCGGTATCCCTATCTATTTAATGAAAGGATGCGGGTGTTATGTTACGATCTACCTATATGTGTCAAACAACACGCCCAAGTAGAGCCTATAAAGATCCTGAGCATTTGAATGCAGACTTTATTGTCCTGGGAGAGGGACTGATTTTTATTGCGGAAAACGTCAAGACGTGCGGTACTGATAAATATTATGAAATCAGCGAAAGAGTTACGGAGGGCATTGACTTTCCGACCGGGTATTGGGTCTCCTCCACTGTTCTTAATTTCAACGTAATTGAAGAGGTCGATTCAGAAGAGGAAACGACATCTGATGATAGTTTGCAATGCGACGAGAGTATACTCATAACGGGTAGTAAATCCACAATATACGAAACTAAGGATTCTACAACCCCTGTAGAACATGGGTTAAAAGTTGGAGATCGGGTACATACCAGCAGATCTATAACAGTTTCTGTTAACGGCAGAGATGAGACTCGATATCTGATTGATTCCGTTGAATCGGCTGAGGATGATTCCGTTGTTGGGAAATGGTTGCTGGGAGATTACATGGTTACGGTGAATGGATATCAGATTCGGTATCATAACCGCGCATGTACATTATCTACCTATGCAACGCGGGATGCAGGAGCATCTGGAGTCCGACAGGATATCAAAGATAGGATCGCGTCTATTAACCAGGAAGGAAAATTGGCAGGCGATAAGATTGCCTCTAATGGAGCGCTGATTGATAAAACTGCAGCTGGATCTAATGTGATTACAACTTCAGAGGATGGAACATTGACGCATGTCGATGATAAGTATGACTATACCGAAGCATCGGGTGAAGATTGGATTCGGGAATATGATATGTACAATGTAGGAAATTCGTCGCTAATGGATATCCCGATTGGAAGAATGATATTTGTCCATGGCATGCCGTTCCAATACACTTATCTGACAGATAGAAGAATCAATGCCACTGGAATGTATGGCAAAGACAAACTGCCAGCAGACGGAGGCGTGATTAGATCGGAGACCTCTGCAGATCTATATGGCCGGGTATTTGCAAAGGAGATAGCGGCAAATATGCCGATTGCAGTCATTGTACCTGGCGTGCCAGTGTTCCTGACCAACATCTCTCAGGGATTGAAGGGCTATAAGGGAAACAGAGGCGCAAGAGAGAATCTTATGCCGTTTTTCAATGATTTGACTGAGACAGAGCTTGAGTCAGCAATCCGAAATGCTATGGAGAGTGCAAACGGGGAGACTTACCAGTATTATGGCATGCAGGTTGATACTGGGGATTTTTACAACTATGTAAACGCACAGACACAGACTTCGGCCAAACTTATGGGGATTGCCGATGTAGACTACTGTGGTCAGAAGTGCGGTAAGTTCGATTGGTCAAAATATAATAGATCGGTAGAGCAAGACTTCTCAATGTTTGAGGATATCGTTGGCGTTGCAGGCGGAGTATCATTTGCATTTGACCCCCTGTCGTCAATTACAGACAGTTTAAGCAATGATACTGCAGAATCTCAGTTCGTAGGGATGATTGGCGGGCTTAGAAATACTGCATCAGAGTTAGAGTTTTTAACAGGTATGGCCGGCATCGGAAACCATATTACAACAAGTAATTACGATGCGGCTACAGCAGGTCTTACTCATACCGGGGGACTGGGAGCAGGTCTTGCAAATGTTGCCAGCCGATTGAGTGCACTTGTTAAAAATACTATGCACGGCATGAATGTACGATTCCCAAAACTATGGAGTGATTCCAACTATAGTAAGTCATATAGTATCGATATGAGATTCATTACGCCGTACTGTACAGCATTTTGTAAGTGGCGGTATGTCTTAGTGCCGTTTCTTACGTTGTTTTCTGCTGTGGCTCCTCAGTCCCCAACTAGTATTATCAACTATAAGCGGCCGTTTTTAATTCGAGCATTTTCAAAAGGTTACTTTAATGTTGAGATGGGAATAGGTTCTATAACCTGGAAACGCTTTGGTGATGGGGATATGATTTCTGCGGATGGTGTTCCGACGCAAATCGATGTCACATTGGATATAGAGGATCTGTACCAACAGCTCACAATTTCCAAATTCACTGGGGACGATATGGGTATACTGCCAAGCCCTAATGCAATTTCGGTATTTTTCAACAATACCGGACTGATGGATCTAATTGGAACTCTAAGCGGCGTAAATATGAATCGAATTACGCTCGGTGAAAGACTGTCGCTCTATGCCTCCAGTGCTATAGGCGCGTTTTCTGCTACTGGTGGCAACTTTATGCGCCATATTTCAGATAGAACACGTTCTATAGTAGAACGGTATTTAGTTGGCATTTAAGTTACAGTAATACCCTTACTTTTCGACTAGTACTTAAACTACATAATAACGGATCTTAAGGAGTATGTATTAGCGATGAAGATAAAGACCCGTAAGAAGAAGTTGGAGGAATATAATTCCAAATATCCAGATCGAGAATATGATCCGGAGAAATCGCTCCAGCGGTATTTTGATCTGCGTGGATGGAGCTATGAGAAAGCCAAATTGAAGGCAGCAAAGAAGCTTGAACGGATCTTAGAAGAGCGGGAATATGAAACAATACGCATTATTATGTATGAGTATCCAATGAAAACGGATCGCTCCAGAACAACAAAGGATGGGCATATCTACTCGCCCAATGCGCATGATAATCATTCCTATTATGAAAAGGCGGTACGGAAGGTCTATGAGCATATAAAGTTGATCAATACGCCAGCGGAGATAGAGATCGACGCCTATTTGGAGATGCCCAGACAGGTAAAACCGGATGAAGTTATCCTGTTTGAGGCGAAGGTGCTGGATATTGATGATATGCCGGATTATGACAATATTGGAAAATGTTATACGGATATCCAAAAGTTTGTATTGCTCCTGGATGATAGTCTGATACATATCGGATCCATAAAGAAATACTACAGTGTTATTCCAAGAGTAGAAATCCGTATCACCTACTTGAAGAGACATGAATCCGATTATATATACAAGAAGCTTAAGGCGCGCAAGAGTGTGAAGAGCGCGATTGCCGCCGGACAGATGACCTTGGAGAAAATACAGTATTGACCAATAGGAGGGGATGAGGAACATGAAAAAGTATCTTGCTTATATCTGGACCTCTATTTTGAATGAGGTATTGCTGGTATATAACACCAGGGATTTGGCCGACCGGATGACAGAATATCTGCGGGATAAAGAGGGTATTGAGCTATATATATACGAAACCCACGAAGACGGAATCATGTTCCGCAGAAAAAAGGATTGTTCTATTACAGACAACATGCTGATTAAGGCATTTGTCGCCGGGCTATCTGCGCTAATCGACGAGTCCGAGAAGAACGGGAATAGCATTATTGATGCAATTAACGATACCTATGATTTTGAGTTTGATAAGAAGTACCTGACTGATGCAATGGGCACTGAGCTCGTGATTATCCGCTCGTCTGGGCGGATTATTTCAATGGAGATTGATTTGTGAGAAGAACATCACCCCGGGGAACTCCCCGGGGTGATATCTTTTTATTTCTCATAATAGATCTTCTGCGCGATATGCTTAACCTCATCGCGGGACCACTTATGGATGCCAAGCACGTTGGTCATCTCATAGAGAGTATACGCCATGCAGGATCGGGTCCGGATCTCCTCCGCGTTCTCGCGCATAACCGTTCCCGCCGGCACGAAATGCCCAACATCCTCGTTTACTGTGCGTATGGCGTTTGCGGACATAGTGTTCATGATTGCATTCATCAGGGAGGTAGGACCGCGCTGGTTTAAGTGATTTACCACCTCTTCCATGACAGCAGGATCTCCACCCGCTGCCACCTGAGACTGCGCAATTGACAGGCTGTCGCGAATCTCCTGAGCTTTCTTATCCTCTTCTACCAGCGCACGGACTGTGGCATCCCGGATTTCGTTAACCTGCAGGTCGGGTTCCTTTTCATCGAAAACCCGATCGATCAGCTCCTCGTCTTCAGGAGACAGCTCAATCGGCTGAGTCGCATCCACATCCATATCATTCTTGGCGGCTACGTCGGCCTTATCGTCGGCAATACTTTCGCAGATCTCCAGGCAGTCCTGGAGAAAAGTAACAGCCTCCGATAAACGCTTTTTTGTCTGTTCGATCGTGCTGTCTTTCAGCTCAAGTTCCTCTGTAAAGTAGGTTCGGCACATCTTGTCAGCCATCTCAGTCAGCGTTTGCTCATGGACGTCCCCATAGGGGTTGACCTCCAGGCACCGGGCATGGAATCGAGACAAACATTCCAGTAGGCAGTGGTTAAACACATTCCGGCGATAGGCTCTCAGTTTAATAGGATTCATAATTAGGCTCCTTTACTCTTAAGTTTCATCCAATACAATCTGGATGTCTGTGACATTGAGCTGCTCAGGTACAAATTTTGTAATAATATCTACGTTTGTAAAGACGGGCACACTGTAGACGAATTGCTGGAACGATGCGTCGAAGTCATCTACGCCCATGTATTTAATGGACTTAACCCGGCTAAAGTTTTGTTCTACCAATGTGCAGATATTTGACATAAAGATCGTAGTACCGGTAATATAAGTGTCTCTGAGATACTCATAGATATACTGTCGTACGGCTTTTACGTCGATATCCTTGCCATAGACCTTGAAATAGAACGTAGGATTAAGATTTGCCAGATCTCGCTCAATCTCGTTTCCGTTTAGATCCCGACCGCCATTGACAATGATGTATCGAGACCTGCCATAAGTGCCAATGAATTTTAGGGAGATATCGAAGCTTGTTGTAAGTTTCAGGAGATTTCCATATAACTCAAACATGTGCGCGAAAGTATCATACATATCGACAATATGTTCGATACCGTAGTCATACTTGATTAACGGGACTTCCCCGACGGAATACTGATATGTGGTCTCGCTGTAAGGTTCGATCGTGACTGGGGAGATTGTAAATTTATTAAACTCCATAAGGAGATTATACGCATTGAGAGGAGTATTGTAATACCCGCTCATGAGCACATATCCGTTAGCTCGGGACTCAGGGAGAATCTGATATATAACGTCAGACCTGGAATATTCATGAGCAGCTTGCTCATCCTTATACATGAAATACACGTCAAAGAATGCATCCTTATAGTCGATAACTGAATAGTAGTTAGTATTGGTGCCGTTTTTAAACAACCCTTCTAAGATTTCAAGCTTATCCTTCTCGGTGATATAGTCGCTTGTTTTCATTTGGCCAAGGAATGTAAACTCCCGGCTCTCCTGATTATAATCGGATATTGTCAACGGCAGATATGCCACTGGGTTATTGTCAACACGGAAGACGATATAGCATACTATCAACGCTGGATCGATGATTTGATTGTCATCGTCAACCACTGGAGAATCATTGGAAGTATTGAGTGTTCCACTTACGCCAAACGTGTACGTATCGTTATCTTCCGGCGCGTGCGCGTTACGATGGATTGCAACGCCTCGCGTGATTAGTTGGAACGGATAGAGCTCTGATATATTCTTCATATGCAACGGAATCATTGTATTGACAGAGGTGTAATAGTATGACAGAATCCCGAGATCGTTGATAAGCATCATAAAGGGACAGGTGTAGTAATACTCACCCTTTTCTTCCGGTTCGTTATGACTAATTCGAACTGCGTATTCCTCTTTATCCAGATCCTTCGGCGTGACTAGTTTGAATTTACTGTAGGCCTTCACAACCTTGCGGTCTACTGTCGGTTGATATACATCAAAATCCCCATAGTCCTCTACACTTTGGACACCGAGGAGGCGAATACGCTTCGTTGTCGCAGGCACGATGCCGTCTTTGTGGCGGAGTAGTGTGTACAAATAATATCGATGATCTTTAATATCGTTGCGCTTCTTAATAACCTGCACGTTTGCATCTCTATCATTGATATAGCTTACGATATCGTGTTCTGTTGTGATATTGTTCCGGCGAACTTTAGCATCGATCAATCTAGCCTTGATATCAGACAGCTTATCATTGTCTGCAGCGGCTGCTGTATCGGAGAGCATGTTAATGTAGATGTTGACACCAGAATAGTTATAGCTTCCATCGCGGTATAAGCTAAATGTAGTCTTGGCGTCGCCGATTGTAACCATACCATCGACGCCCAGGGTTTCTTTTATCTCAACCTTAATCATCGCATTGATGCGGATTCCGGTAGCAGGGTTGTTTAGGATGTATAAGATATTATCGTCATCGTCATTGTAGTATATAGCATCCGTAGCCTCCATAGACAGATAATGTACCTTGTCTAATCTCTTGTACGGATCATTTGGGCTTTGCTTATAGTAAACATCGAATGCAGCTAACTTATTCTCATAGTCGAATGGAATTCCGCTATATTGAAATGCAATTTCATCTACTACGGTTTTCTCTTTGATATTGTAGTTGAATTGGTAGATCTGTACAATCATGCTGACAAGCTCTTGTCCAAGATCATCTACTTGCTCATACATTTGAATATACGACTCATATGTGGAATGCTCACCGCTATAACTGGCGGCGTACACATATCCAGACGCCCGGCGGACTGCGCGAATTATAATATCATCTTCAAGCGAGAAGTATATTCCGCCATGAGAAATTGTCGATCTTCGATCGATGATGAATATAATTTCATTTCCATCCTTTGTACCCTTCTTCAGGATATCATCCTTCAATACGCCAAGTACTGCAAAGGCTTTGCCTGGTGACGCATAGCTTACGTCAACGCCGCGCAGCTTCGCCGTTTGCCGGACGTGAATCTGATTAACCGATAACTCGGGGCAGTAGTCCGATGCCCGGCGTTGTTCCAACGTTACTGTATCCTCGATTGCGTTAGCCATAGTTTCAGTTATATAACCGGTCAAGCTGACCCGGTTCTTGTCCAGCGTTTCTGCTGGGAAATATTTTGGCATAACAACGTTGACTAAATCATTTAGAATATCTTTCCGATCAATTAGCTTGCGTGCCATATCTTCACATCTCCCAACACAAGTAGTATTTGATAATATTATCTTTTCTACGCATTCGTATAAATGGATGAACGGCCAGTATATCTCCGGCGACAAATTGGCTGCCATCGGACTTGAGCATAGTACCGCTCGCTTTGGCACGGGATTCATGTGCATTAGCGTCCCGCTCGGCATACTGGATCAACGATACCTCACGAGACATCCTGTCATATTCATCGCCCATAACTGTGTCTCTTTCAATGTTTAGATAAGAGCGCCCGCTGAGCGTGTTGATATCCATTAAAATAGCGGGGTCTTTAGGATCCGAACGAATCCCATAGCTGAAATCAATATTAACGCTGTCCTCCACGATCATGCTGTCATTGTAACTGTAGTTGGATAGCGGAATCTTTGTTGGGAATACCCCGACAAGTTTTTCCCAGTAGACAAGTTCTCTTCCATCTCTGCGAGTTACTAAGTAGTAGAGTGATCCTGCATAGTCAAGAATCGCATTCTTCTGATCTGACAACGTTGGTACGATCACATCGGTTTTAGACACAAGATAAATATACGACCACCAGATATGCATCAGTTTCATGATGCTCTCATACCGATCATTACGGAAATCGATCGATACGCTTCCAGATATCTTATGGTCTTCTGAATGCTTTCCATACTTTAACACGTGACCATAGTATGTATTGCCTTTATCTATAGTCTTCAGTTCCATATCATTTACCGGGTACGATTTAGCCCGTGAGGTAATAACCGGCAGCCAAGGGCTAGCGTTGTTATTCGTGAGTGAGTTTAACAGACTCTGCCCATATTTGTCACATACCAACGCCGCAGTCATACTATTCAATCGCATTGCGGCATAGTTGTCCTGCCCGCTGGATTCGGTTGAAACGCGGCGTCGCCTGCTAATATCTACATTCAGCGACGGTCTTGACATTAGGATATGCCCAATTAGTGGCTCAGTGCCGTTCTCCCAGTCGGGCAACTTCGCAATATTAAAATACTCGATCAGCGTATCAAAGTCTGAGTAGGTTAATCCAAAACGCTGCTTTGCTTTGATAAACTCTTCCATATGGTCTATAAGATAGCTAGCTACTCTTTTGTGCTTTCCCGAAGGCATTTTCGACATACACCTCTTTTCAAATAGACATATCGTTAATCTGTCTATGTTATACAGTTGTTCCAGTCGGTTATTTTACGTATATATTATAGTGACGGTAAGTTAAGAACTTACTCCTCTATAGTAAGATACACAGAAAACAGGTAAATAATCTTACTATGAGGAGGACTAATTTATGAGTGTACCAAGACGGAGTGGAAAACCTCCAAACAAATTCCATGGCCAGGACTACGATGAATTGAAGAGGAAATATGAAGAACTGATGGCCAGGTGTGAACACCTTGAGGGCAGGCTGCATGAGCTGGAATCTTTCGGAGCAGGCGACGACGATGATGACGAAGTATTTGATAGCTTCGACGCCTTCGAAGATCAAATGCACCGGGAGAACGAAGCGTTCGAGAATGAAATGCGGCGCCAATATGCGGAGATCGATCGAAGCATCGAGCAACTTAGATCCACACTCACGAGAGATACGGCTTCCCCCATCGACACTGATGTCGAGGGTAGATACTCCGCAGAATATACGCCGGACGGAGGGTTTCGCGCAGGTAAGCTCGAGATTCCAAAGTTCAAAGGCGTTCAGTTCACCACAGGCGACAACGGCTTCAGAATCCGATTCAAATTCGGCCATTAACAGAATCGGAGGGGTTCCCGCCTGGGACCCCTCCGATTTCTTTTTTATACGATCTACGCATTATTTGAACATCTTAATAATGTACATTCGTACATATACCATAAGAAAGGGGTGCTGATGCCAGATGATTAGCGAGCTGTTCGGATTTTTATCCGCAGTCGACGTAACCGGAAAAGGTGAGAAGCGCAAGATAAGCCTTAAGGCAAATCTTAATCGAAATCGAATCCGTTCAATCTCCGCGTTTAGCTCGAATTCGATTTTTTATTTCCCCTGCATCGTCTCTGACCAGTGCATGCCGGAAGAAGTGTCGATGGCAACATCAATGCTCGAAAAATCATACGCGTCGTTTGTTGTCGCGTGTATCAGCCTAATGCCGTTCCATCGTATTCGTGCAGATGATCAGGCGTCGATTGAGGAGTATCTGAGCCAGTTCCATCAGAATATCAACATGAAAGGCGGAACTGGCTCCGCAATGAATAAGATCTTCAGCACTATTGATTCCTTGGATTTAGACGAATCTGCGTCTGATATCGATGATGCCGAGGCCGAGAAGCGCGTTGGTGAATGGCTGTTAGAGTGCTGGCATAAATCGCTGGATGAGAATACTGATTTTGTCAAACTTATCAGTACCGACGTATCGCTCAATGAGATGTTTAATGAATCGGCTATCGACGACAAGATCCGGGTAATACAAGAACGTTATCATGCGGTTCAAGACGAACTTAACAATTGGGGATTCTTGGGCGAAGCGACTGAGGAGATGTTTGATAGCGACGACGATGATGACGGTGCTCTTACTGAAGGTGCGCTTAAGACCGCTATTGATAATATCAAGTTTTCGCTGGAATCTGTGTCGGAGAATAAGATTATGTCCTGCCAGTCCCTTACAAAGCTCAGAAGTCTGGAAGCGAAGCTTTTGAAGCTGAAGGGGAAGTATACACGCTACCTGAATCGGTACAAGAAGAAGTGGAAAGAAAACAAGAAGAATGGAACAAAATCCAAGCTCGCGATTCGGTTTAATAATCTCTCTATCAATAGTCCCAAGGCGTTCATGAAGCAGTACGGGGAGTACATCAAGGTTATCAATAGACGGCTGAAGGCTGTCGAGAAACGCAGGGCTGAACTGCGAAAGCGGAAAGGACTTGCTGACGAGGCTGCGATTCCTGATATGCTTACCTCTCTTGACTTTGATACGCTCGATTACTGCGATAGAACTATCACGGAGTCTTTGAATGCTCCTGATGATGAGATTTTTACTATTCTGGATGAAGATGCGGAGGCTGACTTACTGAAACGGCTTAAAGGTGTTCAAGATTATGCACAAACCGTTACCGATAATCTTACGATTGCATATAGGGATAGAGACAATGCAGTGGCCCTAGCTCGTATAGATCAACAACGGGCTGATTCTGCCCAGCGAACAGCACAACAATTGAGAGCGCAAAACCAGAACTTAACTAATAGAATTGGCGAGAAGGGCGAAGAAATACGCGTGCTGCAGAAGAAGGCGCGCGATGCAGAAAAAGCGTATAATGAAGCACGCAAGAAATGGCAAACTGCAAGCGCGGATCAACGAGCAGAGTATAAGGATAAAATGCGGCAGTACGAGGATAAAATTAAAGATCTGGAGAAAATGATCAAAGAAGCAGAAAAAGTTAAGGGCGGAGGCAGAACTGCTTCATCTAGTGATGACCGCGAGGGTTTCGATATCGTATACAACAAAAACCGCCCGTCTGGTGGCATCAATATGGCTCAGGCTACTAATCGGGCCAAATTCACTACGTTCTCTAAAGAAGTATTCACCGACATGGACATGAAGAAAGCGAATGAAGCTATTCCGACGTTCACGCATGCGAATATTGGATTCGTTATCGACGAGACCGAAGAAGTTGTTACTCGGGATGTACTGCTGGGTATTAAGACCTACGTGCACCGTGCTCCGTCGGCAGAGCTGATAAACGATCTTTATAACTGCATTATTAACAAACGCAAGTTCCTAAAGTTTGTTAAGTTTATTACTGGTGAAGAGCGTTCTCTTGCGGATCTTCTTTTTGGGTTTAAGGAGCTCCGTACCGATGCCCTGGATGCCAAGAATGGCGCAGGTGAGTGGAGATCGGCCTTTAAGCGCCGTCGCCGGTGGGCTAAAATGTCCATTCCTTATCTTACTAAGGAATACACCCCGAATGGGTCGATCGTAATGACGATGAATGAAGTTGAGTTTATTCGCAGTCAGTATGGTATCGACATCATGAATCCGGATCATGTTCGAATGATTATGGACGCCGATTTTCTTCTTGGCTTCGTAATTCTGGACCAGGCGAACGAGATGGTATATGTTACCTATGATGGGCATGGTTATGGGTTCCAGCAGTATACATATGCTATGCTCGAGAGACAACAAGTAGCGTCCGATCGAATGATGAGAGAACTGTACCGGTCGTTCTCTCGCTAGCAGACTAAAGGAAACGGAGGTGGTATAAGTGGTCCGCAATATAGACGCAACAAAAATTCTCCGAGAGGTTGGTATTGGGTACAGCCCGGCATTTATTGCACTGTCTGAGGCAGCCAAACTAAATGTGACGGATAACGTATTAACCGAGATGATGAAGTTCATTACGGACAAGTATAATTCGCTCGACTTTGGTGAAATTGAAAAATCCGCTGGAGATATTGAACGATTTAAATATACAGGCATGATTCTGGAAAATTGCGATACTTTATATAATATCTACAGGTCATCTCCTGACCCTGGGGCAGAGAAATATGTAGAAGTCGTTAACAGCATCCGGCAGGTAATCAGTCACCTGAAAACCAGTCGGGATAAGTATAGTCAACTGTATAAAGCTGGCAACGGATTAGTTCAGCTGCTCTATACGTCTCTAGTAGCGGCATGTCTCTATGCTACTGGAACGTTGGTGAGCAATACAATTCGATTTGTTACAACCGAGAAGGACACTGATTGCGAGGTTCTCTATGAAGAGATTCCGGGCACGATTAAACACGTTCACATTAAGAATATCCTCTCAGCGGCAAAGGATATTCCGACATTCCAGAACGTGCTTAATCAGTTAGCTTCTCAGAGCCGAAAGTCGATGCACGAGTCTGTCGGTACGGCAGCTGCCATTGCTGGAATTACTGCTGGTATCATAATCCTGGTTCCCCGAATCATCTTGCTGATTCGCGAAATCATCTACTCTATCTATTATTCGAGGGTCAGAATTGCCGACATGTTAGGTGTGCAAGTTGAATTGATTCGAACAAACATCGAGTCGCTTGAGGCAGGACGAGGAAATAAGAAGGTTATTGCACGTCAGAAAAAGATTGCGCAAAAGTTAGAGACTTGGAAGAATCGAGTCGCGATCAAGATGGATACAACCGAAGCTGCCAAGGCGATTGAGGTTCGCAAAGAAGACGAGGCGCTCCGGGTTGATAAAACCAACTCAGCCGTATGGATAAGCGCTTCTAGTCCAACTTCCAGCGGGCTTATGCTGTAGGGAGGTGATGTTATGTTTATGAGTATTTTCAATCTTAGCCTCTGCCCTGGAGGCGCGTTCATGATGCATGAGGATGCCTCAGAGTATGACCAAAATGTTGCGCCCAAAGAGGTGAGTGCAGAAACTCGTGCAGCAGCTGTTGCGAATAGTATGTCGCGCGATCCAGTTATCGATCTGATTACTGCCACAAAGCCGTACTATGAGATGATAAAGGTCCTTGAGGAAATTAACCTTGAACCAATTGATAACGTTGAGGCGGTTAGGGATTTAGGTGTCATATCCGCTACGGCATCCGATATTGCAGAAATGCTCAGGCGTAATCTGATACGACGGCGAGCTGAGAGTGAATATATGAACACCAATAACGTCGGTTGGCTGTATGACAGTTTCCTGACAAATGCCGGGGTATTGTTAAGGAATAAGGACTATATTGTGAACGCTGGGTACGGCAAGTATACTCTGACGTCCAGACAGCTTTCCGATGCAATTATGCTCTGGCCGATATCTCGTATGATAATGTCTTATCTTTCCATAAATACAAGAATGCCCGAATACCCACTAAATATTCGGTCATTGGATACTTATGCTGGGAAAGAAGAACCAGTTCTCCGTCGGTTCTCATCACTGTCTGACTTTTTTAATTGCATATATTACGACATCGAGAGACTGTACCGGTTGGAGAACGAACAACGCAGAACAGGAGACTTATTGGAATTATTCGATAACGTTGCCTGGCGGAGTAATAGACCCACCGCGGTTGCAGATGGCGCTCTAGGAGATCCAGTTATATACCCGACGTTTATTTCGTGGATATCTGAGCGGCTTCGGGATATTAAACAGACTTCGTATGCTATGCAGTGCGACGTCTTGGATGACGACGTGCTGTTAAAGCGCGAGCAGTACCACAAATCGACAAGAGCGATGATCTCTACGGTGTACGACATGTTCACATTGGGTATGCTTTTCTTGATAACGAGTGCATATGAGATCCGTGCAATGATAGACTACCGCCAATGCATTGATACTTATATAGCTGGCATTCTGGAGAAAATCCGGAACAAAGGTAAATACAACTGAGATACAGGCTTCAAAATAGCAACAATGATATAATATCCCTTCACACTGGATATTACCCTATAGAAATACCTTTAGCGACAATTCCATGTAACAACACATGAAGGAGGCACATCCTAATGGCTATTGATTTCGGTTTGCTTATGAACATTACCGAGTCTGCCCACGGCTGGTACAGAGGCAACTATGATGCAATGCCTGGTCTGGACCTGAACGAAGCGTTCGCGGCCGGCAGCAGCTCCATGCTGGAGCTTCGGCTGGACGATCTGAATGAGACCGCTGAGCAGAACGAAGCCCTGGTTGAGGCGGTTATCCGCGGCTACAATACCGACACCCTGGTCGAAAGCGCCTTCGAGACCGCCAAGAACAAGATCTCCGAGATCCTCAAGCGCATCATTGACTTTTTCAAGTCTATTGTTGCTAAGCTTAAGGTCCAGATCGATAAGATCCGGCTGAATGGCAACCAGCTGTATAGCAGATATGCGGATTCCAAGGAGTATAAGGATAAGAACTTTGACGGCCTGGAGTTCGAGGGCTATGAGTTTAAGAACCACACCTTCCCCGACACCTCCAAATATGAGGCGACCGGCGATGCTTTGAAGACCCTTATTAAGAACGCATATGGGGATAATGGTCAAAAGGTTATGGATCAGGGTGTGACAACTCTGACGAAGTCGGCTAACCAAGAAACTCTTGATAGGTTTATCAGCGAGGCTAAGTCGGCTATCGACGGCGTCAAGACTCTAAAGGGCACAGAGATTCAGGCGAAAGTTGCGGGCGAGCTCGTTGGCATGGCGGACCTTAAGGGCAGTGAGTGGGCGTCCACGCTTAAGAAGAAGCTCTACGGCAATAAGACAACTCTGAGGTATGGCAAGCACTTTAGCCGGGATACAATTGCCCGACTGCTTAAGGATCCGGCTAACCTGGATGAGATCAAGAAGGAGTATGATCGAATCGCTCAGGCTGTAGCCGATATTAAGGAACAGACCGAACGGGAGATGGACGACGCCAGAGAGGCGCTTTCTAAGGAGCGGGATGAGAATACCCCGGCTGATCCTTCGGATCAGGCTGCAACAAAGCTCAACAGTAGCAGAGACAATGCCCTCTCCAAGTATGCTGAGCTGAAGAAGAAGTATGTCGAGATGGTTAGCGAGGTAACCGCCGCCATCAATCAGGTGAAGCAGATTAAGTTCAATTACATGTCCGAGCAGATTAACCAGGCGAAGAAGATCTTCGGAAAAATGCTGAGCTACAAAGGAAAGAAGACTACAAACAGTTCTTATGGCGACGATGAGCTGTACGGCGAGTTCGATTTCGCCATCTAAGAGAAGGAGGTAAGAAGCTATGATCAATATTGTTGGGTTGACGGAAGCGGTTAGCGGCAGATATGCTAGCTATGGGAACGCGTATGAGTTTGTTGGCTCTATGGATGAAGCCGCCAGCGAATTCAACTATGTTCTCATGCTCGAAGCGGCCGAATTTAGGTCCCTTCTCGTGGAAACCGACGAGATTATGGTCGAGGCCGCTATCTATGGCGGCGCTGCGCGAGTCTACGCTCTCTCCGAGTCGGTCTTCGAAACGGTTAAGAACGGCTTTAACAAGTTCTGGAAGAAGATCAAGGAGCTTGTGATCGGCATCATCAACAAGCTCAAAGAATTCTTCTACACGATGACCAAGAATACCAGTGGTTGGATCAAGACTATGCGTTCTCGGGTTGAAGCGGCCGCCACGAAGTCTGGTGCGTCTGATCTGACGTTTGAGATGCACAAATGGGATGTTGCATACGTGACATCTGGCATGGTCGACGGCGTCAAATCTATCCTCGGAACTATCGATGATCAGAGGAAAGGCTTTAATGAGTTCAAGACCCACTATACCGGCGACGCAATCTCTACAAATATTCTCTCAGCTGCACCTGCAGCTGAGAGTGACAAGAGCGAAGGTGCCACGAAAAGAGAGGAGGACTATGACAGGGATATCAAATCTAATAAGGTAGCCCGTGAGAAAGAAAAGAAGGAGTTCGGCGATAAGGTTGCTACTGCATTGGGCGTGTCAAAGGCTGCTACACTGGATGCTGTCTGGTCCTCTGTTGCTAAGAAGGCAAAGGGCGGTTCTGCCGAAAAGACTTCGATTAAGTTCCTGACAACGTTCGGTGGCGCTAAGTCTATGCTCAAGGTTATCGAGGACTCTAAGAATACTATTACCGATCTTACGAATGCCTACAATGATCACCTCAGCGATCTCAAGGACCTTGAGAATGACTATAATTCGTACTTGGAGGATACTGAAGCCAAGGTCGATAAAACTCTCGAGGATAAGATGGCCGGTCATAATGAGCGCAATGTCGAACGCTATAAGACTAAGATCAAAGGCGAGTTTGCCCAGATGACCGAGCGCATTAGCCGACTGGAGGCTACGTGTAATGTTGCTAGGGCTAACAACACCAACTATGTTAAAGAGATGACCGGTGAGTTCATGCATGCCCTGAACAAGCTGGCTAGTTTCAAGGAGCCCAAGAACAGCTAACACACCGCGTGCTATGACGCAAACAGACCGCCCACGGAAATGTGGGCGGTCTGTTGTCTTTATTGGAACATTCCAATAATCAGAGAGGGTGAATATTTATGGAGTCTATTATGGAATATATGAACCCGGCAATACTTACAGCAGGGTCATACCAAAAGCTTGATGTGCTTGATAGCTGTTATGCCGCGTTGTCTGAAGGCGTAGGTGATATCGAGGTTATTCGTACTACTTCATCATATACCGAATCAATGATACTTGAAATTCTTGAAAACGTGAAGAATGGGCTTATCGAAATATATAAACGCATACTAGCTTTGCTCAATAATTATATTATCAACACTGCCACCCTTGCGGATAAATACAGGAATCTATTGATTGAACGGATGTACAAGCTGGACGCTCCCTTCATTTTTAAGACTTATGAATACCCGAAAGTATCTGACCCAGATTATCCGAGAGTGTTTAAAGCTGCTGATGCAGTAGAACGCGATGTTAAAAAACTTATGGAAAAGATTATCGCGCACAGCTTGGATCAGGTGCAGATCAATAATGAGATTCATAAAATGATCATAACATTTGGCCAAGATGCCTTAGACGCTCTGGTGTCCCCATATGGAGATTTGCGAGATTCTGTGCGTGCCGCAGTGTTTAAAAAGGTCAGAGGTAAACCAATCGAACGGAAGCTCACTGAGAGCGATATTGATACATTTATAAGAGAGATATCCAGATATAAGGATACCAAAGATGATCTGGTCAGAACGAAGAATAATGTACTCGAAGATTATACTGAATTGAAGAGAACCTATATGAACCTCATTAAACGGCAGGAAGCACAATCCGTCGGCCTAAAGTCTTTGAAATACCCGGAGGTTGAAGAGCTGAAAGCTGCAGATCGCGATCGTTTTGCATCTATCAACTTATCCATGACTAAACTATTTGATGCCTATATTACGATATATAAGGCCGCTTTCGACTGCAAATTAACTATTATTCGTGAAAAAATAGAGGCCAACCGGTCAATACTCATCGAGCTTATGTCAAGAACAAATGTTTTAACTTCGTTAGCTACTAAGGTACCAGATAGACGTCGCCGGCCAATCGTTTTTGACCCGGGAATTCATACCTGAGGTGAGCCATGAAACTCTATACCTATTCATACCAGGTAAAAAACCTTGTTATTACTGCAGGAGAAACCTATAATGTTAAAGATGGATCTGTTGTCTCCCTGTACATTCACCACGACTATCAGACACGCTGTATGCCAGTTATCAAGATCTATATTGAGTTGGATATTCCTACCATCTCGGCAATCTATAAGAACCCCAAGTCTGCGAGTATGAAATTTGATCTATATGAATATCAATATGACAGTACAGAGGATGATCAGCGGCCGCTAAAGGTGATCAATGCCACGCTCTATTTTCAACATTCTTTTTCAATTATTTCAGCAAAAGATCAAAATAACTACATAACATCGGAAGATAGTGATACTGAGTACAGTATAGATGAAATGCGAAATCTCCAAGTATTCGAGGCATACCTTATTGATATGGATGCCGTTAATTGGTTTACCCAGGAGATTTCGGCTATCTTCAAAGATGCATCGAAACCCACTGTAATGCAGGCATTATTTGAAATGAGAGATATCCCGAGCGGGCTGCTAATCGCGACGCCTCCCCAGGATAACGATATCGTTCATTATATGACGCTCCCGCTCGGAGATTTGACTGGAAATATCGAATTGCTAAATACCCGATATGGGTTATACAGCGTTAGCCCATGGGTCTACTATGACGTACAAAAGTTGTACTGTGTCAATTGGAAAGAGCCAAATATTGTTTTGCCGTCTGCCACAGACTTTGGCAGCGTTACATTGTTGCTCATGAATCCTATCAGTTCAGATCGCCAGTTAACTGGATCATACAACGATCTTGACAGTAAAACACATTATATTAACATTCGGGATATGCCTAAGATCTATGACTATACTCCGCATATCAATGCTACGCAATTCGCAACAATTCAATCGATTGATTATGATGGGAATGTGAATAAGACTACACTATCAGAAACCGAGCGGGCATTAACCTACATCTTTGCTGAGAACGATAAATCAGTCGAACGAACCATCAACGAGACACTACAGGGCCCTACTGTACGAGTGCAAGTTACTGACATTAGTGTGATCTTTTTGAAGCCATATAAGGCGTTTAAATTTGAGGTTGGAACTCAAATGCAGAATCTTAACCTGCAGGGGCATGAGTATAGATTAGCCGGGTGGACGCTTATAATTACCCGCGATGGCGAAGGTACCTATGGTACTAACCTTCATACAGTCAAGTTAAATCTGATAAAGCCTACCATTGAATAGAAAAGAAAAAAGAGCACGCGGGAAATTCCCGCGTGCTCCTCTCCGCATTACTCGTTGTACGACATATTGAGATTCTCAAGCTCAAGCAATGCCTCATTTGCTCCGATCTGGCTGAGCAGGTTGTTGATCTCCTCCAGTGCATTCTGATCGTATAGATCAACGATAGATTGCTGCAGTCTGATCAACTGACTTCGTGTCAGTGAATAAATTGAAATGACCAGATTGAGCGCCCTATATCTATGCATTAGTTCATCGCGTGTATCCTTCAGGTGATCGCACTGCGGAAGGTGCTCGATCAACCGATCGAGCGATACACTAAAGCTCGTCTTACCCGTGATATATTTTCCGATTATAGGGTTAAGCAGTTTAATCGCAGAAGTTACATTTGCGGCAAATTCCGTGGGCTTCATGCCTACATCGGGGCACCCGCCAAGCATCCAAACGAATGGAAGCATCGCCGGTGTAAAGTGCTCGTTTGCCTTGGTCTTACGATCCTTCAGTATCCCATTACTATAAGCCGATGCTTCTGTGATTACATAGGACTTATCTCGCTTGTTGTATAGCTGAACAATCTGATCAGCATGCGCTATCTGCAATGGGATCATACTTCTGGAGAATACAATGTGAGCGCTTCTGCATCCCGTCTGATGATCATAGTCCTCAACAGCCGCTATGAAGTATGCCATAGCTGTGAAGTTATCTATGCCTTGATTATCGATCAGATAGATATTGTCGATATATCGAAGGGTAGACCCTATGAAGAACATCGCCTTTTCCACGTACTGGCTAAGGGCTCCATAGTCGGGATGGCTTTCGTGGTACATATCATATAGCGTAGAATCGTATTCTGCATAGTGCGAGCGTTGGTAGAGTGGAGGATTAGCGTTATGATAGAGATATATCGTGCACTTCCGATGCAGCCGGCTCACGATATATCTCCGATAGTGGCCGAGTAGGTTGATAATGCTGACCACCAAATCCTTCACTATTACATCGCCTGGGGTTGCATATATATTGCTGATAGACCGTTTCCGATAGAGTCGGTACAGAATTGCGTTTGCATCTACATGCATTACAATATGATCGGCCGATTTCGTGATTGTTTGAGGTAGAATCTGATCCAATACTGAGAATTTGATTTGCGCTGCGCCTACCAGATATTTGATGATAGACTCTTGATTAAATTCAGACATTATGATCACTTCCTCATGTTAAATATAAACCGTAGGGGAGGGGAATTTGATTCCCCTCCCCTACATTTGGCCTTAATCATCGTAGAAGATTTCAGGTACAAACCGCTGTTTGAATTTATTCGAATCGCTTGCATTTATAATTTTGTCTAATAGCGCGCGACGGTTTTCACGCGCACTAGGTGAGTCATCGTGCACCAACCCGAGTCTCTTGATGGCTTCATATGACGTTTCATCGCAGTTTGTCAGATAGCTATCGATTGCAGAATCGATATCCCAAGCATAACTGAGAATCGCCGCATAGTCCTTCTTGAAACCCATTGCACTGTTGAACCTGGCATTTGCCCGATCAATGAATGCATATGTCGGACACATGGTCAAGAAGTATTTGTGGAACTCGGGATCTTTTATTGCACAGTAGGTCAGTTGGTCGCCATCAAAATCGGCAGCCATAATGTTTAGGATGTCTGGAGGCATGTGCATCGTCCAGTCCGTTGGATCCTCGTGAATTTTTCGAACCCGGACATACAACACGCTCGACTCGGATATGGTTGGAGGTCGATTGATTAGCCCCCAGATTCCTCGTTTGGACTTTATCAGCTGGTTGATGATTTTCACAATCTTCTCGCTGCGAACAGACGCAGCCTGCTCAACCTGCCGGATCGCCTCTGCAAGACTGATATTTTCCAGCTTGGATAGGCAGTTAGCGATCTCCTCCTCATACAGCTCAACCATGGTACCATATGGAAGGTCAATCTCGTGGGCCATCAATCCTCTTCCAAGAGAGATAACCATACGGGCAGAGTAATCTACCCGGCCAGATGCTAATGATTTACGGAACACCCCATTTTTGGTATTGGTTTGCTCCTCTACATGCCTGTAGACGCTGTTCATCGATTCTTGAATTTGATTCAATATTCGCTGAACTTCATTTCCTCGGTTCATGTTGAAGAGCGGAGATGTTCTGAGCACGTTTGCAAGCTTCACAATAGACAGATAATCCTCATTGACCTTCAGTACTGGCATGCTGTAGCCGAAGTAGATAAGCGGCCTCAGCCTGGAACTATATACCGGGATCTTTGACATGAAGATAACGCCTCGAGGAAGGCCGATGCGTTTCTCGAAGACATCTTCATAATCATCATACAGATCCATAATAGTTGGTTTTCCATCGTCGATAATTTTTCCCTGACGATTGATATGCTTAACTGAGGCGAGAATATCTGTCAGGGTATCCTCGCCCAGAGCTTTGCCCAGACTCTTTATTCCCTGGTACGATAGGATATGATACGGCGCAATATCAATATACCCTGTAATACGCAGATCGGACTCGATTGATCTCACAGGATATCCGCAGTCTGGGCAGATGCGGCCAAGGTTAGCCGCTCCAGTCAGGTTCCGGCATTCACATGTATATACCGGAGTGTCTTGCGTAGTGTCTGTTCCGAAGAGTGGACTGAAGATTCCATCTATCGGCTTCTTGTTGTTTCCTACAAAGATCTCCGAGTTGGTTATATCGAAGGTCTGGCCCTTTGCCTTAAGCTCGGCATATCTTTTGTCGTGATCCACATGAACTGCTCGAACAGATCTAATCCTTCGTCGTGTCCTATATGGGATGATAGGGCTTTTCATGAAGTTCGGGAAGCTATCCCGATTAACAATATTCAGCCTGCCTGGCTGACGTGTAGTGTTGGCACTCATACGTTTCCTCCTTAGCGCGATAACTGATACTATGCATTATTGCATAGAAGTTGCCTCCTTTCAACTGTATAATATATATCCATTTCATTGCTGAAATAAAATGCTACATCTATATACTTATGCCTGAGCCTGTGAGGAGGGATTATGTATGAATGATTCTATGTACAGTCATATATATGAATCTTTGTTTGAATGTATGGTGCCAGTGAGAAGTATGTTTGAGACTGCCAAACTGATTGAAAACTACCCGGATTTTGACAGGGTCTGTCCATATACTCCTGAAACAAAAATGACATTCACCAGTCTCTTGAGAAATGAAACCGTATCGTATCCGATGGAAGATCTATACTGTTTGCCTTATCTGTATACAATCCCAATCTACCAATCCTGCCCGCAAATAATGCACAATAAAGCCGAATGGATGTCCGCAATTGCGAGCCGCTTGCAGGATTCAACAATGGTTCTTATGCCAGCGGATGAGATACGTGAATTTGATGCTAGGGAGAATATGTTCATAGTTTGCGCATTTGGTAAAGGTGTAAGAATTGAAAGCTATGATACATTTACAGATCTGTTTACTATATCCGTGTATGTATACTCTCCATCTTTACACCAAGCCCTTCGCACAAGTATTGATCCTGACAGCAAACGAACGTATATCATCGATCACGACGCACAGTATTGCCGGTATTTAGTATTCTGTGAAGCTGAAGAATCTGTCTCTATACTGAGAGCATTTTGTGCAGCTCCAGAAGATGCGCTTAAGCCAATGAATGAGGCGGCAATGTACCAGTTTAGAAATAAATCAAAAATAGTATTTATCATATAATAGAGCACCCAGGGGAGTTCCCCTGGGTGCTCTTCTCTTACTCAGTAGTCGGTGCAGTCGCAGTGATCTCCATGATCGCGCCAATGGGCACGATGCGGATAGTCTCGTCCTCCAACTTCAGGGCAATCCGCTCGCCCATAAAGTAGTCGGCCGCATTGTGCAGCCCGGCGATGTCGTCGGTCTGGTACTGGTTGGTGGGAATGCCGTCATAGATGATACAGTTCTTGGGCGGTGCAGACCGGCGGGCCAGAGAGATGCCCACAACGGTGCCAGAGTAGGTAGTCGGTTCCTTGCACGGACTGGTGACAGTCATCTCGACAGCACTGCCGATTTCCACGGTTACCGGCTCTGCATCCTCGGCGGCATTATTCTTAAGCAGCAGAGAGACAACGGGGGTAGAAGTGTACATACCCATAGAATTACCTTCTTTCAACATATAGTAGTTCGGGCTAGGTTCCCTCATATACATGTCAAAATTACGTGATAATAATTGTCCTCATGGGAGACTGGGCACTGTCATCTGGATGGATATCCGGGATGATTGGCTCATCATCGATGAGTTTATATCCGAGCTCTATCCCCGATGTCTTGCTGTGATTTGTTAGTTCAGTTTTCTTTGGCTTTTGCCTGGGAATAAGATGAATATATCCCTCTGAATCTACATCGGATATATCGTCAGAGGATCTATAGTCGATATTGAAACGCTTTCTGAATTCTGCCTGGCGTTTCTCCTGCATCTTCCGCATCGTCTTTTCTTCCTCTTCACGTATCTCATCCTTGCTCATACTCTCGCGCTCTTTTCGCTTGGTCTTCCGACGTATCTCCTCTTTGTGCGGATCGTTCAATACGTAGGGATTCCAATAGTCAATACCAGCCTCCATACGCTCATTTGCATATTCGATCCCATCAAAGAACTCCTCGTCTAAGATAAGGTTCTGTAGCTGCTCTGGGGTAAAATCTCCGAATCGCGCATCCAACTCATGGATTCGTCGGTAGAAGGTGCGATATGAGATTCCCCAAGTTTCATGACAGAAGCGAAACAGATCGCTGACTCGATACTCCTTAGTTTTCCACATAAGGAAGATTTCCCAGAAGTCAAAAGACATCTTCTTCTTGGCCCGTCCTATTCGCACTTTTCGGCGGCGCTTTGCTGCCTCCAGACCCTCTCGCTGTCGAGAGAGTGTAGTTTCACGTTCATTTTGTGCCGTAAAGGATAGGACCTGCAGGATCATATCTGACATGAACTTATTCAGAAGATCTCCAGGGTCTCCTGAAGTGTTCAGCATTGGCATATCAATGATGTGGAGACCGCAGCCGATATCCTGCGTGATCAGACGGAATTGCTCTTGTATCTCCTCATAGTTGCGTCCTAGCCGGTCAATGCTCTTAATGACCACGACATCCCCCTTACGAATGATGCGCATCAATTTGCGATAGGCAGGGCGATTAAATGTTTTCCCGCTAAACTTATCTACGAATGTGTGGGACGTTGGGACTCCATATGCTTTTAGTTCGTCCAGTTGCCGGTCAACTTTCTGCTGTACAGTAGATACTCTAGCATATCCATACACTTCTCCGTACTTGTTAACCAGTACTCCATTTTTGTTCAGATATACGCTCTCGTCTCTATTATTAGTATCCATATGTCGTCATCCCCCGATTTTGGAATAAAATAGTTCCTTCCCGGGATAGACCACCTACGGGAAGGAACTATGTATTCAAAATGATCTTTAAATCATGCGGGACTCTCATCTGTTACAAATGACCCGACTACGCCGGACTCAAACTGCCTATATTTGGAGATTGCTTTTGTGATGTTTCCGTCGAGATGCTGATCTCTGACGCCCTCTCCAATTACTACCACGAGCTGTGCAAGCTCGTGGGTATACCGGCCATTGAGGCGATTTAAGGCGGCCACATGAGAAATTTCGCCGCTCAAGGTCTCCAAGTCTTCTCGGTATTGATCGAGGTCTTTTCGAAGCGAATCGATATCGGTCTGTGTTGTCTTCAGGGATTGAGTAACTTGCTCAATTGCATCCAAGAGATTCTTGTATCTGATAGCCTCTGCATCCGATTGGGCCTTCTCGGCCTTCTCTTGCCTCTTCTCTCTATGGGTATGAATGTATCCTACCCATAGTAACAGAAAAGGGGAAGCAAGCTGGGCAATTGTGATAATCACATTCCATGCTCCCTTGGCAACCTCTAGGAAATCCATGGTCACCATTCACCACCTTATACAGTATTCTGCGCCCTTATAATAATGTCAATGAAAATTATAAGGCCAAAGCCCCGGGGTTAATTTCCCCGGGGCTTTGTATACCGATAGCGAAAATAGAGGCGGTCATCATAGACCGGGCAGCACTCGCCATCAATAATTGGAATTACGATTGTTTCTGCACAAGGCGTGCTATTGAGTAGTTCCTTAAAATCGCCGTCATGTGTCAGTCTGCTGATGTTCATGAGAATAATCCAAGTGGGCGCATCTATACTGTCATAGAGCCTGAGATACAGCGTATCCATAGGATTAAAAGCCTCTAACTCCTTCCGGCGAATGAACAGCTGTATTCCTGGCTCATTGTCACAACCTGCATTTGGAAGCGAGTTATACTCTGTGTCATTCAGTTCGGTTGCAAAGAGCTTCTTCGCTTCGGCACCGCATGCAACCAGAATGTCTTTTGCATCGCTGGCGATATCCAATTCTTTGAACACCCCAGTAACTGCCTGGTCGAAGATGGCTGCCATGACGGCATTCTCTAGCTGCCGCCGAGAGTCACAGATCAGCTTGCAGGTTCCTCTGGCAGCCTCATTCCCCAGATTCAGTCGTACTATCATGCTCAATGTCCTCCATTGACCATTCCGGCACCACGGCCGCTGTGTTTGTAGTGTCTAAGATAAAGCTTCGCATAGTCAGGGAAGCTTTGGATATCGTGCTTCCCATGATTTTTCGAGGAACATCAAAGACTACCGGGTAGATTATTTGCGCCTTATGATCATCAGGTAACATGCTAAGATGTAGCTCGCTCACTAGATTTCCCAGATTTATCGTTACCATCAGAAAATTGCGGCCCGGAGTTTCGCCGAATCCAGCCAAGATATATGCTGCAGATTTCCCGGCCTGTGCACGTGCAAGATCAGCCGCTTCAAACCCAATGATGAGCGGAATGAAGATGCCTTTACTGCATGAATCGATGATAGCATTGCGGATATCGGATGAACCTAGGCATTCTGGCCTGTAAGGGGACAACTCAATTGAGGTAAGATTGGTATAAGCATCCGGGTTTGCCTCGAGATATCCCTGAATCGTAGCGCCTACCTGCTGGATAGGGGACAGTGTCTGCGTAATGTCGCCAGGTACATTTGGTGCTGTGCTCCGCAGTCGAAACGCCGCCAATGACTCGAACATGTTGCCGAGGGATTCGGGGCACTCGTGATCCACTATGAATGCGGATGTGACTTCGGGAATGATGTCGCTGTGATACATAACCTTCATAGACTGATTTCCTCCTGTTTAATGTTTTATTGCAGGGAAACTCGGGCTCAATTGAGCCCGAGTTTCTTTGCTTCCTTAATAAAGGCTTGCTGACAGTTGAAGGGTTTTTCTCCCTTCTTGGGTTGGACATCCCGGTATTTATAATTTGCCAGGATCTCCCTGCGATTCACAGTATCGTTTAGATACATATGAAGATGTGCTAACAGCCTCTTCTTGATGTCCTCTTGCTCGATCAGGATCAAGAGCTCATTTCTGAGCGATAGGTTCCGATGCATGAGATCTGCACTTCCGATATAGATCTTCTGGTGCTTGCCGGATCCAAACACATAGAGTCTGGAATGCTCAAGGAATTGCCCGACGATAGAATAGATTGTTAGATTTTTCATCGGCTGTAGAATACATGCACCGCGAATGATCATTGTAATCTTGACTCCAGCTTTCGCTGCAGCCACGAACTTATCAGCCATATCAATATCTGCAAAGCTATTGCACTTGCAGATGATCCTGGCGGACTTCCCGCTCTTTGCCCGTTTAATTTCAGCATCGATATTCTCGCTAATCACACTCCGCATATTATATGGCGCGTATATGAGTTTGCGAGATTTGAATCTTCCTTGATCTGATGTTAACAGGTTGAAGAACCGGGTTAGATCATATCCAATCTCCTGATCACATGTGAAGAGACTGTAGTCGGTGTACAGTTTGGCGGTTGTCTCAGAGTAGTTTCCAGTACCTACTTGCGAATAGATACGGACACCTTTCTTTTCTCTGCGTGCCACCAGACATAACTTGGCATGTGTTTTCATACCAGGGTCAGTATAGACCAACCGAACCCCACCCTCGCGCAGCGTATCAGCAATTTCCATATTATGGTGTTCATCGAACCGAGCCTTCAGCTCAACCAACACGGTCACAGTTTTACCCTTATCTGCAGCTTTCAGTAGTGCTGCAATGATATCCGAGTTATCCGATACGCGATATAGGCTAATCTTAATACTAATTACATTCGGATCATCGGCTGCTTCTTCCAAGAACCTGACCATACTGCCCTGATAGGACTCATATGGGTGAAATGCTAGCCGGTCATCCTTTCGGATATAGTCGAATATCGATCCCGCAGGGAAGGTGTTCCTCGGCGTAAACTTCCTTCCCTTGTCTTTGTCTTTGAAAATCCCCGATGGGATCTTCTTTAGATCTGCCAGCGTCACCCAGGAGGATGCGAAGACCAGTGTGTCAGCGGTGATGGGCAACAGACTTCGAATACGCTTAACTTCCTTCTTATCTGTTGTTCCGATTTCCAAACGGGTTATCCATGCCTTCTCACGTTCCTTCAACGTCTCGCTGATGAGCTGGTAAGGATCCAGATGCTTATGTGTCTGAACATACACTTCTGCAGACCGCAATATCGAGAAGGTATAGCTTTTCTCAATTTTGCGATCCCGGAAGACATATGCGAGGTTCTCGCGAATCAGATCTTCAGTCATTACCACATACGACTTGCCCGGAATCTCAATAAACCGATCCAGCATCTTAGGAAGTTCAATATAGTTGATGAACTCCTCCCCGCTAGCTCGATCCGTTGTCACCACAAACAAGTAAGTCCCGGCCCTGGGGTTCATGGGCCGGGACTTATCAATTGTGATTGCTTGCAGAGTTGGATAGACATCCTCTTTGAACTTCTTCTCCAGCCATGTGCGGGTATCCTTTTTCAGGTCCTTGACCCGTCGAATAACACCCTCGCGTCTGTTTAGTTTGGCGAACTGCTTAACAAGATCGGCGTAGTGTTTTCCGACTGCCTTAACAAACTGCCCCATCTCGCTATCTGACGACGATGATAGCTCGATCGGGTATCGTACCATACAGAACTCGTCCAGGTTACTGAATGTGATTCCATGGAACATGAGTTTGTCAGCGAGCGGGATATCTTTGAGTGTCTCATCGAGTACTCGATGATTGAAGCTAAGAAATCCCAAATTGCGATTTAGATACTCCATAAGTTTCGCCCCTATCTGCGTTTAGCTTAATCTAGCACGTTGCCACCTCTATAATATATATCCATCAATTTACCATGATATTCTGGCACATCTCAACCTCAGTACGGAGGTCTCTTACTTCTGTAACGAATGGTGCAATAGCTGCGTCCGCCAACACTGCCCGATCGGACCGGAGAATTGAATGAATCTTTTCCGGCGAAGCATATTGAACAGTATCGATGGTTAAAAGCGGGACTTGTTTCAAGATGTTCCAAACAAAACTAGTTCTTATCTTCATACTTGACGTTGTAGTTAAAATAATATGGACCAGGTGCTCCACCTGGTCCAATTTTGTGATGTCCTGCGTAGATTGAACAATGTGATGCGCCGCCATCTTATAGAAGTCTCTGGGCCGTATCACGTTCCAGAGATACAGTTTACTTGTAAAGATTTGGGTTACTTCAGTGTCTGGTCTGCATAGAACATCATCGATCAACTCAGAGAATACCTCCCAATCACAAGAGTTATAGACTTTGAGGATTCTCTTATTCAGTTTGATAATCTCAAGAATACTCATTTCAAGCAGCTCCCTTCATAGAATCAGTACTATAACACCGGTCACGAGCCCTATTACTCCTGCGCCAAGGGTTATAATCATCCAAGGAATTCTGCTGCGAAGTTCCATATGGTACCCATATGTCTCCCACCAGGGTGCTAGATACCGGATACGCTGAGAGTATTCACGATATAATTTCGCTACGGCATACAATTGAACGACTCCCATTATTGTAAGAATCATAGGGGCAATCAGTAATAGTTTATACATAGCAAACGACTCCTTCTTAGCATAGCGTGCGAATAGTTATTAAAATGTCGGACGAGGATTCCTTTTATACGTTTATATGCAAGCATGATCTGCTAGATCATCTAAATATATCAAACCGTGCCATCAGGCTGAGTTGCAGGTTACTATTTGGTATCGAAACCGTAGTACCTGCAGCTCCGCCCAGTTTAGTATAAGTAAATTTGTTTAGCGTCGACGTAAGTGTAGCAGTGCTATATTTAAAATCGATAGAAATATCTGCGCACAGAAGGTAGCAAGCGTTAGGACTAATACCACAATATGTGCCACGATTACTAGAATCTTCATACATACAAATATAGCTTTTATCCATATTTGCATAACAGTATGTTATGTCGGTATAGGGAGTTAGGCCAAGTACTTGTACCTCTACATAGAAATGGAGATACATGCACATTAAGTTATCTTTGCCGACAAAATCAGTAAAAGTCTGAGTAGTTGTCTTCTTTTCTCCTAAAGCGGTCCCGGCAGAAAAAGCTCGCCCCCTGAGATATGTGAGCTTACCGAGCGACGATGCTAATAGATTAATCGAATTTGTGCCTGTACCCCCATTAGCTACAGGCAATACCCCAGAAGTAATATCAGTAGCAGCATGCTTATGGCCAGTAGCTGCATATCCACTATGGGTATGATTAGTCGCAGCAGCTCCTACTTGAGCTGCAGTATGGGTATGAGTAGAAGCTGCATAGTTACTGTGAGTATGATTAGATGCAGCTTTACTATTAATAGCAG